GAAAGCGCTATTACCAATTGATGTTACACTGGTGGGTATTGTTATGGACGTTAAACCAGAACAACCGTTGAAAGCGGATTCTCCAATTGTTATTACACCGGTGGGTATTGTTATGGACGTTAAACCAGTACAACTAGCGAAAGCGGATTCTCCAATTGATGTTACACCGGTAGGTATTGTTATTGACGTTAAACCAGAACAACCATTGAAAGCGTTATTACCAATTGATATTACACTGGTGGGTATTGTTATGGACGTTAAACCAGTACAACTAGCGAAAGCGGATTCTCCAATTGATGTTACACCGCTTGTAAGTATAATCTCAGTGACACTTGCGTAATTAGGATAGTTTGTTTTGAAGCTAGTAACTTCAGTATCGTTATTTAGAGTAACTGTTACGGGCATTAGTAACTTATACAAATGTTTTTATTAACGAATTAAAATATTGAATTAATATTAATGAGTTGTAATCTAAAATTGGAAATACCGTTGGACATAGTAAACGATATCAACAAAGATCTTTACAAAAATTATGAAATATCGGGTATCATTAATTGTAATGACAATAACAAAGTGATCGGTGTTGACAAAAACAAGGGAAGTGCTGATAGTGTTTATACTCCCAACCATGTTATCAATTTCCATACTCATCCAATAAGTGCGTATAAACAAGGACACACAACATGGGGATGGCCTTCAGGTGAAGACATTCGAGAAACCTTAAAGTTTGCATTGGCTGGTAACAAGGCACACATGGTTTTTACAGTTGAAGGCTTGTATACTATTCAAGTAAGTCCGTGTAAATTGAAGAAAATGAAAAACCTGTTGAATGACCAAGAACGCGGTGCTATTGTTTTTTTAATTGAATACTATTTTAAGAGTACTCATAACTTTCGAGGAATCGACGAACTCAAGTCCTTAAAAAACAAAATAACCCCCACAGATTACGTAAAGTTCGTGAATACCTTTAATATATCGAATATGGAATGCCCTAAAAAAATTGTTCACCCCCGAGATACCGCAGGAATTCCCAATGTTGGTTTTCCAGAAATCGATGACGACCGAATTATCAATTTACCCATGAATCATTTTATAACAAAAAGTGAATTAAGTGAAGCAAAGTGTATCAATGAAAACGGAGAAGAACTCGATGAAACCGTTAAGGACGTATTTAAACAATTCAAAACGATTCTTAAAAAATTTAATGTAACGAAATGCAAAACACCTTGGAACAATGATTCAAATTCATGGTTCTGGGTCAATTTCTTTAGAACGGAATATCATATCAATGCGAAGTATTCAAGTCCCCAACCAAGTGAAATTGTTATTTTAGAAAAACCTTTCATTAAGATTTTCTCAAATAACGCAGAGGGTTGTTCCATAAACCAAATTGGAAAATCAAACAACTTTGATAAAAAAACTGAAATAAATACATTTGGATCTAAAAAAACAAGTACCGCCGATCAATACCTTTTAAAGTATATCGTTTTTTATGTTTTGTACACCAATCGCAGAGGTAACGTAATGAATAAAGTTAAATCAATAATAAAAAAATACAATTTTAATATTAAATTAAAATAATATTAATATAAAACAATTAATATTATTAAAATGCTCAATATCCTCATTTGTTTAATATTATTGTTATTTGTTATAGTAATTATAACTGGACATAAACCAACTCCAGGTCCTCCAGGTCCAGGTCCAACACCAGGTCCAGGTCCAACACCAGGTCCAGGTCCAACACCAGGTCCAGGTCCAACACCAGGTCCAGGTCCAACACCAGGTCCAGGTCCAACCGACTCAGCAACCTTAGGAGTATTAAAATACTTACAAGCACTTTACCCAGTTGGTAAGGAATCTTTATCGGTATTAGACAAACAAACATTATTTAATTTATACGACTCACTTGATTGGTTTTATTTACCACTAGTAAGAGAAATTCCTCAAACACGAAGAAATCCTATAAAAGGACCTTACAATGACACTGAAACACAGTGGTTTATGGCAGATGGAGCAGACTGTGGAGACTATGTAGACTATACAAAAAATCCTGGTACATTTACATGCTCTGTATTTGGAGGAGCTTGTCAAAGTTGGGAATTTGGAACAACCGATAAGTCAGGTGGGAGACCTTACCAGTCTATATGTATGATAAAACCATACGGACATAGAGACGGTGTTCCTAATAATGCATACATCGAATGTGTTGCTTTTGTATGCGAAGGTCTAGGAAAAATGTTATTAAACGCTGGTCCAGGTAATTGTAATTCAAAAGCTCCTCCATTATCTTCCAAAGAATCTTTTGGAGCTGTTTGTACAGACACAACTTCTTGTGTTGGCAACGATCCTGGATGTAAAGTGGGTCAACCTGGACAACAGGACATATGTTGTTGGAATTACACTACTGGTGAAGTTGACAATAGCGTATGTGCATGGCCTACAGTGTGTGGAGCTGTACAGAATGGTAAATATATTGATAATAATTACTGTAGTATTCCATGTGGATATAATGGATGTGATGTCACATCGGGAGACTGTGACTGGTATATAAACAATGTTCCATGGTTAGAATGGATCACAAACCAAAGTACATACTCGTCCGTTGTAAATGCTTTACAACAATCTAAACCAAATAAACCAAAAAGCAGTACACCATTAACTCCAAGAGCAGACACTCCGACAGCGGACACAATGTTTTACTGGTGCAAGGGTTATGGAAAGTTTTTAAATATGGGTAAAACTGGAGTATACTTCAATTATTTTCATTTTCTTCTTACAATGCCAAAAATGGATTCCACCGGTAAAATACCCATACGTTGGAGTTTTCCTCAAATATTTCAAACTGCTACAATGAATGGAGGTAATAGTGAATTAAAAAACCAATTAAATATGTTAATGTCTGGAGCAACTACAGATAAACGAGAATATTTAGAAGGTTTTGTTACTACTCTTGTAGGTTCTTATTATACACCTGACGAAGGTGTACAAGTTGAGAACACTATTACAAATGCAACAAACAATGTTGATGGTTTGATAAATCCTTTGGATGATGAGAATTTAAAAATGATAGACAAAATGACCATTACAAAATACTACGACCCCGATTTAAAAATAAAAAACCCACAGTATAATAAAAAAGTAAAATTCACACCTATACAAGCCGTAATGTTATTACAAGGAATGCATATTTATGGAGCTACTGGAAACAGTAAAGAATATCCATACGTAACTATGTCACCTGGTTACCCATGGAGCAGTACATCTGGAACATACCCCTTTGGAGTATTCTTTGATGGTGCAAACCTTGGCCACTGTGTTTATCAGTCTATAAATTTATGTGGTTGGAACAGTGCACAGTTTACTCAAATGCCAACTGGTGCAGGTGGTAAAAAATATTGTAATTATCCTGAATATGACTACGAAATAGTATATATAGCCGACAAGAAAACTGTATGTGGACAATATTTTAAAATGTTAAATGTTACAGATGATCTTGATAATTATTCTAAGTACGGATACATTCTTAATACAAAAAGCCCACAACCATTAGATGCAACTGTAATGAAATTAAGTGAACGAAATGTTCCAAGTACATGGACAGGTCCATTTCCAAATACAAAAGCATACGGTTTACCAGCTGATTATAAGTATGTAAGTGATAATTCAAAGTGTCCTTATACAGATGAGGTATATAACAAATACCCTAACCCAGGTCCAAATAAACCTTTTAAATAACTTATTCAAATAAAATAATTAATATTATTAATGTGTACTAAAAACCTTTTAATTGCTAATGCTATACTTTTATGTTTAATTGTAATATTTTTACAAACAAAAAATAACTTCGGTGAAACAGATTCAAGTACCTTATCAATCGGTGATTACGTTATAACTTATGATCCAAGTGTAGTGACCGATACAACATCCATTAAAAACGTTATGGTACTTAATGGTAATACAATTAACATTAACAACCCGGGCAATGGTGCATGGGCAAATGGTATAATAAGTATCGTGAAATCTGGAATTACAGGTACACAAGTAAATTTACCAACAGATTGTAATTCATTATTTAAAAATTGTACAACAATTACTGAAATAGACGCACCTTATTGGGATACTACTCAGGTTACCGATATGTCTGCGATGTTTAACGGATGTAATTCATTAATATCATTAGATCTTTCCGGATGGAAAACTGATAAAGTTAAAAATATGCGTGCAATGTTTAATGGTTGTAGTAAAATACAAAATTTACAGATTTTTGGCTGGATAACTGATATGGTCACCGATATGAACAGTATGTTTGCTGGATGTGTATCGATTATTTCACTTAATCTTGGTTCTGGGTGGAAAACCGATAATGTTACAGATATGAAAGATATGTTTTCTGGATGTTGTAAAATAAAAGTTTACTGTGGGAATAAAAGTATACAACAACAAATTTTTAATGATAAAACCCCTTGTCCAAGAAAACCAATGTTTCTTCAAATAGGAATTTTATTAACATTTTTTATTATTATAATTTTTGTAATTGTACTTTTATTTATATATTTTCTAATAAAAAAAATACAATTTTAATATTAAATTAAAATAATTAATAAAATTAATGACAGCTAAAAACCTTTTAATTCTTAATGCTGTACTTTTAATTTTAATTGTGACTGTGTCATTTACAAAGAATAAATTTGGTGTTGGAAACTACCCCATTGAACCAATTACAATAAATGATTATGATATTTGGTTTATTGATGACAGTACAGACCAGTCACAACCACCAGCTATCGTCTGGACTATAGTTGATTACTTTGATAATAATCTTACCGATAATACAATTATGATTAAAAATCCGAAAACAGATGGTTTGTTCAATGGAATAGTTAGTATCGTGAAATCTAGAAGTACCGGTACAAAAGTATATTTACCAACAGATTGTTCAAATTTATTTTCAAATTGTAAAACAATTACTCAAATAGACTCTGGTGATTGGACCACTACTGATGTTACAGATATGCACGGTATGTTTCAGGGATGTACTAGCATAAAAACGTTGGATCTTACGAATTGGACTACACCCAAAGTTACAGATATGAGTACCATGTTTGCTAATTGTTGCAATTTACAAATTAAAGCAACCGATAAAGGAATAATTAGCCAGTTTAAACAGGATACATCGAAGTGTCCAACACCACCAACACCACCAACACCACCAACACCAACACCACCACCAACACCACCACCAACACCACCACCAACACCACCACCACCACCAACACCACCAACACCAACGCCAGCACCACCGGTTCTACCACTAGGTATTATTATTTTGTTAGCATTTATAGTTTCATTGCTAATTCTTTTTTTATTGTTGAAAAGAATTAACTAAGAATCCAGCTGACGGATCACCCAGTGTTGTATAGGTATTGTTGGTATACGGAAATGCTCGGTTAATTTCAGTTCGGTCATTCATGAAAAGATCATCAACACTTCGTGCACCAGAGTAACAAGTAGATGGCAAAGCCTTCTCGGAGTCGTAAATAACACCTGGACGATTATTAAGACCCTGTTCCCATTCAATACGGCCGTTATGGATACCGGGTTCAAGATGAAGAACATAAGCATTTGAACTGGTTTTTGAGTTGTCTGGAGCCCAAACATCATTGTATCCACCTTCGATAAATTGGTCGTCAGGTAAATTTTTCATATTGCTGTAACTAAAGTCTTGAGGATTTGTATTACAGTAAAATGCAGGAATCTCACCATTTCCCTTGGGATTCCATAAAGCACCACTCAACGGATTTTCAAAAAGTGGAGCTATCTGGTAAGCAGCGATGTACCTGTTTTCAGTTCCTTGGACTGATTTGCCAAGTAACAACGATTTAGTCGGGTCAGTCTCCAAGTTGTAAGACAACTTAAGACCTGCGGTGGTTGGATCGGTAATCAATCGGTAATTTTGCATTCTAGAGCCATCTGGACGAGCACCGTTAAATGTACCTGCACCATCAACATTGAAATCAGGAACAGGTTTGGTGTTCTTTCCTATAGCAGCATCTGGGTTTTGAACTATACTGTTGTTAATTCCAGTTGTAGCAGCTCCTGGAAAGTAAGAATATTCAGTTGCACTACGAAGACCATAAGTAGATGCACCACCCACACGAACGTTATTGACGTATTGTGGAATAAATTGAGAATATAACGCTTGAGCCTTTGTAACGGGTGCTATAGTACCGTCATAAGCAAATAAAGTAGTTTCTTTGGTTGTTGGTCTTACATCATCCTGAAGACGATTTTGAAACTGTTGTTGACCAGTTGTGTTAATTTGAGTTTCTACAGTTGGATAAAGGTCTCCACGATCAGTTTCTATCGCGTAAATACCTTCTCTGTTTTCTGGACTACTTGGTCCAGAAGTTTTTACATTTCCCTCAGGTTGGGGATTTAAGTTAAGATCGCTAATAGATCTCAAGGAAAGATTATAACTGCTGTTATATTTTTCAAAATCTAAACTTTGTGCAGGTGCAGCAACAAAACCAATTGGACCCGTACCAGGAGTTGCCAAGTCAAACATTATTATTAATACCAATTATAATTATTTTTCGTTTAATTCGTATTAATTTAATTATTTCTTTTATTAAAGATGAGTATTCCTCTAGATGCAAATTTTAAATCACTAAGTTGTCAATTGGGTGGACTCCGTCTTAACGGAATTGTAGAATATCCACCTGAAGAAGGTGCGATTTCAGGTACAGCTCAATCAACTACAGTTCTTACAATTGACGATTCTGCTGTTGTTCAACATCCAGTACTGAGTAATTCAACACCTGTTGGTTATTTTAAGGTAAAGGTATCCAACGAAATATATTTTATTCCACTTTTTCAATAATTGAGTCTAATTCGGTGGTCCACATTTGAGATACTGTGGTTTTCTTAATGGTTTCGAGGTCTTCGGCACACTTTTCCATTTTGTTGACGAGTTCCTTAATTTTCTCTTCTGTAAAAGTCCACAATTTGAGTTCCAAAAGGTAATCCCATGAATCGTTTACTTGTACGAGATCTCCAACTTGTTTTATCTGTTTTAAGATATATTCTTTCTTTTTATTAAATACTACTATCTTTTCAGCTATTACGTATTTGATAAACTTAACCTTAGATTCTAACAAAAGATACTCATTGTTTAACGTTTCTGTGAGGTGTTTCTTTCTCTTTGAAAAATGTTCCTTTCGAACTTTGTAAAATCGAAAGATGATGTCTTCAGGGCAACTCACCTTGGTAATTGCACAACGCTCGTCAAACACGTGCATATTTGAAGTGTTAATACTCGATGTCAGCTTAAGCTTTTTATCAATTTCATTCTTTTCGATTAAAGTGTCTATTATATTTTTTTGCATAACAACCTTAAAACTAATTGATAGGTCATCACAATTATTTTTATAATCTATTATTTCATTTTGCTCGAGAAGTGTTTCTAGAAATTCTTTGTAAACTTGTGTCCATTTTCCAATTGGAAGTTCGGTGATTTCTATAGTTGTTGGATTAAGACGTCTCCAGAGTCCCGTTGTAATGTAACGGTGTTCAGCTTCCTTTACAATGGTACCCTTAAACCCCTTGTACCACGGAACCATTTCGTTCAATACAGCCTTTGGATCGGCAATAACCAATTTTAGATTTTCGATTATGTCCTTTGGGTTGTAACAAGGAATGTTGGTAGAATAACCAGTACCAATACCCTCTGAGCCATTTACCAAAACCATAGGTATCACTGGAATATAGTACTTCGGTTCGATCGATATTCCATCGTCATCGAGGTAATCAAGTAACAAGTTATCGGTTTCGTTGAATATCACTTTCACCAAATTGTTCAATTTTGTAAAGATATACCTTGGGCTACCTGAGTCTTTACCTCCCTGTAGACGAGTACCAAACTGACCAATCGGTTCCAATAAGTTCAAGTTGTTACTTCCAACAAAATCCTGAGCCATATTTACAATTGTTCCCTGTAGACTAGCTTCACCATGGTGATAACTTGTATGCTCGGAGATGTATCCAGACAACTGAGCAACCTTCACTTCGCCGTACAATTTCCTCTTCAAACACCCGTACAAAACCTTGCGCTGAGAAGGTTTAAAACCATCCATTAAATTTGGAATAGACCGTTCTAAGTCGGCAATTGAAAAGTTAATGAGCTCATTGTTTACAAATTGGCTAATGGATTGTTTGAGAACTGTAAAATCTAGATTCAAATTTTTACCAGTTGATTCCTTGATCCAATCTTTTCGTTGATCTTCAAACCCCTTTTTAAAAGCCTTAGTCATATCGGTATCTGTGGTATCTGTAAAATTGTAAACAACAGTTTGCTTTGACAAGTTGGTAAAGTATTCTTTAGCTTCACTGGCAGTTGAAGTACCAAGTCCCTTGTAGTACTTAATATTCCATGAATTACTTTGCACAGTTTCTTTCCATTTTACAAAGTCTTGTTGGTTGTAAAAAGCTTTGATTTCTTTTCCACGGGTGACCTTGACGATTGGAGTGATGATGCTACTGATAAATGAATCCAGTTTCATTAAACTTGGCCAAAAGGTGTGAATAAAGTTAATAATAAGTCCCTTGATGTGTGAACCATCGTTATCGGCATCTGTAAAAATCATTATTCCACCGTAACGAAGTTCCTTGAGGCTTTTGTATTCCTTACCTTGTTGGAGACCCAGAATTTTTTTGAGATTATTGATTTCTTCGTTCTTGAGAAGTTGAGCAGGTGTTGCATCCCGGACATTTAACAATTTACCACGCAATGGAAAAATACCGTAATAGTCTCTTCCAACAACGGACAAACCAGCTACAGCAGATGCTTTTGCAGAATCTCCCTCGGTAAGAATCAATTTACAACGATAACCATCTGTTCCACCAGCTTTATTGGCGTCGTCCAATTTTGGAATACCAGTTAAACGGAATTGTTTCTTTCCATCTGTCTTGGACAATGCTTTGGTTTCTTTGGCCTTTGCTATGTCCAGAACATTTGCAGTTATTCCCAGACGATCAACCTTCTTAAGAAATTCTTCACTTAGTTCACACTTCGATCCAAACTTGCTAACCTTGGTAACATGATTTTCTTTTGTTTGACTGCTGAATGTTGGATTTTCAATCAAACAGTTTATAAAGATCATCAAATTGTCCTTGATATAACTTGGTCGAATTGTGATTTCCTTGTGTTTCTTTTCAAGTTGTTCCTTGAGTTTGTAAATAATTTGATTCACAATGTAATCGACGTGAGTACCACCATCACTTGTCGAAATGCCATTTACAAAAGAAACTTGAGTAAACTTGTCATACGGATTAAGCATCACAGCAACTTCCCAACGATCGTTAATCTTTTCATAAACACGGTTTACCGAAGTGTACAAACCAACGTAAGCTTGAAAATCTTTTACAGGAATCTTTTCATTGTCAAAATACACCGTTACATTTTTATTTGTAATAGCCGATCCATCGTAAACACGAGTCTTAAAAATGTTATAAGTGTCTTCATCCAACGATTCAATACCGAACCTAGGATAATCGGGAACAAATGATATTCTTACAAAAGACTTCTTCTTAGAACTGGTGACCTTAGCATTCGAAACAATGGACATATTGTTTTCCCATGTTTGGATATAATGATTTTTGGAATCGCAAATTTCAACAACAAACTTTTTGGAAAAAGCATTTGTTAACTTGGAGCCATAACCATTAAGTCCACCAACGGTACGAGCTTCAGTGTCGTCATAATTGCTTGAAGTATGGAATTCACCAAATATGATCTCTGGAACATATTTACCAAATTCCTTATGAATTTCAACGGGAATACCAAGTCCGTCATTTGTCACGGTTATTTCACCTGTTTCTTTGTTTATTGTAACTTCAATCTTTTTCAAAGTACAGTCACGTTGAGAATGATCAGTTGCATTGGTAAAAATTTCATCAAAAATTTTATAAAGCCCAGGGCTATAAGTAAGAACCTTCTTTACCATTACAGAATCAAGTACCCAACGTTCAATGGAAACTGGGTCAATGTCACCGATATACATACCTGGTCGATGAAGAACATGTTCAAGTTGAGATTTCTTTTGGTAAGTTTCTTCAATTGTTTTGGATTTCATATCGATCTTAGTATTGATACTTTTAAGTTCTTAAATATCTTTATTTTTTGTTTTTTTAAAAAGTTACTTTGTTAATTCTACCAAACCGTCCTTGGTGCGATCTGTTTTTAATGGAGTGCCATTTGAATCAATAATAGCTGGAAAACCTGAAATACTATGTTTTTTAATTAATTCTTGAGCTTTGGGGTCTTTCCTTTCCATTACCTTCAATTTACCAGCGGTTTCACTTTGAGCATCCATGGCAGCTTTTTTCATTCGTTCACAATGAGGACAGCCATCCATTAAGATTACAATAACTTCGGTTTTACCGGGTTTACCAGTTGATGCTGTAAAGTTACCTTTACTGAGAACAAATATTGCAATTGTTAATAAAATTAAAGCGCCTATTAAAATAAAATCAGAACGTTGCATTTATAATTATTACTTTTATTTAAATTAATTTAAAAATTACAATCTAATCAAAATTACAATGAAAAAAGGGTATATCCTTAACAAGAAAAACGACTCAGACGATGACTCTGAGTCAGGGTTACCATTTGACCCGGGGTCGTTATTTGGAAACTTTTTAAAGAAAGACAATGACATACGAGTTGAAGGAAACAAGGTATACTTTTACAAGGAAATAACGAGGGACTCTGTAGCAAGTTTAATACACACACTTAATCAAACAATTAAAAAAGTAAAGAGTACAGCTGAATTCATAGGTTCGGTCGAAGACCCGCCAGTGTATTTATTTATAAACAGTGGGGGAGGTGATTATTATGCAGGTATGTCTGGTTTTGATCACATAAAAAATATGGATTATCCTGTGTACACAGTAATAGATGGAGTTACCGCAAGTGCAGGTACATTTATCAGTTTAGCAGGAAAGAAGCGATTTATAATGAAAAGCAGCTGGGTTCTTATTCATCAAATAAAAACATGGTTTGAAGGATATAATACCTTTGAAGAACTCAAAGACGAAATGTTAAATTCAAGTAACATTATGAAATCCCTGAATAACATGTATCTTGAAAACACTAAAATAAGTTCTAAAAAACTGAACACTTTCTTTCAAAGAGACATATACCTTGATTCAACTGATGCTATTAAACTTGGTATAGCTGACTCCCTTTATGTAAATAATAAACGAAAGTATTAGGTTTAAATGTATCGATTTAAATAAATTACAAAGTAATGAATCTTTACAAACAATCGCAGATTTATATATTAAAACCTGTTATAGAAGATAAAAAAATTAGCTACGATGTATACATAAAAAATGTAAAATACAACTTTTATATTTATTACAACATCTTACCAACGGGTGTATTAAATGACAATATAGATGGAATAGTAACTATGTTAACACCTGTGGCTATATGTAGTAATTTAGAAATTCACAGTGATCAAAGTATAGATCTTGAATTGTACAATAATTTAATGAAAATTCCCGAAGTATATAAGAAATATCATCATCAACATACATCTTTATTGGCCCATATAAAAAAAGAAGACCTTCAGCTAAAACTGTGTTTAGATACTGTTACAAGGTCTAAAAATGATGGTGTAAACATTACAAGTATAAGTTTAGGAGTAGATAGTCTTTACGCAATAGATAAATATTCTCAAGATTTATCTCATTTAATATATATCAAAGGTTTGGACCTTTCATATACTGTGAAGTCTATTTATTACAATTTATTGTATGTAAACGGTGTGTACAAAAAACAATTAATTTTAGCTAAAAGTAATTTTAAACAAACTATGGATCAATTAAAAATACCTGGTAATAATTATACCATATTTTTAAGTGATCCCATTTTTGTAGCATCTGTGTACCCGTTGGGTGTAGGTAAAATAATTTTTAATGGTTTTGGTATAGATAAAAGTTTTCCATGTTTATTTGGACAACACATTGATCTAGACGATTGTCTTGTTAGTAATGAATTTGAAACTATCAACGTTGATTGTATTAGAATAAAAAAAATAAAACATATTGTTGAAAATGCACCTGAATTATTAAAAATACTACGAGTTTGTAATCAAATTGTACCAAGTGTTGGTCTTAAAAAAATTGAAACCACTGATGGTTTTTATTATACTGGAATATTTAATTGTAGCAATTGTGCTAAATGTAGTTTTACACTTGCGTATCTGTATATGTTAAATAAATGTAAAAATGCGGTAACATTTAATAACCAAACAAATTATTTAATTATTAAAGAATCTCCGTATTTGACCTTTACATATTTCAAAATGATTTTCGACCAAGTATATCAATTATTTAAAAATAATAAAATTCATGAAATAAATAATTACAAAATTGTATTTGAAAACAGTGTGTGTAAATGTTATTTAAACAATTAAAGGTTAATAATAATAAATGGCACTGCGTCAATCAAAAATCGATGAAGATCTTTTTAATGAAAAGGTAAACTTTTTTACAAAAATATTTATTTACAATAATATTGTATCTAAAGAGCCTTTAAGACTATTGCTGAAAAACCTTGATAAATCAGTTATTGCGTATAAGTATGGAAGAAATCAAAATACCGTTAGAAATGTAGCAACTGATTATTATCACTTTGTTACAGGATGTGAGTTGCAAACAAATAAAAATTACTTTGATTACATCGTTAACGGAAAAACAAAATTTATCATCTTATTTAGTAATTCAAGTGACAACGTTTGTATGAATTTATTAAAAATAGCTGAGAAATACCAGTTAGCAATTATAACTTACTCTGAATTTGATAACAAGTATCACCTTGGTAAAGATTCATTTAATTCTTGCTTTGAAATAATTAACAAAATGAAAGAAATAAATGACTTAATAACTTTTACGAAATATATCGAACTTTTTCCAGAGCTCGACCTAATTCCAGATGACCTTCCGGATTACGGTCTTTTAAATAAGTGTTTATCCAAGTCTAAGATTTTTTAAATTTTCAAGATTGATATTTTCATTTCGTCGTTTACCACCACTGATAATCAAAGTGTTCATGGATTTATCCAAAACGTTGTAATAGTCATTTACAGCGCGCGAATACATTTTGTTTAACGTTCTCTTTGATTTCAAACGTAAATTGATTTCACTTTGAGAAACATTGCCACATTTAATTCCCGACGACTTTTCATAAATCAAACGTTTGAAATCAGGATCAAAACGTTCGAATTCATGATCAAGAACTTCATTACAGTACTTCAAGCAACACCGAGAGTCTATAAAGCAATTATTTGGATAACTTTTTGACAATTCCTGGTAAACGTAATCAGCTGGAATTTGTGCCAACTTTTTAGCTATTTTAGGTCCAAATTTAGGAAGACCTTGTTCGTAGAAGTATTTAAATATGTCACTTGAAGTTTTTAAAACGTGAGGATCCATGTTATTTTAACGCAATAAAATTATTATAAATAATATTTCTGCTATTTATATATCCATTCATATAAATATTAAAAATATCATCCTTCGATTGATTAAGATTAAATGCTTGATCTTTAAATCGATTATCTAAAATTTGAAAAACGACATTACTGTCATTGGATTTATTATAGTAATCATTGGTTATATATACAAATGAATAAATGAGATTAAATAATTTTATATTACCAGTATTCATCTCTGTGTTCACGTCAAATGCAATTGTATTAAGTTCGTCTGTCAAATTAAGAGGGCAATTGTTACATAGTCCACCATCGTAATAATGGTATTCATTTATTTTGTAAGGTGGAAATATCATAGGTATTGAACAACTTGCTACTATTGAGTCTATGACCTTTACATTGGGTGTATTTTTATAATTGAAATAATCTATTTTATATAGATCGATATTTAATGCGTTTACAGTGTAAACGATTTTTGAAAATTTGTACAATTCTAAAAAAGTAATATCTGGATCAATTTTTGTAGATATTATTTCTTTAATGAAGTTTTTAAATTTTTTTCCAGCCATTATGGATTCATTTATTAAAATTTTATCAAGTTGAGTATCTATAAGATCACGATAATTTAAATTCATAACTAATTCAAGTAAGTATTCGTGGGATATACCAAGTAAGTAAAATAATCCAAATGCCGATCCTATCGAAACTCCAATTACATTTTCGAGGTATTCGAAGTCAATTAATTCTTCTAAAGCTTGTATAGTTCCTATATATGCCCATCCTTTAAGACCTCCTCCTGTAAAAATTACATTTTTAATATTTTTTATTTTCATTAATTACTGCCCTTTTATTATTTGAGTTAATTTATCCCTAATAGTTTCGTAAATCAAACTTACTTTTGTTGGAACGTACTTCAAAGCAACATTCATGAAAAACATCACTTCTATAACACCTACAATCATAAATACAACTACCAATTCTCCAACTATACCCAATAAGGTGTTATTACAATATCCAAAGAACTTTATGGGTACAACATTTAAAATAATTGCAATAACAATTAAAAACCCAATGGCTATACAAATTTCTTCAACGACTTTGCGATTAATTTCTTGAGTCATTTGATTTTTGGATCCATTAAATTGATTAATGAAAAAATCAAAGTATTTTTTGTTTAAAATGTATCCTTCAGGATTTACTTTGCCCTTTACGAAATTATTTATAGTCTTATTCTTAGGGTCATTTACTGAATCTAGAATTCTATTAACGTTCGGTTGCAAGCTATTAATACCTGCTCTTTTTTCAATGTCTATAGTTCCGTACTTAAATTGAAATGAATCCAATGGATCAGATCCATCTTTATTACACGGAAATGCATCTCCAGGTGTATGACAATCTGTTGTTATACTGTTAACAACAGAATGTTCATTTGCATTTTGATTTTTTATGAGACCGGATATCCAAGTTGAAATAAACTTGGAGTCTAGTCCCATACTTTTGAAATCAAGTTTGTTAATTAAATTAATAACCTCCTTGTTGATGGTGTTACTTTCAATCTTCGAAATAACGATTAAAAAGAGGCTACTAAGTATAACAAATAAAATCAAGATATGTAAAGAAACGTTGTTTACCAAGTTGTATCTTTTAGGAATCGGTTTACAAGTAGTATTCATTAAATACTCCATTTATATTTTTTTAAGGGTTAAAATAATCCCTAAATTTTTCTAGTAATGCAACTTTTACTTTATTTACATCCACTGTTATAAACCTACTACCAAAGTATGTTAAGAAAACAAATTCGGTAATTGCTACGAAAATTATAATTACAGTAGATTCGAAGATTATATTTAACAAATTAAATCTCTTAAAAAACCCAGAATTTCGAGTTCTTGAAATAAAATAAAGCGCAAATATAATTAAGAATACAATCACCGAAGTGATTACAACGATATGTATAGCATTTGACATAATTTGATTATTTTGTTCGGTTATTTTGTTGTCACTTCTTTGGACACTTGTTTGATTTGGATCAAGGTACTTTGCTATCTCTGTTATTAAAGGTTCGCACTTATACAAATTATTTTTACATATAAATTCTATTTCCGGAGTAATAGATTGATCAATTAAGAAATCTAATTGGTTTACTAAAACATTATTTTCAACTGTTTTTGCATATGTAAAATAAAAGATAGTCACAAAAATAAAAAAGAAAATAACCTGACACAGAACATTTGCTACGAAATGAGAATCCATTTAATTTAAATATTTATTTTAATTTAAAGTTTTAATATTTATTATTTTAATGGGTAACGGTACTTCAAAACTCGATCTTCCAAATGAAAACAAATACTACATGTCTTGTGTCGAACAATGTGATTATATTCCATACATTGATTTAAAAGAATCAATTGATCTTAGTAATATAATACCTGGAAAATTTAAAATAATTGATATAATCGATTATCAATTAAAAGACCTTGGATATTCTGTCAACACAAAAGATCCCAGTTATACTCGAAAAAGTACTATTCCTGAACTGATTAAGAATATTCAAACAAATGGTCTTTATTCTGCTGACCGTACCGATTCGTTGAGTGATGTCGTATTTGAAACACAGTGTTATTACTCAAATTTATTAAACATTAAAAAACTTCTTAACAAGAAAAGAATGGTGTTAGCTGGAATAATATTAGATCGACCATTAATTAAGTCAATTGAACCAGGAAGTTATTTTGATAAAAAAGTTACAGACATCATTTGTATAGTAGGATACACCGGTGATAATTTGTTAATTAAAACTTCATGGACCACTGAGACGCTCGAACTTAATATTAAATTTATAAGCAACATAAAAGAACTATGGACAATCGTCTTAAAAGTTCCTGAAATAAAAATATTTTAATCAGGTAATGATAATAATTTTATTATTAATTTTATTATTAATTTTATTAATAGGTAAAAGCAAATTAGAGAGTATGAAAAAAGAAACACCGTATGAAACTGCAAAACAATTGGGAGAAAAATATCTATTGACCGTTAAAAAGAACAAATACTTTGGATTAAGTAAACCAGCAGTAATGTTTGATATCGACGATACTCTTATACATTATTCAGGAAAACCAATAAAACCTATTATAGCATTATTAAAGAAATGTAAAAAAGAAAAAATGATAATACTTATAATAACGGCAAGAGACTCGGTATATAAAGAACAAACAATTGATCAACTTAAACAACTAAAAATACCGTATGATTTTTTATATCTTAGAAATCCAGATGACCAAATCGAAACATTTAAATCTAAAATAAAACAAAATTTAGCTGAAACTGAAGGAATAACAACTGTGATGTCAATTGGAGACAATTACATGGATATCATAGGAGACTATTCTGGATATTATATTAAATTACCTAATCAAACAGATCCAAATTTATATCATCTAAATGCAGATGGATTTACAGAACGAATAATTGGTTAAATTATTTTAAATAAAAACTTAATCTATGGTAATGAATGTTCAGGAAGTAATACAGATATCGAGGAATCGTAAATTACGTAATAAAGACTCTGTAAACAAAATAATACATAATATTCATAAAAAAATAAAGAATTACGCACTCTTAAAACATGATTCATGTACTTATATAATTCCACCTATTATAGAAGAAACTCCCTTGTATGATCTTGAAAATGTGATACAAGACGTTTTTAAGATATTAGATAACGAAGGGTATATTTGTACAGCTTATTCAAATGGACAAATAGATATATCGTGGAATGAAAAATTGGTAGAACAAAAAGTAAAAACGGATTCGTACATTTTAAATCAACAGGAACAACGGTTACGTAATATTACCAAAAAGAACAAAAACATAGACAAACGTTTTGAATTTATTGCAAACCCCAGTAAAACTACCAAGATGGAAAAATCAATAGACCAACAATTAGACGAACAAATTGAAAAAATTCTCAAAGAAAAGACAAAGGAACAAAAAAAGTACTCTAAATTACTTACTTAAAGACACATATGTTAATTTTGTTAAATGAAAATTTTATCATTTGATGTCGGGGTTGTAAATTTAGCATATTGTATTTTTGATACTTCCAATTGTAAAATACTTCATTGGGAAGTAATATCTTTGGAGAATCACAATGACTACAATAAGATATATATAAATCTTATTAAACAACTTGACCTACGAAAACACTTACTCGATGTTAACCAGGTAATTATAGAAAAACAGCCCTCATTTAATCCTAAAATGAGAATTATATCAGGGTGTTTACAGACGTATTTTATTATTAGAGGTATCGTGGATATTCCCGAAAGTGGTATAAAGTGTGTTAAATTTTTTAGTCCCAAACATAAACTAAAATGTTACAATGGCCCTGAATTGGTACTTGATTCAGTTGTTAAAAGTAAATATTCTAGAACAAAAAAGATGGGTGTACTTATTTGTAGATCAAAACTCAAAGAATACCTTGAAACCAGTGAAAATACAAAATTATTTGAAAATTCTAAAAAAAAAGATGACCTGTCAGATTGTTATCTCCAGGCTATTACCTATTCCATTTTTGAAAAATTAATACCAAGTACAATTAACGAAACTGGTCGAGTTTCTGGTCCCATTATTTTAAATAAAACACAAATAAAAGCACAAATTAAAGAACTAATCCAAAATCACAGTAATTTACACGAACTGTCACCCGAATTACAAGAAAACATAACTAAAAAGTATTCCATTTCATTTCCATTGGAATCAATTGATCAATTACTTGGACCGATGAACTTAAAACGATATGCTAAATCAATTATTTAACAAAATTATTTGTTCCTTTGACAATTCTATTGTTTTATGAAAAACACCTCGAAGTGATATAGGACCACCAGATTGTTTATTATCGATACAATTTAAGAGTGTATCAATTGTAAACCATCTTATGGAAGATTTTTCAAATATTCTATTGTTGTATCTAAGATATTTTAAAAAATTGGATGTTTTATTAAAGTGGTCTGTGTGATTGTGATGTTCAATGTACAATAAATACATATAATATGGACTTCCATTTAAAGTTTTAGAAATAATTTTAATTGGATTCCCATTGTTTACTTTTTGATAACAATCGTCGTAATCCAACACAACTCCCAAAGTTTCTTCATAAAATTCTCTGCAAGCTGTTTTTTGAGGTTCATTAAAGTCCTTGTATTCTGCTTTTCCACCAAAATCAGACCAGTCACCTTCATTGTCTTTTCCTAATAAAAACAAACATTTTCCATCAACGTTATACGTATATGGTAATATACCAGCGCTGTATTTACTATTATTTTTATTTAATTTTTTATAATTCCATGTTTGATAATTATTTACTTTCCAGTTCATTCTTAATTAGGTGTGTTAGTTTCATTTTTTAAAGTAATTTTCTCTTTGCGTTAATAATTTTCAAAATTAACCTTGTTAATAAGATAAATGGAAGAAAATATAAAGGTTGTAACCGGTGATTCAAGAAATAGAAACGTCGATGTTAAAAATATAGAGCCTATTACAAATATAAAAGTAGTAAGAAATAATTCTCCAAGTGTTTCAAGCGACTCAGATTCAAGCGATACCGAGCTTTCTGAAATTTCGGAGTACATCAAGAAAAAACCAAAGGAACGTAAGAAAGTTTCTAATGCCGATTTTATGTCGTTTTCTAATCCCAAGAAAGTATCAAAGCACCGTGAACCAGAAGAATTTAGCGAATATTCAAGTGAATCATCTGGTGACGAAAGTACTTACAGTGAAGATGGTGGTCCAGTAAAAGAAAAGATTACATTTGAACAGAAACAGAAAATGAAGCAAGACCTCCTGATAAAAATCCAAGCAATGGAAAAGAAGGGTTTTGAATTTTCCAAAAAGTTTAACATGAATTCAAATTATGAAGAAATGATGTTCGAATACGAAAAGGTAAAAAAGTTTATAGAATCCCAGGCCGCTATTAAATTTTCAAGACGTTGTTTAATGGCTTGTGTAACTGGTCTTGAATTTCTTAACAAAAAATTCGATCCATTTAATGTCAAATTGGAAGGATGGTCTGAAAATGTAATGGAAAACGTAGACGACTACGACAATATTTTTGAAAGACTCCATGAAAAATACGCTGGAAAAGCGGAAATAGCTCCTGAAATTGAATTACTTTTGACACTTGGAGGAAGTGCTTTCATGTTTCACCTTACCAATAGTTTACTTAAAAGCCCGATGATGGGATCTGTTAATACTGTAGCTCAAAATAATCCAAACTTTATGCAGTCTATGATGGGTATGATGAGCCAGGGTATGAAGGAAATGTCAAATCCCAAAAATGTAGTACAATCAAATTTTCCCAAACCTGTTGAAACTAGAGGAGTTCGCAAGGAAATGAATGGACCTAGTATAGATCCAAACTTATTTGCTGGAACATCGTTACAAACCAAGGGAGATCTTGGAAATGTAGTTCAATATCCCAAACCACCAGAACCCGTTCAAATGTTTAATCAACAAATAGATGATGATGACCGTTTTTCAATAGCATCAAGTGATTCTAGTTTATCAAGTGTTGTGAGTGTGAAAAAAATAAATGTTAAGGGGTCTAAAAAACAAGGACTTGAATTAAATATTTCTTAATCAAAAAATAATGTTAAATTACATTAATGAGTAAATTAAATTTCTCAAATATTGCAGAAGCATATTCAATTCCTTCTAAAAATATTCAAGAAACCAGTGATAAGTTAGAAGAACTTAAAGAAAAAGCGATACAGTCAGCCGGTTTAGTACCGAGTCCACCGAGTCCACCGAGTCCACAGAGTCCACGGGAAGAATATCTTAGAGTTCCTAACCCGTGTAATGATGACCTCGAATACAACTTTTTGAAAATGACAAGACAACCTGGATTTGACAGCTTGCTTAAAAATTACATTTCCATGAAACACCCTGGATTTGTAAAAGAATCATTTGGATCAGTCGTTAACACAGATATTAGAAATTATGTTATATTTTTTTTAGTATCAATATCATTATATTTATTACTATCGTTATTACTGAAAAAATAAATTAAATTAATTGTTTCTAGAAAGTCTTAATTTATTGTTTTTATTATCACGATGTAGTACATTTGTAACTTCAGTAATCTCTGGATAAATATAATTATATTTTATCAAATTCATATGGTAACTATCAACATTTGAAAATCCATTTCTAAATTGTTCTATGTCCATATAACCACCAAACATTTTCAAACATTGCCTGTGAGGAGCAGGTTTTATACATATTGCATCGTACATAGAGTACATTTGTTTTACAAGTAGTGTTATCAAACTCGATCGTTCACCCATTTTGTGATCTGTTTTGTCAAAATTATATGCCTTGGTACAATTCCATGAACAAAATAGACCAATAAATGTATATCTTTTTCGTAAGGAGTCGTACTTCATGGGTAATGTACAAGGACTGTTTTGGAAGGTATGACAACACCACCAACAACAAGAGTCAACTTGTTGTGGCCAATTGTCTTCTTTAACTTGGTTCTTTAACGTTGTAATGACCTTAATTCTTTTACATGAATTTTCTTTAACACTTGTGGCTGTAGTGTACTTTGGTTTTTCATAATAACACGCTTCATTGTTGATTATACTTTCAATTGGAACATCAATATCTTCGTCAGAGTACTCATTGATATTGATTTCATTAAATTTGTTAATAATTTTATCACGGTAGTTTTCTTCGATATTGGTATTTACTTTTTTACTTACAGTAATATTCAAATTACCAAATGAAACATTTTTAACCTGGTTTTCTTCGACACATTCAGGTTCGTCGTCACTGTAAACAATGCTGTGATTAAAATTGTTTACCTCATTGCGATTATTAATTCTTTCAAAGTTTTCAATTTCGTATTTCTTTTTACGACCTCTTTTTTTGGGACCCACGACATTGATTTCAGGAATTTGTTCATATGAATTCTTGGGTTTTCTTCCTCTCTTTTTTTTAATGAGGAGATCCATTATTCAAAAATAATAATATTTCTTTAAATAAGGTGTTTCTTTACGCTAATTTGCCAAGCTGGAAACAACGATTTATTTTTCCATCGTAATAGTAAATGATATTCTATAGTTCCAGTTGTTTTTATGACAAAGGTATTATAAAATCCACCTTTACTCTTTTTTAGATTTTTTTCTGGAATTATATCAAGATCATTTGTTAAAAGTGAATCCAGAATAAAGTTATTTCCATTCCATAACATAAACTTTTTTTCAAGTTGCGATGTTAATTTCTGTTTGAATGAGTCGTAATCGAAGTCAATAAAATTTTCAAGATAATTATGAATACTTATTGTTTTTAAATTATGTATTTCTTGAACGTTTTTAAAAAATGGATGATCAACTTTATTTTTATGAATATTTTTCAAATAAAAATTTCTGCATGGAACTTCTAGTGGTGTTGTTGATAAATATGAATCGTAAAAGAATTCAGCGTAAGTAATTCCCCTTAAAAAAGTATTCGAATTTACACTGAGTATTTCTGGAGTTTCTGTAATTGAATTTAATCCATTTTTAAATTCAATTTTAATCGAAGACAATTCAAAAATAAAATTAAAATCATAATTATTACGTCCGGAAATATGAATAGCTTTTTTAAACGTTCCGTATTCCTTTTCAAAAGGTTTGATGTATTCTTTTAAACGAAGTGCTACCTTGAACCACTGTGGTGAAGAGTACCAATCTTTTGGTATTTTATTATTAAGTATATTAATTATAATATTTTCTCTTATTTTGTTAGTACGGTGATTACTACGTTTTTTAAATTTGTGAAAAAATACTATGATGTCATTAAAACGAACCGAAGTGATCATTTTATAAATTTCAACGGGTAGTTCTTTAAATAAAATAAAGGTAATTTAAAAAAACAATGAATTAGTTATTATTAAATGAAACCATTTTGGAGAGGGATATTATGTGGAATTTTGTTAAAAGATAAAATAATAAACACTTTTAAATTACTGGTATTCAATGGTTTAAATGTATTTCACAACTTTAATTCAAATTTGATAAATATTCATCCAAAAGATGGAATACATAAAATAGATCTTGTAATTAAAGTTAAAAATGAAGAACTTTTACACGAAAATTTTTTAAATGGTTTTCAACCTGGATGGAAATACTTTAAAAATAAAAAAGTATTAAAAATACAACTTGAACATGATTCATATGAATATTTAAACCAATCATTAAATATACTTGAGTTTCTTGAATCAATTGATCCCCATGGAGAACATGTTATATCTTTAGACATTCCTCTTTTCAATTTAATTGGAGAATTATACCTTTATATAACATATTACGTAAATGATCAACCTTTTATAAATGTTTATAATAAATCTCAATTATTAGACTTTGAAATTAAAAATAATTCATTTAATATTTTATGCTGTTCACTTAAATACGGCGAAAAAAATGAGTATTTCACAAATTACATCAAGATGTTCGTTAATAATAAAATTAAAATTACACCGGAACTCTTATTAATGAACTATGATAAAGTAGACGAATCAAATTGTTCTATTATAGTAGTTAAAAATAATTCAATACAAGAATATTTTGGCGACCAATCGATTTATTAAATTTATTTAAAAAAACAAATTCAAACATTATAACATGAACGTTGATAATGTACTTTATATTAAAACCGTACAATCACAGAGTATTAAAATACTTGTAGAATCTTTAAAAGAAGTCTTAACAGATGTGAATTTGTACTTCGATGTAAATGGTCTTAAAATAATGACCATGGATAATGCACGAGTTGCATTGGTTTACGTAAGACTCTTACGTGAAAATTTCGAAGAATATTTATGTAAAAACAAACTTGTGATTGGAATAAACATGATATATCTGTTTAAATTATTAAAAACTGTTGGTAACAATGACGTCCTTACCTTGTTTATAAAAAATGAGGCAATCAATGAACTTGGAATTAGAATAGAAAATAAAGAAAAGAATACCATCACAGAGTCTTATTTAAAGATGTTAGACATCGCAGAAGAAAAGCTAGAAATTCCCGATATTCAATATGATTCCGTTATCAGTATGCCATCTGTTGATTTACAGAAGTATTGCCGCGACCTTTCTGTTATTAGTGGTCAATTGTGTATTACAAGTACCGATTCTAAATTTATTCTGGAAGCAGCTGGTGATTTTGCCAGTCAAAGGATTATTATAGGAGAGGCACAAAATGGTTTGATTTTTTCTAAGAAGAATCAAACAGTTTGTGAAATATTTGATTTGAAGTATCTTAATTCGTTTACTAAGAGCACAAATTTATGCAGTACAGTTGAAATTTTTCTTAAGAAGGAATATCCGTTGGTTATTGAATACAATGTTGCCAATTTAGGAAAACTGCAATTTTGTTTGGCTCCAAAAATAAAAGAAGAATAAAAAAAATATTGATAAAAATCAATGGCAACAGGTATTTCAAGTCCATGGGGTCTTTCTTTAGCTCAAATCGGTGGTATGCAAAATGTTCCTGAAATAAATGGACAATACTTGATGTATCAACAAGGATTAAGCTCCGTACCAGTAAATAATAACGTTAGTCCATTAACTCTTGCAAATCAGGGTTATTATACTCGTTTTGGAAGTACCACCTTACAGGTAAAACCTAAAGAATACATCATCGTTGGAAATAAAAAATTTAAAATTGGATCAAAGGCTAAAATAAATCAATCAGGTGCGGTAGAAACAATTACCAATATAGGACCTAAACAAATAATTCTTAGAAAGGGGCCAAATGCTAAAGAACACCGGTTGTCTATTAGACAATTTGTACTCATTAATTAATTAACTATTTAAAGAAACAACACACATAATATTAATTGATAATGCATCCACAAGTTGAACAGTTACTTAAGATTCCACAATTTGAACAACGTTCCAAAGAATGGTTTCAACAACGCAACAATGCAATTACCGCAAGTGATATTCCAACTGTTTTAAATGAAAATGTTTATAAAAGTCCTTACACACTCTTACTTGACAAATGTAATGGTAATCCAAAACCATTTGTAGGAAATGATGCTACTCGTTGGGGTAATCACTACGAGGACATTGCAATTGAAAAGTATTCTCAAATAAAAAACAAAGAAGTTCTTTCATTTGGACTTATTATTCATAGAGACTATCCATGGTTAGGAGGTTCACCTGATGGAATTACAACAGATGGTATACTTTTAGAAGTGAAGTGTCCTTTAAAGAGAAAAATCATTCACGGCGAAGTTCCACACCACTACCTTTCACAAGTTTTACTTAATTTGGAAATATGTGACCTCGAGGTAGCACATTTTATTGAATTTGTTCCAGGTAACAGCGACGACAATTTCGAGATCAATATTGTAGAAGTCTTAAGAGATCGTGAATGGTTTAAGGAAAAAGTTGTAGTAATGAAAGAATTCTGGGACTCCGTTTTGTATTATCGTGCTAACGGAATTGATAAACATCCGCGTTATAAAGAAAAGACTAGTAAAAAGGTAACTGAAGGTATTACTTTAAATATTGGTAATAAGAGTCCATTGTTTATAAATGATACAGACCAGGATTAGTCGATCGTTCAAAATTTTAATTAAAATTAATTAATTTTAATTAATTTTAAATTAAATTTAAATTAAATTCTAAAAAAAATTTCTACACTAATATTAACAAATAAAAAATGCTCTCTCTCTTTGGTTTTGGTAAAAAGCGCCGTGTCTCCAAAAAAGTTACGTCCAAAAAGCTTAAGTCTGTCAAGCCTCCTGCCAAGTTACTCAAGATGTGCAAGAAGTTACACGTTAAGGTAGCTGTTAAGCGTGGATCAAAACGTGTTTACAAGCCCCTCAAGGTTCTTGTAAAGGAATGCAAGGAGAAGTTAATGATGCTCAAGAAGAAGGCACTCAAGTCCAAGGTACCAAAGCGCAAGGTTTCCAAGCGCAAGGTAGCTGAGCGCAAGACCCGTTTCGGTGACTGCAGTGGTATGTACAAGGACAAAATGATGGAATTTGGTTCTCGCAAGATTCGTTTCGGTGGACACTCGGCGATGGGTGGAGCCGAGTTTGGCAAAAAGCGCAAGGTTTCCAAGGTAGATGCCATGAAGGCATTCAAGGCTTTCTACCGCAAGCACTGCACTCGCCCCATGCGATTCGGTGATGGTGGTAACCCAGCGTTATCAAGTTCCATGGGTTATGAGTTCTGTCCATTAGGCCGTGGAGGTGTACTCAGTGCCGAGTCAACTGGTCTTTTCCCCAGTCCTTGCTCCAAGTTAAACCCTAAGGAGTACGAGGCCGAGAAGCGTGTACAGCTTGGCAAACGTTTCAGTGGTCAGGATGAACAGGGCAAGACAGCTGCTCAGATAGCCGCAATGAACCGAGCAGCTGGATATAAGGGCCCTCAGTTTGGAAAGAAGCTCCGAGTTTCCAAAAAGGCAGCAAAGCCCGCAGCAAAACTTCTTATGATGTGCAAGAAGTACAAAATCAAGGCAACTGTCAAGCGTGGTTCCAAGCGAGTCTATAAGAGCACCAGTGTTCTTAACAAGCAGCTTAAGAAGAAGCTAAAAAGTCTTAAAAAGTAAAATCTTCAATTTCTAAGGATTCTTCTATGTTTTTTAAAGTATTATTTATAGTAATTTGACTATTGGGTATCTTTTTATCCGTTCTAATTCTATAGGGTTTAAATATTTCCAGTTGGGGATCATAATTAAATTCTATAACTGTTCCCTCTTTTAAATTGGTACGTGACAATTCCATGATGGTTTTATAATTCACGTTGTCACTTCCAAATGATTTAAATATATAATTTTCATTGTTGTTGATTCCATAAAGATTTATCTTTCTACCGACCTTCTTAACAAGGAGGTCAATAGTAAGATCGTAGCTTCGTTTCCACTTGAATAAATTAGGGTCTCGTTTAAAAACAATTGGGGAGTCAACTGGTGTAAATATCAAACCGTCGATAACATTTTCAGTATGTTCTTGAATATGTTTCCATGTTTTACTGAGCTCTGGGCCGTACTGATAAAACAATTTTGTTTTGATGCAAAAACAATCTGTGTCTTTGTGAACATACCTCTTTGTAATAAAATCAATACCTGCATGATATCTCAAATCATGGGTAACGTTTGTAAAATCTTTTCCATTGTAACTTAAGGTGTCATGGATTATATAGGTCCATACACCTGTTTTATTTTTTATAAGCTCTCCATCGAAAATACTTCCTTCGAACATTTCTTTCTTAAAGGACAATGTCACAAAGTAAATTTCATTCTTTCGGTTGATAACAAAACACATTGGTTTGTTGTCGATATTCAATAAAAGTAATACATGACGCTGTCCATCTGTTTTTTCACATACTACATACCTTTGGGTCTTCAACGTTTCAAAGTCCTTTTTCATAACAGCCACTGGTTGGGGACCTGGAAAGTGATCTCTTTTGCAAATAATATTCAATATATTTTCAACTTCCTTGAATATTTTTTCCTTAAGTACATCATTATCGACAAGGAAAGCCACTGAATTACCAAATGAAACTTGGGAATCCATTTGTTAGTTAATTTCATTATTTACCTTAAATAAGTTTAAGTAAATAAAGAATTTGTAAAAAAAATTGATCTTTTTTAAAAAGGTTAATACCTGTACATTGGATCATAATCTGCAACATCCAATTCAAATGAAAGCATATGTTCTCTATTATTAAAATCGTAAGGACTGTCGTCGTATTTTGTAAAAGATATTTTGAAATTTTCCAATGTAATGGGTGGTGTGAAATCTAAAATCTTTTTATCAAAATCACTTCCTTTGAGTGCCTTAAGTCTACCTGGTTTACGATCAACTTGTAAGACCACATTGTCTGTAGATAATTTACTACTATTATAAGTTTGAATGTTATCAGGTTCGTTTGCATCATAAATTATCACAGCAAACTTTTGATTAGTTGCAAGATCTATACTTTCAACTCTTTCGGCGGACCTGTTTCCAAACTCCAATTGCATAATTATATACTTAGGATCATCTTGAAGATTATAATCGTAATCAGCTATCACATTGTTTATTGTGATTGGTCCAAAATTACCATTAACAAGATCGGCACTAGTACATATACCTGTATTTTCACTACCAGGTGTTGCATAAATAATATTACCACTTGTTAGACTCGTGTATACCATTTTTTGAAATCCAAGAAGTCTAAATGGACTTTCTGAAGTGTACCCGGTATTTCTAAAGTCAATTGAAAATGAATCAGCTGAATTCGTAATGACTACTCTGTTCAATACCGATGCATTGTTACCAGTTCCCGTGGGCGAAGGAACAGTTGCTAAAAACACATTGAAATTGGCAGATCCAGAATAAGTATTCAATTGTGTTTGAAGTTCTGCAAGGAGTCCTGTTAAAACAACGGATCCATTGGAAGAATAATTTGGACTACCATAAACATTAGAACCAATGAGGTATTGTCCAGGAGTTAAATTTATAGGAACGTATGGATTTCCATTAACACTTACCAGTAACAAATTGTTTTCAGTACTTACATTGTAATTTGTTTTGGGCATCATAGCCGCTATAAGTTCAATTCGTTCAACATTTCGATGAGGTTCCATAAGTTCTACTTGGTAATTACTTGGTGTTGGATACAAATTGTAATTACGCTGTCTAGAATCTATTATTATTGTATGTTTACTAACAACTTTTTGCTTTTTGGGATGTTCATTTTCATGTTTCGAAAGGTCTAAATTTTCAATAGGTATCTTATAGTAATCGACATTGTCATTGGTATTCATTTTTAAGTAATGAGTCATTCATTTTTTTAAATTAATTCGTTTTCCAATTGAAACAAAATGTTTTTACAATTGTTCAAACAAATCAATTTATCAGTTGCCAGTGTGAAGGAACAATTGCTGATTTTCTTCTTTGAACTTCTTGTCGATGGAAAAAGATAATTTTCTAAAACTTTGCTCAATGGAATTTCCTCAGAACAAAAGTTTTTACAATACCCAGAAACACGACCTTCCATTGAAAGTTTTTTACAAAAGCACCTTTGCGATACCCCGGTTGGTTTTATTTGAAAGTAAATACCAGAACTTGTATGATTTCTATTAACATTCAAACAAAAATTATCATCAGGTTCTGCGAAATATTTAAATTCATCAACCTTTGTAATTTTCTTTATCTTGATTTTAGAATGACTATTTTTATAAACCTTCTTGATGAAATTTTCTATTTTTGAACTTAGAGGATCAACTGAAACAGTTCTAGTCTTTTTCTTAATTGTAACTGGAAGTTCTTTACACAATTTCGTTTCTGGTATACTAGAATAATTCATTATACTAGTCTCAAGTAACATAACGTAGTAGTCGTTCATAACTGCATTGATATATCCCTGGTCAACGTTCTTTCCAAGTACCAATTTGGGTTTGTATGCACGATTTTCATCTATTTTACCAGTACCATCACACTTTTCACAAGTTTCACGGGTATCACGTTTACAATTCTTACAAGGAACCATCTTTCTACAACCAACCATACGAAGTCCATTGTCCTCATAAACAGCAAGGTCAACTACGTCTTCCCACGAATTGAATGATTTTCTTGCACCAAATTCATTGTACAACGCTTCAATGATTTTAAGCCTGATTTCTTTAGCATTTTGTACAGTTATCCATATCTTAGGCCATACCAAATGAAATCCGGTTTTTATTTGTTCATTGACTGTTTTTGGATCTGTACCACAAACAATAACATTTTGATCGTCATAGTATTCACTTATTACTTTTTGAATTACAACAAGGTATTCTTGAATGTTTGTAATTTCAGCAGAATCGTAAAAGTCAAGATCGCAAATAAATTTAAATACTCCAGTTCTGTTTTCTGAAATGTAATATTTCAATCCATTTTGTAAATCCGTTGAAAGTAGTCTAAGAAAATTAGGGTACTCTTCCATTGGAACTTTCCATATTCCTCCATCCAAAAGATAATGCGTTGCCAATGCTTTCTTTTCTTTTGGCTCTGAACATTTTATAAAATACTTATTCGATAAAATCCACTTTCGTAAAGGATTCATTTACTTATTGGTATTATTATTTTTGTAACTTTAAATAAATTTAATAACAGCACTGACTCTTGTTATATGAATACTTTTATTTCCAGGGACTGATAGCTCTTTCCGCTTTATACTTTTCACTTGTATGAAGTTTTTTTTTTCAAGTTCTCTGTTTTTTAAAGTTGTATTCATGTCATTTTCTATATCAACGATGTGTTCTATTGCATATTTTATTATACGGTCTTGAATTGCAAATTTGAAAAAGTTCAATTGACCTATTGTGGTAATTATATACTTATCCGTTTCAATTTTTTGATCTTTGTGATAATCAGTTATCACAAAGTTTTCATAGTCAAATATAACACGATCACGTCTACAAAATGGATCACAGAATTTTTTAGAATACGCCTTAAGCTGTGACTTATAAGTTTTGTATGGAAAATAATAATTATTTTCTAAAATGTAATTTGTATTATACTTTTTACAGTAATTTGTAACAAACCAGTCTAATGATCTCAAGCTAAGCCTGGTTTTTTGCAAAATAATTGGAAGTAATATTTCCAAGTTATTTTTGTCTTTATAAAATTCTAATAATTTAATTCTTAAAAGACTGTCTTTAGAACAAATTGAATTCATTCTTTTAAAAATTAATTTTCGTTATTACTTTAAATAAATTTTGAAATAAGATAAAAGATAATTCCAGCTAAAATGGAATTTACAACTAATGCAATTATACTTGGTTCTATTGTTCCCATAAATGGAAGTCGGGATATTTGTTTCCAAATTATTTTACTGTTAAGTATAACAAATATCAGCGATACAAGTAATGCAGATTTAAATGATCCAGATTCCATAGATCCAAATGGACTCTTTTTAAATAATTTAATTGGTTCGGTAATTTGCGGACCTTGAACCATTTGCGGGCCTTGACCCATTTGCGGACCTTGGTGCATTTGCGGACCTTGGTGCATTTGCGGACCTTGGTGCATTTGAGGACCTTGAACCATTTGCGGGCCTTGCTGTTGCATTTGCGGACCTTGGTGCATTTGAGGACCTTGCGGTTGCATTTGCGGTTGCATTTGAGGACCTTGTGAGGGAGGTTTTCGTTGTATTTTAGTTCCTCCAAATTCGTTTTCGTTCATTAATAATTAACATTATTAATTTTTGTACAAATTAAACGGAACTGGGTCGCTAAAATTGTTTTTAAAAATACCACTCATTAAGAAAAATATCAAAAAAAGAACAAAACAAAGTAATATAATCAAGTTCATATTATTCTTTTTTTTGGGAATTACATAATTATAATTAACTGGTTGTGTTAATTTTGGAACTTTTAGAGTTTCTTTATTCATTTATTTTATTAATATAAATCCTTTAACATTTTTTTTACCATCGTAAAGTTGGTCAGCCGTTTTGTTAACTAAACTTTTAAAATACCTGTCAAGTCCATTCCAATGATACTCAGGTGCATTCATACCAGGATGAGCATTTATTTCCAAAAGATGTAAATGAAAGTTAGAATCTGGCATGATGTCAATTGCTAATCTGTGAAATGATCCAATTGTTTGGTTATTGACTTTTTCATAATCAATTACTGAATTTTCTAAAATAACTGTTAACATGTTCTTTAGTTGTGGAAAAACAACTTTGTTATAAAACCGGTTTCCATAAATTTCATTGACAGTTTCTCTTAATGGAAATGAAAGATCTTGATATGCTAAAGACCCGTCTATTTTTAATTTTTTATTGTAATATATACTTGCAAGATGTAAATTGGTTAAATTTGAATATCTACTTTTTTTGTTATATTCACAAACTGCGCTAAAAAGTAAGTTATTGTCATAAAGATAAATATGCTTAACGTTATTTATTTTAGTTATTAAAATGTATATTCTAATATGTACTTTTCTGCCAACTGTGTCATTAAAAATAGCTCCAGAATTACATCTTCCCTTAAGTTTTAGTAAAAATGGGTTGTCTATATACCTCGATAATACCCACTCAGAGTACATTGGTTTTGAAATTATATAATTAATTATTCTTGAATAACTACTCGAAATAATGATATCTTTTCCTTGAAGACCCAATGCAGGTTTTAATATCCACTTTGGAGATCGTGTGAATAAATCTTTAATCATTGACTTATAACCAAGATCAACTACATTAAATGTAATTGTAAATGGTAAAAAATCAAATGAACGTGGGTCTTTAGATAAAAGATCGTACATTACTTTTTTATTTCCAAGATGCGTTTGAATACTATTAATACTTACATTCAACGTTCCATTTCTAAAAACGGGGTGTTCGATGTTGATGTATTCATTGTCACTGGTTATCATTACTATAATCAATTATTTAATTTATCTGCGTTTTCTTCCAAATTTTAATTTTGAAATACACTCCTTGAGAAGGTCTATTACATCACCTTCATCAACTTGTTCTCCGTCTTCATCAAAAATTTTTAATATTCCTTTCTTATTTAATTTGGCAGTTACGTTCTTTCCTGAAAGTGTGCATATTTCAACTATTTTATTTTTTCGGGCGGTTTCATCGGTTATTAACATAATGTCTTCTACCGTTGGTTTAGATGAAACAGGCTTGGACGAGGTCTTCATTTTACTGATTGCTGATCGAACCTTTGAACGAATATATCGTTTTCGCATCTTTTCAATAACCAATTTCATTCGTAAAGCTTCTTGAATAGAACATTTATCCAACAAACCGGGTATGTCTGCCTCATCGAGTTGTTCATCGTCTGAGTCAAATACCTTAAGTTCACCTTTTTTGTTTGTTTTTGTATAATAACCTGAAAGTCCAGATCGTGTGCAAAGTGATACTATTTCCTGTTTTTGAAGATCTTTATTTTTGATTGATTTTATCTTTTCAGCAATAGATTCCTTTGTGACTTTCTTAAGAATTTTATTGAACTCACTTTCTGGAAGTTCTTCAGCTGTTTGAAGAACGGTGGTTTCGACGATTGATTCAGGTACCTGAGCCAGTTCTTGAGGACTCTGTGAATTGCTTTGAATACATTTTAATAAATCACCGCGTTCCATGTTGTTTATCATCCAATCAACTATTACTTCTTTAGATTTCATCTGTTCAAAGTAGTCTCGTGTAATCTGGGTTTTACGACCTGTCGTAGGTCCGCCGATTACAAGTGTTTCAAGTCCTGGTATAATTTCACTTATTGGACTCGGTTCACTTACTCGAATTGGACCTGCACTTTGAGTGCTTGAACGTGGTTTTAATGTTTTATCGGGTACTTTTCTTGTTCCAGTACAAGCAGAACCCGATAATGTACAGTGGTCTATTTCTACTCCGTTTACCAAAAGTTCACTGGGTGTAGTGTATGTTACTGTATCTTGAATTACTTTTGCAGACGCATCAATTTTGAAATATATTTTTACACCGTCTTCGTTAAAGTATTTATTACCGGATTGGTCCAAGAGGTAAACTCCATACCAATCTGAGTCTGGGTATGAAAAAATACATTCACTCGCTGTCTTTTGGTCATCGAATAAATCAAGAAGATCTTCATTTTTTAAGGCTCTTGCTAGCGGTATTGTTAACTTACATGGGTCCATAGATACCATTCTCATAAACTTGGCAGTACTTCGTTTATTGCACGGGTTTCGTACACTTGGGAGTGGAACTGTAACTGGTGTAATTTCGGTTATTAGTTTTGATGGTTTTTTGATCATTTAATAATCTACTCAATTATTTTTTTTATTTATTTATTTATTTTTTTTAAATTCTTTGTATATTTTTTTAAGGTAATCAAGAGTTTCGAGTTCCCATGGAGTATCGGTATCACCTATTCTAAGAGCTTTTATCTTTTCAATGATTTTTTCTTTTTCGTTGAGAGCTTCTTTGCTGTATAATTTGTTTACCTTGTTTCGTATCGTGGGGTCTGTTAACTTTATTTTACCACCAGATATATCATTAAGAATCTTTTTAATACCCGTTAATGGTAAATTCATAAGATATTTGCTAAGTTCCGTATTAATAGTAATGTTAATTACTGATTCCGGAATGTTATTATACGAATAATTACCCGATTCGCAATCTAGATTTTCGTTTACTATGAGGTTCTTTTTAAATTTAACAACGTTATTCTCGGAGTCCGTAAAAGTAAACAGGCCGCTGTTCTTTGCGGTATTCGTAAGAATATCTTGAAGTGTTAACATACCATCTGGAAGTGAATTATTATACTTTGAACGAACACCCAAACGACTATACTTTTCACCAGTTGAATAATTTTCGTAATAAAGTTCGAAAATGTCTTGATAACCCCTTACTGGTGTATATCGTTCATCCAATCTAATGATATTTCCATTCTTGTTAAGAACGCAGTCCAACGAGACTTCCTTAATACAAGTTTCGAATTGTCTGTTTATATCCAGTTTTGATAAAGCCTTTCTATACATGTACTGTTCAACACTGATTTCATTGAGATCTTTCAATTTTGGTAAACCTGGGTCTGTTATTTTTGAAAAGGAAACTATGTCACTTGCATTAAAAGTACTATTTTCTTTTGTTTTTATACTCTGTGAACGTGTATCAAAATAACTTTCCTGGTATATCCAGTTTTCTTTAGTATCCGTTTTATTTATGGGTTGCAAAGTACTTGTTTTCGATGACCCATTCTTAAGTTTTACTGTGTACAACGTTATTCCAGAACCAACTGTTGAAAGGTGAATAAAAACGTCGGTTATTCGTGAATCGGGTGGTAATTGTTTGTGACTACATAACCTAATTGCACGAGCGATTACTTGTTGAACTCTCGAATCATTCCACCAAGGATCCACTACATGGACTTGACCAACAGACTTGAAATCAACTCCCTCCATAACTGATTGAGTTCCAAACATTATTTTAATTCTTGAACCATCTACATTTTCTTTTGAATTGAAAACATTTCTTGCATAATTGGTATCAACTGGATCGAGTCCTCCCTTCCAAATAAAATATTTTTTACCGGAAGCACTTGATCCAAATGGTCTGTATCCCAAAGCAGACATAACCACAGCAAGTGCATCAACTCCATACGTCACGTAATTGGAATATACAAATACTGGTCCGTGAGAATTTTCGATCAGTTCAGCAATCTTTGCAAATTTGGAAGAAAATTCTCTGGTTTTCTTAATAACGTTTTGTTTGGGTTCCGCATTTAAAATACCTTTTAGGGTCGATAAAGCTGCATTGATTTTGTCTTTAGAAGTTCTGTATACACCTGGTAATTCTGGAAAGGCTATATTACAACACAATCTCGATGTAGTGAAAACGCTACTTGACGCTTCATCGTTATTTGATTCACTTGTAACCATTCTCGCAATGAGTTCTTCCTCTTTTTGTTCTTTCATGTCAAGTAGGTCATGTTCTAAAGCTCTTTGATAAGAATCGTATTGGTACGGTTCCATTGAGTGGTGCATAATTATGGTTTTCTTGTAAGGATATGCTTCAGGGTTTCCTCCTTTGAAGTAACTTATATAGCCGCTACACATCTTTTTGAAAAGTTCCTTGTTGTTTATTGTGTTTGTTTCTTGGTTTATGAATATTTCATTGAACGATTCGTATTCTGGAAAAATCAAACGAGGTCTAAGCAAATTGAGAAGTAATCCAAATTCATAAGGTTTATCGTAAATTGGGCTACCTGTTAACAAAACAGTTTTAAATGTTGGATGTGCGTGAAACTTAAGACCAAATAACAACTTACGATAACTTGTACCAACTGCACTAACCAGACGATGTGCTTCGTCAATTATAAGAAGACTGTTAGGTGTATTTAATCTTGCGAGGTAGTCATTTTGTTCAAATGTTGTTGTGTACAATTGATTTAGAAAACGGTCGTGGCTTATTATTTCATACACTTTGGTAACTGCTTTTTCCTCTTGCGATTTAAGTAACATCTTTTGTTTATTAAGATCAATTATCTTGTTGTGATCATCTGGTTCCTTGAGTTTATCGAGAATGGTGTCTATTTTTTTGAGGGCTGTTCGTAAATTTTTGTTAATATAGTATTGTCTTTCACCAGTTATCAAAATTTCACCTGATGCTGATTTTATGGTGTCGTCTTCGATGTAACCAATAATTTCACTGAAATACTGACTTGTCAACGAAGCTGGAACAACTATAAGAACACGCATCGGTGAACGAGCATTATCTGGTTCTCCCTTAACGGGTTGAGTATTTATTATACTTCCATTAACTTTTCTAAATTTAAAAGCTTCTCCGATAACTATACTTGTTTGTGTTTTACCTGAACCCAAACCGTGGTAAATAAGAATTCCTCTGTTTTCAACGTGAGTATTGAAAATTCTTCCTGCAAATTTTTGCTGTGTTTTAAGGGAATAATCTTTTTGATTACATATTTCATCAAACGTTAGATCTTGATAATTTTCTGGAAAAGAATACCTTTTAAATTTTTCATTAATGAATTTGTAATAATCAGTACTACGGTATTCTTTTTTATCGTTCAGTGAAAAGTTTTTAATGTACTTGTAAACTTCATTTCCAGGAAATGGTTCTTCACCGTGATATTGGTTATAATTTTCCATTTAAACTAATAAAATATTTTTATTTATTAATATAATGTAATGATTGGTCTTTTATTTTTGTAACTAAAAGGTTAACTTTATCTGTATACTTAGTTTCGTTAACCTTTTCTTCAACGGTGTCCTTTTCTATTATTATTTTACCAACTGGTTGTTTCGATTGTTTTTTTTTACCAACTGGTTGTTTTGATTGTTTTTTTTTACCAACTGGTTGTTTCGTTTTACCAACTGGTTTCTTTTTAGGTTCCATTATCGTTATTTAATAATTTTTTAATAAAATTCACACGAATTGGTATTCTTTATTAACTTGGGTTTTCCAGTTAATCTTGTTTACATGAGTAAAATGTTTTGTTACAAATAATTTTCCTGTACATACTACACTTCCCAAACATGAAAAACCTCCTTTATGAATTAATAAATTACTTGCATTTGCCATAATACTCAAATGAACATCTGGATTATTCAAGAAAATACATATATTATTATTATTACTTAATACCTTATTAATAGTTTCTATAAAATTTTCTTTTTTTTGTTGATCATTTTTAAAATGATTGTCAGCGTGTACACCTGATAACAATAAAACATATTTATATTCATTGGATAATTTAATGATTGTATCGATAAAATCATTTTCTGTAGACAAATCACCTGAACGAAGATGTACACAAAGTGTATGTTTTTTTTTAGCTAATTTTAAAACGTCTGCATAATCATTTTTATAAAGATCGGTAAACATGTTTACAGAGTTTTTAATTCTTTGTATACATGGTACTTTTTCATTAGCTGGTCTACCTTTACAATAATTGTGTAATACAGATCCCTTAAAAAAGGTACCGATTAAATTCATTCTTTTTAAAATAGCAGAGTCAGCGTGAGGGTTTTGAGGCCAAACATCATCTAAACTCGGCATGTTTAATAAATCACCGATGTTATATCCTGCTTTTCTGGTATCTAGAGGTACATTAACTTGATCATATGATTTAATGTACTCCTTTTTTATTCTTTTTAATAACATTAATTTAACTTGAGAATTAAATATTGTTAATAAAATAATGGAAAGTTATTACGGTAGCAAAGCCCAGGTTTATCACGGAAATGCTAAAATGACTAAGGGAGGTCTTGTTAAAAAGGACATCGTTCGCCTCAACGACGGTTATGGAAACATTAGGTATAAATCAAAAAAACAAATAAAGGCCAATAAAAAACCAAATTCGTTTCGTGCAAAATGGTCCAAAGCGATGAAAAAGGCTCGTAAGGAACTCATTAAAGAAAATGTTATCGAGGCTGGTGAATTTGTACCTGTTGGTGGTAAAACTAAACAAGGTAAAGCTCTTCTCAAAAGAATTAAAGAACTCATCTAATTCGCGTTAATTATTATAAAATAAATTAACCACATTTATTAATGACCGATATCGAAGATCTTAACAAACGTGTAAAAATTCTTGAGGATTCTTTAAAAAATCAAAGTATCAAAGAAAAACCTCCCAGAAAAGAAACTGAATACAACAAATTTATGAAAACCTATATAGCCGAACAAAAACAAAAAGGTACTAAAAAATCACATCGTGACCTTTTTACAGAAGCAGCTAAGGCATGGAAAGAAAAGAAATAAGTAAAATAACATTATGTTTGGTTTAACAAAAAAAAACGTTATTTTAATTATTTAATTTTTTTTAATTTTTTTTAAAAAGTTTTAAAGGTACTTCTTTGCAAGGAAATAACTTTCACTAAGAGTCTCTGTTAAAACAGATTCAGCCCAAATACCGTACTGACGATCTGGTTCACCGGAATGCTCCAAAACAATGTGAAAGTATTCGTATACTCCAGTATCAGTAAGTTGTTCAAATGAATCACTCAAACAAGCGAGCAAAAGATGCTTGCCATCAAGCACTTTTCCAACTAGTTCTTCTGGAATTGTATCGACAAGTACAGAGTGACCACCTGTAAGCACGAGATCACCTGAGCGATACATGCACTCTTCAGGAACTTCAGGGTTATTAACTAATTTACCAGATGCTACATATTTAACTGGTACAAGCCCGTGAATATAGGTTTCAACCAACATTCCAGGCTTGAGATGCTCAACTGCAACATTGCCAATATCGGTTAACACTTTGGTACCTTTGTTGAAACAAGGTGCTACAAATTGTGTAAGGCCCGTTGGAGTCCACTTAAAATTGTTTAAAGCACTTGGATTAGAATATTCAAGACCGTCCATACCTAATGTAATATTAAGTTCATTTGGTACACCATTTGTCCAATTTTCCAAAATTGCATCAACATTAGACACACTCATTGCTGAATAACTAAACATCTTACCAGCCGATGCAAATCGTAATTCAGAATCTGAATATACATGTGTAGGATCATAATAATCTAAATGAACATCCCCGTGTTCTGCTAAATTTACATCGGGATCGTTACTAAGATATGCAGCATCATATCCAAATAGAGCCGGAACATAAGAACCTACAAGAACACCTGATACATTCCAATTTGATATATCTTGATTAAAATCAGAATAGTAAAACATCTTTTCGAATTTCTTTACATTTTTGAGTGTTGAATAACCAGACTCACCTTCTACACCTCGTTCCCAGTTACTAAGATCGTGGTTGAAAATCATTTTACTAGTTCCAGGTCCTGGACCATAATATGATTCATAATACGGTGTCCATACACCGTTGGGAGATCCGTAAACTCCAGAAGTTTGATTACCATCATCATAGTAATATTCATCATCTCGGCATCCTGCAAACATGAAACTCATATCGGTTACATTTTTTACATTCCAATTTGATATATCTTGATCAAATGATGTAGCCATACAAAACATAAATTGCATATCTGTTACATTAGAGGTGTCCCATTTTGGTCCAAACGATCCATTAAAATGAACGATGTTAGGTGTAAAACCGTAATCGATATAATTGTTGTCAAATGCAAAGTCTCCAGAAAACATACCTGCCATATCAGTGCAACTCGATGTATCCCAGTCTAAATTTTCACTCAAATAAAATACATCTGAAAACATTCCTTTGAGGTTTGTAACACGTTTCATACTTGAATAACCAGGTTGACCTTCAATACCGCGTTCCCAACCAGCTACTGAGCCATAGTACCAATTGAATGCTCCGAACATATATTTCATGTTAACATCTTGTGTAGTATTTATAGCCCAACTAGATAAATCATAAGTATAACCGTATACAAATAAACCAGTCAAAGTAAACATTGACTGAAAATCTGTAATACCACTTGTTGTCTCACCCCAACCTGATAAATCGACATTAAAATTCAAACAGCCTGTGAACAATCTGTTTACACTTTTAACATTCGTCAAGTCCCAAGAACCAATATTATCATCACTTAAATTTGCACAGCCATTAAATAATGCAGTAAGATCAATTGCAGATGTTGGTAAACTACTGGGAACACTCACAAGATTTATACAACTATTAAATGTCCAATGAAAGTATGTTATATCATTAGACCAAACATTTACTGAAGTTAAAATAGTTTTTCCAGTCCAAGAAGCCTTCTTAACAGACAAAGGTTCAGTATGTTTAGGTCCAACATAATTAATATAAGCATCGGGATCATACACAATAACATTATATTCGGTCGATACTTGATAAACTGGATTAGATGGTCGATTGTAAGTGTACGTTAAACTACTTACCTTAGTGTCACTGGGTCCATTCCACTTTACTTGAATGTTACTTGACTCTTGGTAATCACCGCTGAGGTAAGCATAGAATTTAGGAAGACCTATTGTAACATTACCGGTCACGGTAGACCAGTCAATAGTAAATGTTAAATTTAATAAAATATTATCAGGACCTGGTAATGCAAACTTGGTAACAGATACATCTGCTATAGATGGCTCTGTAGATACGTAGGTTTTATCTAAAATATTTTCCCATTTGCTAATTGAGCGTTCAGCAATTTTTTTCTTGGTTTCTTGAGTTAATTCAGAGAATTTAGAGGGAACGGGCATTTTGTACTTTTTACAAATATTTTTTTTTAATTAATTAATTAAAATTATTGGACAATGATCGCTCCCTTGAACATTTTCGAGAATATCTGCTTCGGTAAAGTCAACGTTTTTAGATACCAAAAAATAATCAATTCTCCAACCACGATTTGTTGATCTACAATTACCTAAATTACTCCACCAGGTGTACTTCACCAATTCAGGATTCCTTAAACGAAACGAATCAACGAAACGTTCAAGCAATTGGTTAAAATTAAAACGCTCTTCGAGGGTTACTCCAGCCGTGTCTCGAATATTTGGATTGTATATATCAATATCTTGACATGCAACATTGAAATCTCCGCAAATTATCAACTTTTTATCCAATCCAAAAAGATACTCTCTAAAGGAATGATCCCATTCATTGACGCGGTAATTAAACCTCGATCCAGCATTGGGTACGTAAACACAAACGAGATAGTAGTCTTCAAATTCTGCAGTTATCACGCGGCCTTCGTTATCGATGTTGGGACGATCAATCGACATTGGTTCAATTTTGCTTAAAATGGCAGTACCGGAGTAACCTTTTTTAAGTTGGGGATTGTTGTAATACCTATAGGGGTATTCATTTTGGAAGTCCCCAGAAAAGGTAAATTGTTCGGGTGTGGCTCGAACTTCTTGAAGACAAATAATATCGGGCCTGTGTTCATTTACAAATGGATACCATAGTTCTTTACGCAAAACACTACGAATTCCATTAACGTTCCATGAAATTATTTTTACCATTTTGATTTATTAACGTGGTAAACCTTAAATGGGTTTTAAACGTGTGTTTAAACAACATTTAAACAACGTTATATTGCAATTTCTGGAAACTCAAAACCTTCGCCACCTTCACCGCCCTCGATTTCACCGTCACATTTCTCGTCGGCAATATCTTGTTCTTCAGCTGTTAATTTATCAGCCTCGTTTACTTCGACCTGTGCTAATTTACTAGACTCTGCAGAAGCTGTGGCTTGTGCTTTAGCAGCTTTTGCAAAACTACTTGAACTTTTGGGAACAGTTCTTGCCCACGATTTTCCAAGTTTGTTTGTTTTTATGTAATCCATAAACTTATCGGAGTCCATTTTATTTATTTTCTCAGCCAAATCTGGATTTTCTTTAGCAATATCATCTGCAAATTTTTCTTTTACAGAATCGTTAAAGGATTTTCTATCGGTTGATTCTCCATTCGCAGATCTTTTTGTTTTCCAATCTTCATAAGCTTTGTCGACCGCATTATCATACTCTGTTTCAATTGTACGCAATCGGTCTTCGAAATCTGAAAATGGTTTTTCAGTAACTTCTTTATCGATTTCAGAGGCCTTTAATTCACCCTTTCCTGATTTTAATTGAACATAACGATATAATTTAAGGCCTGCTGCAAGTAATCCACCGACGAGAGCTGCAATTAAACCTATACCTACACCACAGCTTAAATTTAAAAATGGCAGACCAGTTCCAGGACATAAAGTTTTACTTGTTTCAGGTGGTTTTTTTGCTTTTTGAGCATCTGTTGGATTACATGATCCACATGATTTTAACATTTTTCCAATTTCATTGAATATGTAATCACCTACATCTAAGAAGTACTTTAGAGGATCCTTTAAAAACTTCATAACAAACATTATTACATAATACACCACAACTGCAACAACTACAAATAAAAGTATTTTTACACCTGTACTTGATTTTTTTAAGAAATTTTTAATTCCCATAAATAAAATATTATAATTAGATATAATATTTTTATTTATGGGGTTTAAAAGTTTTTTAGGAAGCGTTGATGTAAAAGTTAATAATTTTATAAGAATTCTTGTACCACTTGTTGTTTTTGTTATCGTTTTGCTAATAATAACAAATTATTTCAAGGCTTTGATATCCTATACTGAACGGTTTGCATGGTGGGGTCATTTCAAGGGAAATTCTTATTCAAATGGAATAGATCTAAAATCGTATGCACTCTTCAATTATTCTAAAATGTCATTTGACATTCAACAAAAACTAACAACTGGTCCAAAACAAACTAATGAAACATCAATAATGTTAATGCAATCCATCGCATTAAATAAATTTAGACAAATTAATCAACCAGCAAGTCCTGCTTTTTTTACAACTCCATATCATATTTGTAGGAGCATATCGTGGGGACCAGATGAAGGGCCTGATTTTTGCAATGCCATAAAATCACAGTATACTAATTTATCAAGTTGGCCTACTGGAATGAAGACTCTTCCAAGTGGTTCAACGAATGATGTATCAAATTGGTGGAACAGTCATGGATCAAAATGTGTTAGCAGTAATCTTTCTGCAGATAATCCACAATGGTCTGAACAGTGGAGTTCCGCTCAACCTGCAACTACAGCTGCAGGTTTTTGGCCTCATCAAAATGGTTGTTCCGGGTTTTTTGATATACCATCTGGTCTTTACGGAAGTAGTTCAAGTGCTACACCTTATAATTTATTTGACAATATACCAGAGCCACGTATATTAACTGGTAAAAATACTTATAATAGACCACCGTTGTATGTCCCCGGTGCTCAAAGTTGTTTAGGATCATGGGCACAACTGTTTGCAGACTGGGGAATTGTGTACAGTATAAATACATCAGGAGGTACATCAGTCGTTCCTGTAATCTCAGACGGGGCAAAATGTACAGATACAATGGATCCATGTCCAAGTACAGGTATGGGTTGGTGTACATCTTCAGGTTCAGGTAAATGTGACGGGTCTTCATTACCAAGTAGTGATTATCAAAATTGGTACGCATCTGGATCTAACGGTGATACAATAGGATGGAATTTTCTTTCAGTTTATAGAATACATCCAGCAAGTTATATAATTACATCGTGGGTAGCTGATCTTTATGATGATCCTAAAACAGGAATTATATTTGATGCACAAGCTTTTAGAAACTTGGTTGGATACCAAGGAACTGGTTCAACGTTTAATGCAGGTGGTTGGAATATGTTCTTGAAGGGATTAAACACCAATTTAACAAGTTACGACAATGTGATGAATGAACTCTTTAGACAGTATGCAACAGATTTCCCAGTTAAGACAGTAACCCCTGGTAACAATTGCAGTTCTAGTAAACTTTTGAAAGGTGCTGGAATGGATGGTCTAGCAGGAGCAGGAACGGGTGCAATGATTGGAACTGTTGCTGGACCTCCTGGTATGCTTGTTGGTGGTATCATAGGTTTATGTGCAGGTGCATTTATTGGAGCTAAAACAGCTTGTTAAATTATATATTCTTAAAATAAAATGTTTAATAAATTATAAAATGGTTAAAAATTATCCAACACTTGTTGTAAATTTTCTATATAACATTTTATTTTTTATTGTTTTTTACATTGTAATAGAGTACATTATAGCTAAAATACAATACTCGCCATACGAAAGATGGTGGAAAGACAACAATGGAGTTGCATATCCCGGTCAAATAGACTTCACAAGTCTTGCATTATTCAATAGATCTAAGTTTTTGTACGATATTTACCTATTTAATTCATATTCTACAATGCTTGACCATACCAGTATAATGTTTATTCAAAATGTACTTTTAAACAAAACGTATTCAGTAGATTCTTTAGGCAATGTTCTTCCAGGCAGATTTGTAAAACCATCACACTTGTGTAATAGCATAGCATGGGGAACAGACGACAAATATTTATGGTATATGAATATTGTTAAAGACATTTCATTTTTAGGTTATAAAAATAATCAGTGGTATATCTCTTCTTGTGTAAGCGACCCAGGAACATATGATTGCAGTATGCCAAATCCAGATCAAACAGCTTGGAGCCAAGCATCGTGGTCAGGTGGAAATGACCCAGTTATTGGTTTAACGCCATTGAAAAATGTATACACCGATAAGGGGTCTGGAGGTGGGTTCTGGCCACATCAATATGGTTGCACTGGTTTTTTTGACACTCCAGCTCCAGCGGATGGTCAAACTGTTCCAACCGGTGATGAATATAATCCATATGACTTGATAGATAAATTACCATGTGTTGGAACATATGGATATATTCCAGGTTATCCAGGTCGTAGAGGTTCATGGGCACAACTCTTTGCTGATTGGGGAATTGTTTATTGTTTACGAAATACATCGGGATCTAGTACAATAGCTGTTTTGTCTGACGGTTTGTTGTGCAAAGATTTATACCCTTGTACCAGTTATTGCAACGACAAAAACGTTGATTTCAAAGGAACGTGTCTTGGACCTGCTACAACTGACATGTTAACTTGTAGCTCAGCAACAGATCCAAATCCATATTCTTATCCAAAAAGTGATACTTCTTTATGGAAACTTTCAGGTTCAGGCTCAAATGGTACAGTTGCAGGTTTAAATTTCTTTTCAGCATACAACATTCATCCTGAAAGTTTTTTATTGAAATCGTGGGTGAGTGGGTATTTCAACGATGCAAGTGTTAAGAAGATGATATTTGATTCTTATGGAGTTATGAATTTATTGGGAATAGATGACCTAGGAGCACCCTTAGCTGGAGGTGGTGGTTGGTTACGATTTTTAAAAGGAATCAATACAAAATTGAAAAATTATGATGAACTTACAAATGAATTATTTAGACAATACATTTCAAATGTAAATCCAAATTTGCAACCACCACCTGATCCAGAATGTGAAAAAATTAATGAAACTTCTCGAGGTTTTAATTTTGTTAAAACAGCTGCTATGGGTTTTATCTTAGGACCTCAGTTTGCACCGATATTATTACCTCTTAGTATATGGTATGCATCTACTCACAATCCAAGCCAGGTTTGTCCTAAGTTAAAATAAAATAAATTATTGTAAAAATAAAATAACCATTTAAAATTAATGAATAAACAACAGCTAATTAATTTTTATAAAAAATATAAAATAATTATTTTCGTTGTAATAGCGATTGTAGTGATTACTCTGGTAATTATTCTTTATAACACATTTTTTAATAATGATCCAAGCAACGAACGTAATTTATGTGATGACGGTGAATTTTGCAATAAAGACCAAGTATGTGATGATTTATGTACACCAGGACAAAAACATTGTATATCGAAAGACCCATGTCCAACTGGTCAAATCTTTTATTGTGATCGAGGTGATACTAAGCCAGGATGTGCTCCACAATGTGACAATGGGTCTGCCTTGTTAAAGTGTGATGACCATACTTTTAAATGTATTGCAGATAAACCTCCAATAGGGGCTATAGATGTAATAGATAACTGTGATTGGATGAATGGTACTTTTTACACAACCGATAATTGTAGACTTTATAGTCCTTATGACAGTACAGGTCGTTTATACAGTTCATGTGTAGATCAAACTGATAGTTACGGACAACTTGAAGGTAATTCATTTACAGATGAAAAAGGTATCACGGTAACTTGTGGTGTTCCTGGAGCTGAATCAGGTAGTTTAAACATTTCTAAAGCTGTTGGAATGAGTCAAAGAAATTACAATTATGAAGTTATAAAACAAACAACCGATACAACTACTGTAAATAACACATGTTCAATTCCGGACCTACCCCCTTCTAAATTGAAGAAGATTTCAAAAGAGAAATTTACAGACGATCCAGTATCAATGAAAACAATTTGTACAAATACCAATAACAATTTTGTAAATAATGATGAATCTACAGGAAATGTTCCTTCACAAGTGTTTTGTGATTATGATTATACAAATAAAGCGTGTAAGGTTGAAAAAGATTGCAAGGATTTTAATTACGGATTTAATGAATATGCATACATACTTGGTTGCACACCAGATGGAAAACAAAGTGACAATCCTACTCAAGATTGTATAAAAATTCCACAGTGGATGTTTCCAAGTAATTGTAGCGATACACAAACAACTGATCAATGTTTACTATTCACAAATAATTGTGAAAGTAGTTATGATGTATCTTTTGAAAGATTACAAAATTCATGCGAAATGGATGCCGATGGTTGTGGGGTTTATGAAACTACAGATGGTAATTACATTCCTTATATATTGACAAATGGACAATGTGTAGCTACTCTTCCAGACAGTTCAACAGTGACTGAACCACCAGGTAAACCTGGTTGTAGACCTGACGATAAAGATCTTGTTTATTCATGGACTGGCGCACAATGTATTCCACATATCCACCTAAGTATATTAACGATGAATGAGATTAATATAAGAGAGAATATAAATATAGAGATTGGAATTCACGGAATATCGTTCGACGTTGATTTTACAGGTCTATCGCAAACACTCCAAAACCAAATTATAGATATTATAAATGATGAACCAACTAGTGTAATTATATATTGTTATAAGGCTGAACAAACTACAGATGGTAAATACATAACATTGTATGATAAAAATAATCCTCAAATATATTTTGATACTTCCTTGATTAAATCAAGATATCATTATTATCCTGAAAATAGTCAAATAATATTTGTTGGAGAATCAGCAACTTATATAATAGCAACTAGCGAGGCTGTAAACCAAGGTAATGTAAATTTAGTACAATTATCTTCAGGTGGTCCTTATTATTTAGGTATAAGTATTTCATGGAATGATCAAATGACTTTGAACTCAAAAGATTTGAAATTACCTACAAAAGATTCTCAAAATACTTTTAATTATTTAAAATAAAATATTAATTTAAAATATAATGGTTTTTTCATTATTTAACAATTCAGCTATTGGGGATTTAACGACATTAATGTTTAATACATTTACTAAAAAAAATATGACCAACTTTACTTTTTCAGCTGGATTTGAACCTACAGATTGTACAAATATAGACTTAGACGAAATAACAGACACAGATGGAATTTTTTTAAATAAAACTATAAATGACTCTTTTGTAAAAAATATTATAGTACCATTGTATAAACAATTAAACCCAGGTTATACGGAAATCACAGACGTTTCGACTCTTCCTTACAATATTCAGTCTGTGATAACATCGGGTACTTCAACTTTTAGTGTAATTCAAATTCCTTGTTATTATAATTATAGTGCAATAACTCAAAACCCGTTTGTAGGATTTCTAGATTATTATAATGTGATTGTTTTAAACCCATATTACGTATTATTTAACAACTCATTTAGTAATTGGGTAACAAACAAAACTAAGATACCTACAGATTTTTTTCCATTAACGTTACCTCCGGAATCATTAACAGACTCGTCTAATTATCAACTTCTATTAAGTTTTAATCAAGTTGATGGAGACCAAGCATTGTGTTATTCTAATACTCATATTATATCTAAAACAGTAAATTCAATTGATTATTATTATTATTGTATTACTCAACTAATTAATGTAAACAGTTGTAGAACAGTCGTAAACTGTCCGACAACATTCACACCAACTATGAATTTTAATATAGGTTTGTATAGTTTATCATCTCCAATTTGTTTAGGAGGCATAGACACGGTTGGTAATTGTATAACGGGTACTTCTCCAATACAATTTAATGTTCAAACTCTACCAATTGCAGATCGACCAACAAACGTTTTTACGTATTACACCATTTCGCAAGCATTTGTAACAGCAGATCCTGGAATTCTAGATTTTGTATTTACTCCACAAAGTTGTTTTTATTTGAAAAATAACGTTTTAGGTTATACTTCAAGAGGTTTTATACCAGCCCCACCTAGTTCATTTTCAATAAATAAGAATGTCTGTCAATTTTTACCATATGATTCTACAGTTTCTGCGGAGGATCAAATAGCTCAATTAGACGCTTTTCTTAAATACGGTTCTGGTACAGTAGATTTTAATCAAATGGGTACCAATGATATATACGTTTCATATACGAATAGTGCACAGTCCACAACTAACGGCAAGGTAAGTAATAACACAAATTACGGTATTTATCATACTAATGGTACTAATGATACTTTAACTAATGTTAATACACAAGATAATCAAAATAATCGTGTTGATAAACGAACAATACAATTTGGCACAAAGTTTGGTCAAGATGCAAGTGATAATAATGCCTATGTAAAGGTTGGAACAAGTGATTATTTATCACTTGATTATGTAAGGAACGCTGTTAATTCAGCTAATGCAGCTGCAAATTCCTACTTCCCGGACGGAGTTACGGATGGAACTTTTACTTTGAAACCTACACCTACCTCGGGTGCAGCAATAGACAATAATGCAAGTCAGTTATATCGTTTTATCGGTACAAATTTTAATGGTGAGGGTGTTCAATTTAGTTCACAAACCGACGGAAAGATAATACCAGGTATGGAGCAATACCTTTTAACGACACCTGCAAATATACCTACAAAAGTAGATTGGATGGATGCTAAGAATCCTGCAAAATGTCAGCTGATAAACAGAACGGGTAATCAACCATTTTATCTAAATACAGCCAGTACATGGCAACAAGACACAACTAATATTGAAAACCCATTTAGGTATAATTCAAGTTTTATTACAGCATTGGATCCATATTCTTCAACTGACCCAAATTATACTTTTGGAAAAGATTACTGTACACAAAAAGGAAATGTATCTGGTGTTACCTCATCTGTAACAGTCGGTGGTCTAACTCCTTCACCTGATTTTGCATCTGGGATAGTTACAGATCCAGAAAATCTTAATCAACAATTATGGAATTGTACCGGGTGTGAACTAACAAATGATCAGTTTGGCCCATGTAGACCACCTACTGATCAAAATTATTATTGGTATTTTAATGAAGATGAATTAAAAAATGATACACAAAATTGTAAAACCGTCGACGGCAAGAATTATTGTGAAAACTTTAAAATCTTGAAAACTAGTAATAAAGATAATGCACCAGTTGGTTGGACATCAATTGACACAGAAGGTTCGTCTTTAAATTATACACAGTTATTTAGTAGTAATGAATATATAGGTAATGGTGGAACAAAACAATATACATGTCCAATGATGAATGTAACTACAAACAATCCAGATTCATTACAAAATTATAATATTTTAACTGAATTACATGGAACTGGGTCTCAACCTTATTCAGGTGCAACTGTATATGAATGTTTATATAATGATACAAATGTTGATCAAAAGAAAATAGCCAACGCTCTAGATCGAGGTCAAGTACTATGTGATTTTACTCAAGACCAAAATTGTGGAATACTTGGTTATACTGGACTTCTACCAGTAGGTACTACAGCTGGAAATTGGAGTCTTATTAAAGATAATAAACCTACTGCTTCTAATAAAGATTATATTGGATATGGTTATATAATAATTTTGGACACAGGTGTAAGTTTTGATTATGGTATATCATCTACAGGGTCATTGTACCAAGGGGGTATTACAGGTAATAAATTTTCATTTAATTTTACACCCAATATTGGACCATTGGATCCAAAATATGTATGTTCGGGAGTATTTTATGGAACCAATGCAACTGGTACAAATGGTAACTGGGGACTAACTCCAGCATTAACTGACAAACAAACACCTGATAGTTGGTGTTTTAATATAGGCGAACCTTTTATACAAAATTATACAACAGATTCATTATCCAATTTAGTAAAACGACCAGTTTTTTATTTACGGGTAATGTATAACGGTGTTTATTATAATATAATAAATGACCCCTCTGTAATATGGAATTATAATGGTCCATTAAGTCCATCAACAATAACATCAAACGGTAAAAATCAAAGTACTTGTTTATATGACATATATAGTTCTATTTACTATAATAGTGACTCAGATTATAATGTATTGAAATTACCATCAATTGAAGCTAATGTTGCTAAGATTTATGGAATACTATCATCAACAAATGTAACAAAATCAGCATGTAATCCAAATTTATCTTATAAAACAGATGGGACAATCGGTAACCCACATGAATTAAGAGTAAATTTATTTAATGCTATAGGAGAATCAACTGAAACTAATGGTAGTATAACGATAACCGGTGATGGACTGACCAACGGGTATATAACCTATAACGGACCAATTTAAAATTAAAATAAAATATTAATAATAATTACAAATGGTTTTGGACCATAAAATTAAATTATTATTGTTGTTTTGCATAACTTTGTTAATTTTGATAATAACAATCTCATTAACACAAAAAAGTAATTTTGGAGCTGGAAATCAGTTATATTCAATAAGTGTAAAAATTGCAACTACTGATGTTGATAACGACCCTAAGGCTTTTTCTGTTACAGAACAATACGAACCAGAAGATGATGCTGGTTGGCATCCAAGCGACTATTCATTAGTATCACCAGATTACGTCAAATCTTATGATCAATTATTCAAATATTTTGACGGTATCGGTAAAAAAAATAGTAATCCAATTCCAATTGCTAACATAAATGTGTACCAAACCAATATTTATAATGTTCTATATGATTACCAACTAAATCCATTTCATCATTCTTCTAATTTACCTGAAAATGTTATTAATTCCTTAGGAACCATTAATTTATCTTATAGGCATAGAGTTGGTCCGACGATATATACTGCTTCGTATGATAGATACTATTTAGGCACAGCTCAAGCAAGCTCAATACAGTGCCCAGGTACATCGACGGGTACATCAAGTTGTACCCTAACTGTACAAAGTGGTGATTTCTTGATCGCTGTACAAGATACCTATGTACCATGTAATTTATACAATAAACCAAGTGTTTATAAAATAGTTGATGACAGCGGTCTTCAAGGTGATTGTCCAACAGATATTACGAATTGTGGCTCTAATAATTTGATACAAACATCTAAGTGTTCGAGTTGTACTGTCAATTTTGATATTAATGGCAGTGACCAGGAAGCCTTAACTAATTTTGCATCACCTACAATAACATTAAATGAAAACATGAGTGTTAAAATAGATGCTAACCACACAGTGTCAAATGGTATTTTTCCGTACTGTGAAGCTATGTTTACTGGGGGTTTTGGATTTTACGGTAATTTTATATCAAATACAAGTGACACACCGTACGCTGCTAACCTTTTCAAAGCACTTCGTGGTTCACGTGTCCGTGGTTCAAGTTTTATAAAGAAAATATATGCAACTTCAAATGATTTTACGAATAGTAAAGCATTTGTTATTGTTATTGTTTGTAATGTTATAAATAGGACACCTCTAGATAATTGCACATTTGATTCATATGATCTAAATATATATGATGGACCTTCGTTTAGCACCACAATTACATCACCTTCAATTATTTGGAATTGTAACAGTACAACTATTACAACAATGACTAACCGATTATCATTGGCTCTTGTTTATGATTTAATGCTAGTAGGAACCCATTTCAATATTGGTCCTGATTACGGTACAATGTGGATAGAAATACATCATATTAATGACAGTAACCCATCACAACCAGAGGTACGAACATTATGTAGTTACGCTTCTTCCTCACATGTAAATAAAGCATTTGATGTAAGTTATTTAATACCACTTGCCGAATATTGTTATAAGAATAATAACCATATCGAATTAAAAATATTTATGAATGTACATGAAAGTGGTAAACCACCAACGATAATAACTGCTAATATAAATGATTTCATATATGCTCATCAAAGTAATAATTCAGTTATTTCAGTTAAATTCGGTACATGGAAATATCAAACAAATGACACTAGAATTAATACACAAGTTGATTTGTTTGGTAATGATCCAGATTCGTATGGTTCTTTTTTCTATTCCACTGATAGCTACAATTTTAAACCATCTGGAACTAATCCAAAAATCTGGACATGTAGTAATAATTGTAATTAGTTCGTCAAATAAATGTTGTTTAAATAATATTAATTATTAAATGAATATTCAAATAAAGAAGTTTGATCCAACGAGTATAGATCCTTGTAGAATATGTGTTTTTGTTGGACGGCGTGGTACTGGAAAAAGTCAATTGGTTACAGATATACTTTACCACCAACGAAAGATTCCTATGGGCGTTGTTATGAGTGGAACTGAAGAATCCAATGAACACTACAAAAGTTATGTTCCTGATTCTTTTATTTATGGACAATATGAACCCGATGTAATAAAGAATATAATATCACATCAACAAAAGATGTTAAAGAAACTAAAACCAGAACAAAAGGAAGATTTCAGTGATCCACAAAATAGTGTTTTTATACTTCTGGATGATTGTATGTTCGATAACAAATGGACTCGTGACAAAGACATGCGTTGTGTTTTTATGAATGGAAGACATTATCGTATATTTTTTATGTTAACTTTGCAGTATTGTATGGACTTGCCACCTGCTTTAAGAGGTCAGTGTGACTACATCTTTATACTCCGTGAAAATATTCTTGAAAATAAAATGAAACTGTACAAGCACTTCTTTGGAATTTTCCCTACATTTGACGCATTTAATGAAGTTTTGATTCAGTGTACGGAAAATTATGAATGTTTGGTTTTAAATGTTAGATCGACAAGTAATAAAATTGAAGACGTCGTATTTTGGTACAAAGCTAAGGTTGGTAGAAAGTTTAGAATTGGATCGAGAGAACTATGGGAACATCACCAAAGAAATTACAATCCAAATCACGATACTCCAGTTGAAAATGTTACCAACAAGAAAAAGGAAAATGTTGTGGTTGTTAAAACCGATACAGAAGGTAAGAAGAGGCGTAAGAAAAAAGTTTAAGTGGGAGGTGGCCATGCTGGACCAGTACACATTATAGTAGTTTTATCACATTTTTTTGTTATTGCACAATTTGAACAAATGTAATCATCTGGGATGTAACACCCACCTTCACAAGTATCACCGTCTTGGTAAATGATTAAATCTTTTGTATAAACACTTTGTGTTTTTAATCCAATATAACATATTTTAGTAGGATCGTCGTATAAATTATAACTTATTAAATTGTCATAAGTAAAATCGGTAGTAACATTTTGGTACGGTCTGCTAATATCTCTTCTAGTAGAACTTAACAGTATCTGATTAACATCAGTAACTTTAGTTAAATCAAATATAATAATTGTTTCTAATCTAAAGTTACATGGGCATTTAGCACCCAATTGAGGATTTCTTGTATCTATAAATGTACACCCTGAATAAATATTAGTAATATCGGTGGTATTTGCATCATTTATAGTAACTATACTTGGATCAGCTAATTTATCTTTAAATCTAAATCTAACTGCAAGGGGTTTGATGTCTGTACTGTTAAATGAAGCTTTAAGAGTATTTACAAGTAGTATCGCCACAAATACTAAAATTATTAATACTATTAATTGGTTTTTTGAAGAACACTGCATTTTTAATAGTATTAAATATTTTTTTTAATTGATTATCTTTAATTAATTGATTATCTTTAATTAATTGATTATCTTTAATTAATTGATTATCAATTTTCGAGTTCCCGAACAGATTTAACTTCGAGTTCTGGTTCACCAAGGTTTTCAACTTCGGGTTCGGGTTCAACTTCGGGTTCAACTTCGGGTTCACCAATGTTTTCAACTTCTGGATCCTGTTCACCAAGGTTTTCAACTTCGGGTTCAACTTCGGGTTCAACTTCGGGTTCAACTTCTGGTTCAACTTCGGGTTCAACTTCTGGTTCAACTTCGGGTTCAACTTCGGGTTCAGGTTCGGGTTCACCAAGGTTTTCAACTTCGGGTTCAACTTCGGGTTCAGGTTCGGGTTCACCAAGGTTTTCAACTTCGGGTTCAACTTCGGGTTCAACTTCGGGTTCAACTTCGGGTTCAACTTCGGGTTCTGGTTCGGGTTCAACTTCGGGTTCTGGTTCGGGTTCAACTTCGGGTTCTGGTTCGGGTTCAACTTCGGGTTCTGGTTCAGGTTCAACTTCGGGTTGAACTTCGGGTTCTTGTTCGGGTTCAACTTCGGGTTCTGGTTCGGGTTCAACTTCGGGTTCTGGTTCGGGTTCAACTTCGGGTTCTTGTTCGGGGTTGTTAGTTTTACTAATAAAAAACGAATCTGTAAAAGGATCTTCTAACGGTACAGGAGTAGGTGGTCTAGACATAACTGGTTCATCAAAATGGTTATATTCAAATTTATCAAATGATAATGTATCCACATGAGTTTTTATTCTAGGTGGCAACTTAAACTCTGTGGCTGGAATAGTTTCTTCTGGAGGTACAATTTCATTAAAACCAAGTAGTTTTTTTAATCTAAAGAACGAAGACTGTTTTTTTTTATTTAACAATGATCCATTGTTTTTTTTATTAAAACAAAACCAACTATTTGTATCTTCTATCTCATTATCTATTTTTGATAAATCATCATAAATATACGACTTCCAGTTTAAAAAATTCATTCTTAATAATTAAAAATATTTTAATTTTTAAGGAAATTTTAATTATATTAACGCGCTATATTATATTATATCAAGATCCACCTGGTCGTGGTGCTGAAGGTTTTCGAGTTGGGGCATGTGGCATATTTCCAGACCCACTTGACAACAAAGAATAAGGAGGGTAATATCCATCTGTTGGAGGAACTTGACAATGAGGACCTTGTTGAGGAAGTGGTGTATTGTTCCAAATCATCATACAAGATTGGCCAGGTACATTGCACTGGTTTCCAAATTTTTGTTCGTTACCTATATCATTGACTAATGGTTTGCCTCCGCTATAAATAACACCAGCTTCAGCTCCACTGCATGTATTTGGTGCACCAGGAGTACTCATGTTAATAAACTGTTCTGCAGTAGATGTTAAAAAGCGTTTGCTTAAAGTACCTGCATTGTCTTGAAGATACTGACGAAGTTCGTGACCTGTTCGTACTTTTCCATTTTGAGATGCATCGTTAATAAGATAACTGTATAAATCAGAGCTTGGACGGTAATCAGTCATATAATAAGCAGGTTGTTTATAGCTAAGAAACTGGTTACCCAAAACAGTTGTTGGTACAAAATTATACTGTTGTAATGGATTCATCTGTTATTTTAAATATTTATTTTATTTTTAAAGTAAATTAAAATAAATAATTAACCTTCATTGAAGATTCGTCATGTTGATTCGTCATTATGATTCGTCATTATGATTCGTCACATCTGTTCAAGTTTCGTCACGTTGATTCGTCATTATGATTCGTCATCTGTGACCTCGATGTATTCAACTTCTTCCTGCTCTTCGGGACTTGAATTAATAATCTTTACTTCTTCCTTAACAACCTCTTTGATAATTTTTTCAGGTTCTTTTTTAACTTGTTTTTGTTTAGTTTGATTTGAAAGGTATTGAGTGATCTTCCTAAGCTGTTCATCCATGAGTTCAATTTTTTTATTGAGATCTTCATTATCTGGTTGTTGTAACGTTTCCTTTTTCATATTAATTAAGTCTTTTCTTACATTTTTTATTTCCTTAAGTGCAAGAATACTAACACCTACAGCAGCACCCGCACATACTAGAGGAACCCATTTAGCAAATGCACTTATTCCCACCTTTGATTCAATTACATCGGTATTTATAGTTTTTTTAATTCCAAATTCAGGAACCTTCTTAGAATTCATTTAAGTAATGCTTACAATTAATTTTGTTTTTTTAAACGCTTTTACATTAAATTAAATAACAAAAGTATAACAAATATGATAAAAATTATATACAACGAAATAACATTTTTAGAAAAATTAAACTTTTGTTTGTCTTTAAGCTCAGTCAATTTTTTATTTTTTATATGAAGTTTAAGTTGTAATAATACGTTATTATCATTTGGCCATAATGTTTTTGTAATAAATGAAAAAGCAACCGCCGAAGAAATACCGTTTTTAATAAGTATGTCATAAAGATTATCTACAAAAAGATCTTCATTGTTATTAGCATAAATAATGTTTTTACTAACAACTTTATAATTTCCTAAAATGACGTCTGGCTCATTTACGATTTCTGCTGTAATATTTTCTACATCCAACGGATAATAATAAAATTCAAATCCAGATCTAAATAAACAATCACTTTGTCCAGGTGAAGTATACTTACTATTTTCACCAGATTGTGTACCAGGAGCTACTGCAAATCGTTCGAAACAAGCACAGCTATTACAAATGTCATCACTACCTGGAATTTTACTTCCACTTAATGGAGGAAGTCTTAAAAATTTTATATTTCCATATTCATCAGTAGAACCTGGTATTGGTACTATAATATTCATAAAAGTCGTAGTTACATTTTTTTTAGAAGTAGTAATACCATTAGGTACAGTTACTGTACAAAGATCAACATCTCTTGAACATTTTCCTGAAAGTTCGAAGTCCTTACATATTTTATTAATATTTTTTAGGTCTCCAAGGTGAGAAGTATTTTTTGCACAAAGTTCTTTATTTGCACATAAAAATGTATGCTCTGAGCATGTATCTACCAGGTAATCATTGACTACTTCTGTAGTTTCGTAATCTACATATTTTCTTCTGGATTCCATTTACTTTCTCCAATTATTTAAATTTTCCAAAAAATGAAACTTTCTTCTTCTTTTTGGTTAATACCAGAACAGCTCCAAGTAATAATAATACAATAACGATAATTACCCACAACGGAATACCACTATGACTTGAACCAAAATTTGAACGGCTTCGTGCTAAAAGACAATTGCTATTATTAACTTCATTATTTTTTGCACAAGGATTTAATGGTGATATTGGGTCATATGAGTCTTCGTTAGGTGCAAGGTTCCAACATACATGTTTACCAGTTTTCTTATCAATTTGACTCATATACGTACTGCCACATTGATCACATGACATGCTAGTAACTTTTTGATTATTTCTCCATAGATTGTTTTTGTCTATACCCTTTGTATACTGACAAAACTCACCACCACCCAATGAACTAGCTATACACTTTGATGGTATATTTTCATCTACACAACAAGCCGACATTCCCTTTCCAGAATTATTTATATACCCTGGTGTACCATCACCATATATACAACCACCTTCTGGAACTTTACCTGTTTCATCAGTTGGCTGCTTTACACACGAGCCTGGTGGTACTTTTATAGGATCAGGTAAACATCCTGAAATAGATTCTCCAAATTTACTTTTATTAAGTAATGCAGGCATATTTAGTAAAAGTAATTAATATTTTTATTTTAGTTTAATTAATTAATCAAAAGACTCTTCTTCAGCAATCTCATTGATTAGGTCAATTCCCATAATAAATGATGTTTGGTATATTTTTCCTTGATTGTTATTTGGATATTTCAATTTAAGATTCTTTTGAACATTTAAATCGTAATTACCAAATACACCGAGATAATAATCTGTAGTAAACTTGTGGCGCTCGAGATTACACTCTTTACAGTGATCATTAAATGCTTCAACAAAAGTTCTCTCTCTACAATAGTACCCTTTACCTAAAACCAATTTTCCTGAACTGATAAAGTGTTCCAATGAATGTGTATTCTGGGCCATATCTTGCTGAGTATCACGAAAGTACTTCGGTAAACTCGACCAAAAGTCTTTACCCTTAAACTGAGTAACTGCACTGAGATATGCACAAGCTGATTTTTTCATAATTGAAGGAAGTTCAGTGTTAAGCTTATTGTCCAAATCAGAGTCTTTGTCAGTTACCTTTTTATGAAATTTAGCAACAACCAAACGCCTAGAAATACTTCCAGAGTTATCTGTATAATTGGGAGGTTCATTACCAGCAAACAAGCCAGGTGTTTTCCATTCTATATAAGCAGATTCCTTGTATTTTTCAGGAAGTTGCATATCACCTCCCTCAATAAGCAGCTGAAACTCAGATTGTTCCAAACAAAGATCACCCTTTATCTCAGGAGCTAAATACAATAACTTGTCCTTCAAAGAACTCAAACCAAATTTCTTTTCAATGTTATTAGAAAGCACACCTACGTCACATGTTTCATAAAACTTCTTAACCAATTTGGTAATGGTACTTTTACCACTTCCAGCAACACCCTCCAAAAACAAAGCAACCTGCCAATTATCAAGTTCACCCAAGTTAAAAAATAAACGTCCTACAAAAACATAAAGCCATCTCGATACTTCCTGGTCAAATCCCTGGTAATCAAAAATACTTTGAAAATTTGGAGTTGGAATATTGTACCAATCATCGAGTTCATCAAAGTTATTAAATTCCATATTAAAAAATTTACTAGCAACAACATTTATATCTAAACTGTGAACAAGGTCGGAGCCGTATTCGTAGAAGTGATCAATGTAAACTTTATTTTTAGGATCCCATTCCATACAATTGTAAATTCCATTTTTAAAAGCGAACACGTGACGATTCTTTTGAAGATCAGTAATACGGGGATCTTGGCAATTTTCCAAAAAGTCCGTTGCATTTTTAATATTACCAGCATTACTTGTTAAATTGTGCCATTGACGATAATCAATACAGTACTGCGTTTTATCATAAATAAAACTACGAATAGTCATCTTTTCCTTCCAAGCGTGTGTGAAGTACCCGTTGTAGATTATTTTTTCATAAAGCGAACACTGGTACCTTTGCAAACCAGAAGTATAAATGCTATCTAACAAAAAAAGAAGCAAATTTTGAAAAGGACTATTCGTTTCAATATTAGGTTCAAGAAAACGAAGTAATCCAAGATCGTCCTTGATATTTATGTTTTCATCAGAGTGACTGTTAACGATGATACAACCCATTTTTAAAATTTTAACGGAGTAATCAATTGATTCAAAAATTTTATTAAATATTTTTTGAAACTCTTCAAATCGATCATCTGTACTGTTTTTATTTATAATAGATTGTTGCAAATAAACAACGTTATATAAACATTTTTTATAATTCGTATTGAGTTCTTCATATGTAAAATTAGTATTTAGTCCAAAATTTTCAATCGCTCGTTTTATAAAAAAGGTTATATCTTTATTGTTGTTGAGTATCCATTTATTGTTAAATGAATGAAGATACTCTACCAATTCATGGTCTGTACTGTTTTCAAACCTTGTCTTAATACCAACTATTTCTTCATAGTTGTTCATTCTGGTTATTAATATTAATTTATTTAATTTTTTAAGTAAATTAAAATTAACATGACTTACTTTGACGAATTATCGTAAACTAATGAGCAAAATGTACCATAGTCCATCTTATCTAAAAAAGGAAGACCCCCTGAGTCGTTATATTCTAAAATCATACACCATAGGTACCATAATTGATCTGTATAAATCACTGACCAGATATCAAATGTGTGCTTTTTTTTATTTTTACGGGGATTTATTGTATTTATTAAGTCCTCACGCTCTGATTGCTCTGAGTCTGTTAAATCTGCTGTATCTGGGTTTTCTGGGTACAGGGGGTAATATTCATTTAAAATATCCATTGATGAATTTTAAATCATTATTACTACGATTCTTTAAATAATATTAAATACTTAGTTGTTTAAATTGGTCTTTAAATTCTTTAGAATAAGTCATTGAAATAGAATGTTCCTCCTTAAATTCAACTGAATCGACGTAAATAAACTTGAAAAGGAGTTCTGCTCGTTCTTCTGGACTAGCTGAATGATACTCCTGGGAAATTGCAATGGTATTAAAAAAGGAAATATAACGATCTTTCATGGAACCCTTGTTGGGTGCCACTTTACGTTTAGTTTTAACAACCTTAAGTGTTCCAAATGGTAGATTGCATCTCGTAACATTACTGGTCTTTAACTTTGGAACAACCTCCTTGTACAGTATTTTCTTCTTCTTGTTAAGAACCTTCAATTTTTCTTGTGTTATTTTTATTGTTTTTGATAATTCTGCATACTCCTTAACCTTTTCAGTAACGTCACTTAGTTCTTCCGCCATTTATTTAATTAAGTATTATTTCCTTAAATTAATTAATTTTGATAAACCTGATAATTTGGACCAGGTGCAGCAACCCATGAATTATTTACTGAACCGAATGTAACTGGTATTCCAATATTAGATGGACCATTGAACAAAGGTGTAATAGTCTTATCCATTGGTATCAAAGGAATTGGGCGCTCTGAGACGGTTGTTCCGTATGGCATGCTACCAAGACGAGTAAGTGGACCAATCTGCTCAGAGGGGGCCAAGTTAGTAAATGCAGCCATTGCACGAGATGCGCTCTGTGAAAGTGCGTTGTTATCGGCATTGGAAGATGGTTTTGGAAGAAGACTGGAAGCAGCAAACATTGGAAGATCCTTAGCACACTTACTTAACTGAGAAGCACGCTCGTTGGAATATGCTACAGGTGCAAATGCGGAATCGTTAAGATATCCCAAGTTGTCTACATAACCGTTACCATTCTTGTTTGTATAGCTAGCTGAAGCACCTGGAAGAGGTACACCTGCCTGAATTGGTGTGGGTGAAATGTTTTGAGCAAGTTCTAAATTTTGTTTAGATGGATTTAAATAGTTTGCAAGATCGAGGTAGTACTGAGCACCCATTTTGTTTACCTGTGCGGTACTTGTTCCAACATTCATAACAACGGAGTCCTGGTAATTTTCAAGCGCCAAAGTGTTACTTAATGAATTACCAGGTGTCATAGTTGTTACTTCTGTGAAACTTGATTTATTTACATTTACAATTGTAGCTACAGCTAAAATAATCGCCGCTATTGTAAAAACGGTGCATCCCATTATTTTGGCCATTTATAATAATAATTATAAATATTTTATTTTTCAAAATTAATTAAAAAAAATTGATGATCTCTTTAATTTCAATTTCATTATCTGAATCGTCTGTTTCGACGGGGTCCTTAATAAATCCAAATGATTTAACCTTTTCTACTTTTCTGTGAACCTTTGCTGAATGCATTTCCCATACAGTAAAACTTGAATCCTTCGAAAACATTATGTACTTCAATTGAGAAATACACTCGATTGATTCGTTTCCTAAAGAACTGAGTTCTAGTTCATTATTTTTTCTATCAACAAATAATATATTCTTGTTAATTGTAAAATTCAAGGTTGAATTGTTATCAGTTGTTAATGGTGCCTTTATAAATTTGTTATACATATTGGTTACATTTTCAAGTGGAATACTCTTTCCAAACCAATCGTTAGACTTTTCAAAAATATGGTTCATTACATACAAATCGAGAGTACTCAAAAAATTGTAAACTTCTTTAGAGTATTTTGTTTCAGGACTTATAAATTCCAATTGTATGTTTTTACCGGTAATCGAATTTATTTTCATTTTGGGAAATTGAATTAACAATTCTGCACCTAAGTATTTTACTTTGGATACAAGGTATTCATCGTGTTTTTTAGGCTTTGAAATTTGTAATTTGTCAATTGAATAATTGTTTACTAAGTAATCTGTCATTTACTAACATATTACATTAATTTATTATTCAACAAACGAATTAATTAGAAGAACATAAAAATGAATCAAGATTCTGTAAAGGTGCTCCAAATCCATAATTAATAACTGTTCTGTTTTGATTTTTAAGAATTACATCGTAATCAGGGCGAATTAATTCAGCAGTCATTACTGCTTTACCAGCAGCAGGACCACGTTGACACAATGAATAATATCCATTTGGTCTGTTCTTAAGAACCGGTTGCTGACTTGTTGGAGCATTTGACACTGCCCATTTACCACCTGCAACTCTTCCTGGTAACTGGTTAGCTGAATAGTTTGAAATATTATCAGGAACGATGCGTGTGTATTGTTGAAAACCACCAGCTGCCGGTACTTCCGTACCCAATGCGATACCCCTGCCAACCTGTATTTTTTCAAATGGCATTTCATTTGTTTTAAATTTAACAGATTGTTTATAGTCTTCGAGTTCCTTTTGTCTTGTAAGAGCTAATCCTGGACCTGTACCATTTCCATATTGATAACCGTATCCAGTCGTTTTCTCTTGAGGTGTAAATAAGTTATTTATTTCTGTTTTATTGGGTTTACCCAAGGTTTCACGATCCCTTTTTTGTTGAAGACCTGTAAAGATTTCCATACGCTGTTGTATCATAGAGTCTTCTTGGTACTGTCTAGTTCCTTGTGGCATGTTTTTATTGAGAAACCATTCACCACGATCAAGAGTGTCTTTTGTATATTTTTCGTAATATTCTTTGATGGGTATTCCATTTATTTGGTTGTTGTTGTACAAATTGTTTTTCTTAATGAATTCCTGTTCACTTTGACGATCACCTGATAAATTGTAGTAATCTAAAAAACTATTTTCAAGAACACCTGGTAAAATATTTGATTCACTTGGACTAAACTGATTTATTTCTTTTGATTCTTGGGGTGAAACATCTTGACGGTAATAAGACTCTGAGTCAAAGTATGTTTCTTCAAAAGATTCTTTTTTGTTTAACAGTGTGAAAAGAGTAAGTCCTCCTACCAAGGTCAATGCAATTTCCATTTAATTTATTAAAATATTTTATTTTAAGATTAATTACAATTTACGGCATTGTTCCACTTGTTGGGCTATTGATTCCTATATTTCGACAATAATTCGAATCGAAACGGTAAGGTGAAACATCGTTACGAGAATTGTTATTGTAATTAAAGAATTCACATGTACTGTCCTTAATACTTGAATACTTGGCCAAATTATTTGTGTTGAGTCCTCCTCTTTGAACTTCTGCTAATATTATATGATTGGTTTCTTGTACATTCAGTCCAGCACCCGATAAAGCCCCAGAAGTTCCGTAGTACCAAAGATCTGTGTTATCGATTCCTTCATATGGATTAAAGTACCCGTTATTTGCTAAAAAACGATGATAACTTTGAGCTGGAAAATCATTTACTGACTTAGAAGTTGCTGTGTACGCCGGAATTAATTTTTCAAAATTTACGTCACGGTATACCAGTCCTTCGTTATCGATTTTAGGTACCTTACAATTAAGTGTACCAGGTGGTCCAAGTAATTCCGGAACTGGATCGTTGTTATAAGTAAATTTTGTAATTTGATATTGATGTGGATCTAAAAGATAATAATTAATAGCTTTGTTAAGTTCATAACTCTTGAAATTTGTACCTAAAGGACTGTTTTCCATTTAATTTAATAAAATATTTTAATTTTCAGTAGAATAACTTTTAACTTCCGTTATACCCGACTTGAACAATTTGTTGATATTACTTTTAAGTGCAAATCGAAGATCGTTTGTTTTATAAACACTTCTCGCAAGTGATATAAACGAATCGTCAAATTCTCCCAAAGATTCTTTAATACGTATGAGATCTTCGATGTTCCATAAAATTTGATTGACTTCTTTTAGTTCTTTAATTAATTGTATATCAATTGAATCAATGTATTTTTGTAAATGATTTAATTCCTTTGATATCTGTATTCTTTTTTCAGGGTCTACTATGTTTTCAAACTTAATTTGAAGAATTGTATATTTATCAACCAATTCACCTACAGATACAGGTACCAGGGGATCCATTTACAATTAAAATTATTTTTTTAACAATTATTAACCTCGACGTAATTTCTAAGTTCATCACGAGTACTAATACCACAGCTGAACAAACTCTTCTGGGTTCCATCTGTTGTCTTCATGTTCATTATAATGTGATCGACATTTTGAGTTATTCGTGGATCAACAAATTCCCAACGGTTGACGTATCTCGATGAATCTGCTCCATAATTACGTTGTCCTAACATTATCTTCGTTGGATCGAGGTCAGTTGAGTACTTTTGGTCATCGCGTCCAAGTAAGTTAATGGTTGTAGCCTGTTCATAAAATGTGTTGAGTTCTTTGCTTACTCCCTTGTTTGGAATAAATACTTGCTGGGGGTGGAATGTGACTTCAGTTACTGTCTTAGCACTTTTGGTATTTTGAAATACAGGTGCTCTCAAGTTAAGTGAGTCGTTATCTATGTATTTAATGCTGGTTGTGTTGTTTCCTAAAAATGGTGTTGTGTTATAGGGAACTGTGTATATTTCTGGAAGATCCCTAAGACGTGTAGGCTCTGAGCGATCATACATATTGGCAACTCCGTATGTTTTAAGATTTCCAACTGGTGTGAAACCAGCACTTGATATCTGTGCATATGGATCTTTAATTTGATCCTGGGCATACGTTCTTAATTTTTTACTGGCCGCTGGAATCATTATATAATAATTACAATTATTATTATTTCAAAAAAAATAATAATAATAATTAAATGAATTTAAATTTAAATTTAACAAGCATTCTTTTACATTCTAGAACACAAGCTCATATTTATCACTTTAGAACAAAAAACTTTGCTGAACATAAAGCACTTGAAGCTTATTATACGGGTATTGTTCCGTTATTGGATTCATTTACAGAAGCTTATCAAGGTAAATACGGTTTAATTTCAGGATATAAAAATTACCCCCTTTCACAAGATCCCAAAACTGCGGTCAAGTATTTTGAAAATTTAATAAAGGTTATACAAAAAGTGCGAATACCACCAGATGATCAGTATTTACAAAATATCTTGGAATCGATATATGAATTGATATACAAAACCTTGTACTTGCTTAAAAATCTTAAATAACTTAACCTCCTCCGTTTTCTGTACCAGTTGCTTTTGCAAGTCTTGTAACCAACTTGAACTTCTCTGGGTCGTTGACGAATATACTTGCATACTTGGGGTTTACTAAATTTGTTGGATTGCGATAACAAAAGTGTGCAAATCCCTCTTGATCATTTGGAATTGTATCAACTGGCATTGGAGTAAATCTTCCTTGTGAGTTTCCTTTATGAAAAAGAAGATCATCAACACGCATTGAAACAGTTGTTTCTTGTGCATCTGTCATTAATAAGTCATTACTTACTCCATTAGTAGAGTCTCCAACATTCACAGTTCCGTAAAATGTTGGTGCGTTGTCATATTCAGGTACTTCTACAACACCCATTGGATTTGAAACTGTTGGGTATCTACGTTTGAGTGGCCCGTGTGGAGGACCTTGATAAACATAAGAATCGGATCCAGCAACCAAAGTAGCATTTTCTAAATTCCAGTCGTATCTAGATCGATCGGGTAATGTATAATCCATTGGAAATCTTTGTAACGCAAGACTTTGAGGATCGCTTGGATGTACGGGCTTGACAATACTTCTATTGGGATCAGGTGGTGCTATTATATTAGGTGATGAATCACTTACCTTTAACACAGTTGTATTTATTGGAAACTTACTAATTGGCGAGTCTTGTAATAAAACAACTGTATTGTTATCATTTGTTGAATGTGAATCAACGACTATATGTGTTTCGCTATCTACACTTGGGTGTTCTAAAAGAATGATATCACCCTTTTTTAAATTAAAACCACTTGAAACAAAAATTACGTTCTTTACATTTGTTTTTGTTAATCTAATCTCATTGTCAAATGCATTTGATATAAGTGTATTACTTACATCTTTAAAATTACTTATATTTGTTTTGAAAAGTATTGTAATTGATAGTATTATAATACTAATTCCAAAGTAAAATGGATTTCTTTTTGCAATTGAAAGTATTAATCCTATGATTATACTTATCAACGCAATTAAATTAAGAACTTTGATATATTTATTGACATCTCCTGGCTTAAATAAGTTAAAGTTGTCCAATGAAAACAAATCAACAAAATTGTCTAACCAAAATTGAACCATTATTAATTATCATTAATATTATTTTTTAATTATTATTATTTATAATAAAATTAATAAGACCCATTGTTTCTGGAGGCATTTGAACAACTTTATTACCAATTGTAAAAAATGTAACTATGTATTTCCAAATAGCATTTTTTGTTTTTGGTGTCATATCAGGCCAAAGTTTTTCTATGTTCATGGAACTTAATAATTTTGGTTTATCTGCACTTATAAAAAATTGTTCGTCTTTTATTGCTATTTTTTCAAGATACGGAATTGACCCAATCATAAAATCACTACAAGGTTTTTTACTATTTGCCTTACATATAGTTTGAAATAAAGTATAATTAACTTTTATTTTAGACTCGCCTGGAAATAATTCAATGAGTTCTCTAAAGAACTCATCGACAACCTGATTAAAAATCTTAACATAAGAAACATCCATTTATCTTTATTTTATTAAATCTTTAAATTAATACTCAAAAAATAATATAATATTATTATAAATGGAAACACCAAAAATAACAGAATTTACTCCATTGACTTATAGTATGTTAATAAATAACATAGATATCGCCAAACAAAAAAATGTAAAAAGTCAGTATTCATTTTTGAATTTGGAAAAGTTAGTTCATAATTTTAAACTCGATGAAAATTTTATTTCAAAAAGTTATTATCAAAGTAATCCTGAAATAGCGTATAACTTTCCTCCTAAGGGGCCAATTGAAAAATATTTCGAATGCTTGTATTGTCATCACGTTGGTCCAGATAATCATTCAATTGAATGTATACGTCCATTTGATTCTAGTTTATACCTAACACGTGAAGGAACTAGCATTTATACAAATCACGAACAAGGTACACCTTATAGCCTTGTAGTTTTGAAAAGAGGTCAAAAAAAGGTTATTTCTAAAAGTATGAAAACAGATAAGTTTAATGATTCCGTTGAATTGGTTTATTCATCAAATGATAAAAATTGTATAATTAGAATTTCTAAAAATGGTACAATAAATATAATATCAGCTTCTTATGACAATGAAAACCTTTCGAATACATTAATCAAAAAAATAAATGAAACGTGTGCTTTAATAACAGAAAATTACAATGCTGACACTTTTAAAATTAATCAAAGTATAACTTATAAGTACCTTTTATTTGCACAATTTAATTTGTTTCCACCTGAAATGAAAAATGACTATTACATAAATTTGGATCAATTGGATATTCTTTTAAAAACTGCTTTGAAAACTAAAATAGACTATACAATTTCAAAGTACGAAGTAAACTTGGGTGACAAATTTAGTAAAAGTAACAAAATGACTAATCCTACAATAATTTTTAACATGAACAAAGACTTCTACAAAATTAATGTAACGGTATATAAACGCGGAAGTGTACAATTGAGACTTTCTTACATTGATTCAAAGAATATGGATAATAACAAATTATCTTTTGATTTGCTTAAACAAGGGTACAATTTATTAAAAAAAATATTTAACGGAATGGCGATAATAGACAGTGAAAGTCCTCAAGTTAAAAAGGGAATATTAAATATGGTTGACGGTAAACAACCAAAAGTATGTGCTGATCGCGGTGGTTTAAGACCTAATCCATATAGTTTTTATGGAAAATGCTCTGACACTCAAAGTTATATTCGTCCAGAAGGTAAAAACCGTGGTGATGGAACATTTGAACCGTGTTGTTACAAGTTTAAAAAGGGAGGTAAAGACTCCGAGGAACGTTATCGTGACATTTTACTCAACGGTTATCCTGACAAATTAGCAGGTAAGTACTGTGAAGATATTCCAATTCCTGATAAAAAGTCAGCTGTGTTTATTCCTGGAACTAATATTATTGAATCGAGAAGATTCAAGGGTCTTAATGACCTTTCAAAGAATGAATTATTAAATTGCATTCAAGACTCAGGATACATTCGTAAAAAAACTAAATTCGACAGTTACTCAGTTTTTAAAGAAACTGTACTTAAAAGTTATTCAAAGTTTAACAATTCATTAAAAGAATTACCGAACCAGGGAGCAACGAGTCTCACTACAACAAGCATAAATAATTTATTATCACAAAGATACATTGTTACTCCCATAAATGAAAACACATTAAATGTTATACTTTATTTTAATGAACTTGGTGAAAGTTATTTCATAAATTTAAATAAAGACGTAATTGGTTCTACGTTACCGGTTATAAACAAATTAGCTAATACCGTACTTGAAGGGTATTTATATCCATATGAAAATGAACTTGTTTTCTATCCAATTGATATACTTTATTTATCAGGTAAAAATGTAATGAATTTTCCATTTTTAGGTAAAAGTGACTCAAGGTATAATTTATTAATGAATACGGTAGAACTCATCGATTCAATTAACCATGAATTACTTCAAATTGAAATAAATAACCGTTTTGACCTTGACATTGTTAACGGTTCAAAACATTATCTCGAGTCATTTGGGGATGTTTCAGGATTACTTTTCATTCCTCTAAGTAAAGAATACACTCCTGGAATTGTTAATAAAAATTTATTACTTTGGAATGACACCCGAGTGGAGTCAAACAATACAGTATCATTGAATGTAACAATAAATTCCGGTAATAAATGGAATATATCATTTAATGACAAAAAGATAAATTTAATTACTGATACTATAGAAATTCCAGTATCACTTGTTAACAAGCAGTCAATTAAAAACGGTGACATTGTTTTATTTGAAATTAACATAACAACAGACCAAACAATTAGTTCAAGAAAACCACTCATTCCAATTTCAAAATTGGATGAACACATTAACGATTACACCGATATTCTTAATATACTTAATTCTATAATTCACCCATTATCAAGAACTGTATTTACAAATTTAAAAAAAACAATCAATGGCCTTACAGGTTTTGAAATAAATGATAGCATTTATTATTTAGAAAATTTAAATAGCCCTCTTAAAAAAATGTCTTAACAGTAAGTTGTATTTTGAAGAATAAGTATAAATATTTGACTAATTGATTTCAAAAATGTATCAAAATTAATATCACTTGGTCCAAGATATTCACATTCGATTTCGTATGTTTCATTTTTACTTTCTGCGTCTGCTATACTTGAGTAACCTGATTTTACAATTGTACAGTCTAGTCTCCATAAACTATTAATATTAAAGGAGTGTCTATTTTTTATTCTAATGTTATTTGACTTGAACGGAATAATTACATTACTTACAGTTTCATTAGACAATGCAAGTTTGAATTGTAAGTTAAAAAACTTTGAATTATCTGAAAATATTTGAGTAATTCTCGTTTTTGTTTGATTTGTTATTAATTTACCATCTAAAGTGTACGTACTTTTATTATTGTCTTTTACTGTATCAACAGTAGTATTTGAAATTGATTCGTTAAAATTTTTTGATAAATAATCCAAAAGGTAATAAAAGGTAAATTTATCAACACTTGAATCCTTTTTTCCTTTTTTGATAATTCTAAATTCCAGTTCAAGTCCATTTTGAAAGTTGTCATATACCGATTTTATGTTTTTAATTTCATTTTTATTAAAAATAAGTCCGTTTTTTAATATACATGTAATAAGATAATTTGTAGAAAAAACTGAAAGAATATTTTTTAAATTATGTTCCATGGCCGGTTTTATTTTATCCAATGTAAATGGACTGTTTATAAAATTCCAAATACTCATAATAGATCCCAATGAATTTGCTGTTTTGTTGGGTCTTGAACGAATTAATTTAAACTTACCTGATCGATAAGTAAATTCAGCAACGTCACCATCAAAAATATTTCGTTTATTTGCATCAGTTGGTTTGTACGTCGCTGGTGTTCCTGAACCTGGTATTGTAAATGGATAATCAGCCTTTGTAAGCAATTGCCACTCATTTGGTTTTATTATCTTTATTTTAAAATCCATAGTTTGGTGTTCGAGTGGTTTCCATTTAAATTGAACATTGTCGTGTCTATTCCATGGAGTGACTGCTACATACGGCGTATCAAATGGTTGTAAAATAAGACCGTCTGCAACGAGTTTGTTTTTTCGGGACTTGTTTGTTGAATTATTTACATAATCGTAAATATCATCTGTTTTGAGAATGTCTGTTACTGGAAACCACTGTTTGCTAGAAAATATTAAATTACCGGATGGATACTCCTTAAATAAATTATCAATACAATAATTCACGAGGTCATAACGAGTGTAATAATTTTTTTCCATGAATGACTCGCCATTATAAAAAAGTACATCGAAAATTAAAAATTCAAAAGTATCGTTTTTAAATTTAACAAGTTCACCGTCAAATAAGAAAGGTTTCGTTGTTATTCTGGGTAATCGTTGTCCATCTGGCAATTGAAAAAAATAAAAATTAAGACTACGGTCTATGAAATAAACTCCGTTGGAACTTAAAAACAATAAATACCTTTCTCCATCTACTTTTAACGTAATGTAGTATACTAATTTTTGATCGTGTATTCTAAATAATTGTTTAAAACAATCATTTTCTAGTGTAACAGGCATTCCTCCAATAAATTCCGTATTCGGTAATTTGGTTAAGGTAAGGTATTCATTTAAAACATGAAGGTATTCAGGGTTATTTTGGCCTTCCCAAAAAACAGGAACCTGTATTAATTCCATTATTTAAACAAATTATTCTTTTTTAAGAAACAAATAATTTATTTAAAGTTATAAAAGTATAAAAAGTAAACAAAAACATGGATTCATTCAAGCTTGATCCAGCTTTCATTAAGAACTTTTCAACAAAACAGGCTCCATTTGGTTTTAATGGACTTGGTGAACTTGTTTATATGCGTACTTACAGTCGTCTAAAGACTGATGGAACCAATGAAAAATGGTACGAAACAATTCAACGTGTTGTTGAGGGAACTTATAATTTACAAAAAAAACAAATAGATCAACTTTGTTTGGGATGGAACCCAGAACAGGCGCAAGCAAGTGCCCAAGAAATGTATACTCGTATGTTTGAAATGAAGTTTCTTCCACCTGGACGAGGTCTATGGGCTATGGGTACTGATATTGTAACAAAAAAGGGTCTGGGTGCAAGTCTTAATAATTGTGGATTTATTTCAACAAAAAATATTGAAATCAAGGACTCTTTTGCAAGTCCTTTTTGTTTTACAATGGACATGTCTATGCTTGGTGTAGGAGTTGGTTTTGATACAGAAGGTGCTGGTAACTTTATTGTACAAAGTCCAAATGTTCATTCAAATTTTTTTGTTGTTCAGGATACTCGTGAGGGTTGGGTAGACTCACTGCGTGTACTTTTAGATGCTTATACTGGAAAATGGGGTTACAACAGTTTTGATTATTCCCAAATACGTCCAATTGGAATACCTTTAAAAACGTTTGGAGGTGTATCAAGTGGACCAGGTCCACTCATCGAACTTCATAAAAAGGTAATTCAAGTGCTTGATAAAAACATTGGGGCTCCAATTACGGTTACTACAATTGTTGATATCATGAATTTAATTGGAAAGTGCGTTGTATCTGGTAATTTAAGGAGGTGTCTCCCCAAGGGAACTTTGGTTCATGCACAACATGGTCTTATTCCAATTGAATCTGTCAAACCTGGAACAATGGTCCATACTGCATCTGGATTAGCTGAATGTGCTGAATTACTTTACCAAGGTTCTCAGGAGGTTATTACCATTTGCACTGAACTTGGTGAATTTGAGTGTACCGAAAAACATAAAATCGCTGTAATGGATTCGCATGGATACACTTGGAAAATGGCTTGTGAATTACTTCCAGGAGACCATCTTGTGTTTCCTGAACACATTGTTTCAGGTACGGTAATGACTTTGGACACGATTGAATCATTTGGAATGATTGGACGTTTAAGTGGAAATATATCGAAGGGCGTTGAAGTAATTAATTCAATGTTTGACTATCTAATCAAAGACTTTTGTAAAAAGGGTCTTTATGTACCCACGTTGGTATTAATTGGATCTCCAGAAGTTAAAGAATCATATCTTAATGGGTTGTATGAAACAAATCACAATAAAACATTTGATTCCATCGATTTTGCAAAACAACTTCAGGCTCTTCATGCTTCGTTGGGACAACCTGTTAAACTTATTAAAAATGAAAATAATGTAAGGCTCGAAAACATGAATAAATCAGGTAAATTGACTCCAATTAAATTTACAGGTATCTTAAGGACTGGTAAGGTGTGTGAGACATATGATATTTCTGTTCCCGGTGCAAATGAATTTATAGCAGCTGAAGGACTTCTTGTTCATAATACTGCTTTGATATCATTTGGAGCAAAAGACTCCACTGAGTTTATGGATCTCAAGGATTATTCTAAAAATCCTCACCGTATGGAATACGGATGGACATCGAACAATTCCATATTTGCAGAACTTGGAATGGACTATACCAATGTAGCTGAACGGATATGTATCAATGGTGAACCTGGATTAGCATGGCTTGGTAACATGAGGAATTATTCCCGTATGTGTGATCCACCTGACAACAAGGATTATCGTGTTATGGGAGGTAATCCTTGTTTGGAACAGTCCCTAGAACACTCTGAGCTTTGTAATTTGTCTGAGAACTTTCTTAACAGACACGACTCACTCGAAGACTTTTTACGTACTCTCAAGTTCAGTTATCTTTATTCCAAAACAGTAACGTTGTGCAGTACACATTGTGAAGAAACTAACCGTGTTCAGTTACGAAATCGTCGTATTGGTTGCAGTGTATCTGGAGTTGCTCAATTTCTCGCTAAACATGATCTCCATACACTCAATCAATGGCTAAATAATGGTTATTCCGTAATTAACAGCTGGGACAAAGTTTACTCTGAGTGGCTTTGTATACCACGAAGTATCAAGATGACATCTGTAAAACCATCTGGAACTGTTTCATTGCTTGCAGGTGCAACACCTGGAATGCATTATCCTGAGTCTCGATTTTATATCAGGCGAATGCGTTTGAGTAACATTAGTCCATTGTTACCAAGTCTCAGGGATGCTGGATATCCGGTAGAACCTTGTTTTGGCTCTGAGAATGACACAGTTGTTGTTGAAATACCTATTGACGTCGGTGAGGGTATCCGTACAGTAAACGATGTATCTATGTGGGAACAGTTGTCATTGGCCGCTAACATGCAACGTTGGTGGGCAGATAACCAGGTAAGTTGTACAATTACTTTCAATCCAAAAACCGAAGGATCACAGATTGCAAATGCATTAGATTACTTTCAGTATCATCTCAAGGGTATTAGTTTCTTACCAAAGTGTGATTTTGGTGCTTTTCCACAGATGCCTTATGAAGAAATAACTGAAAATGAATACCAGGTTAAAAGGGATTCATTAAAGGTTCTTAAGATTTCAACAATGTCTCAAGACTCTGAGGGAGAAAAGTATTGCGATGGAGATTCGTGTGTTAGAAATTAAAATTAAATTAATTTATTAATTAAAGTTAAATGAATTATTTAATAGAATCTATATTGGTTGGTATTTATGCAACTATTTTGTATTTTATTTTAAATTCTTTTAATCTTAATTACACCGTTTTATTGTTTTTATTGGGTTTTTTGAAACATTTTCTTGGATATTACCTAGGTATCCAAAGTGTTTACTGTGGATTTTATAAACAGGGGTCCAAAGCGGTTAATAATTTTATTTTGGTACTTTTAGAAAGTACCCTTGAAGGAATTTTATTTATCGTTTTAGGAACATTGTTAAAAACAAAAATAAACATAAACATTATTCCATTTGTTATATCATTAACGATACATATAATTTTTGAAATTACAGGGGTTCATTCCTTTTTTTTAAAAAACCGTTGTAAAGATGGGTAATTGTTTTGTAAAAAAAATACACCCCGATGAATACGAATACGGAGATTTCTCTTTTGTACCAGATCGCATGGAACGAAGGTCTTTGGAAATAGACCTTCCTGTTCTTGATAAAGAACTTATTAACGTTCCTTTAAATGAAAATATTAAATGGAACACACTCGATTGGATATTTTTAAATAGTCAATTATATCAAGCACATACAGCCGAAACTTACAACAGAAATATAAAAAACATTGAATTCATCAAAAAATTCGGTTGGGACTGTTTTGTTAGAAATTATCCTTTAAAATTTAAATAACCAATCTCCATATCGGTGGACGTTGTGTCTGTGTCAATTTCCATATCGGTATTCATTTTATTTATTACAAACAATTTAAAAAATGAATTTATTTTAAAATAAACAGAGAATGAAGATTTTAATGTGCTCTCCGGATTATTATCAGGTTGTTTATTCCATAAACCCATGGATGGGATCAATTGAAGAAAAAGTTCCAGATGCAATGACAGAGTGGTCTGTGTTATATGAAATATTAGCAGAAAATGGTGCTGAAATCTTACTTATACCACCTGTAAAGGGGCTTCCCGATATGTGTTTTTTAGATTGTGGCTTGGTACTCAACGGTACATTCATTCCATCAAATTTCAAACATCCCCAGAGACAACCTGAACGCGAACATTACATCGAATATTTCAGTTCCTTAGGATACAAAATAAAAGAAATATCAGGAAATTTCGAAGGACATGGAGATACACTTTGGAATAATTCTAAATTGTTTGTTGGACATGGTTTTAGAACTGACATTACTGCTCTTACAGAAATTCAAGAAATGTATGACCAAGTAATTCCAATTGAACTTGTAGATCCACGATTTTATCATCTTGATACATGTTTTTGTCCACTTAGCAAAGGTGTAGCTATGATTTATTCACCAGCTGTATCTAGGGAGTCACTTGAATTAATCAAAAAAAATATAAAAGTTTTGATTGAAGTTACATTGGAAGAAGCACTTTGTTTTTGTTGTAACGCAGTCTTTATTAACAATGTTATAGTAATGCCAACGAGTCCGTACACGTTATATAAGACTCTAAAAAACATGGGTTACATGGTTATAATGTTACCCATGAATGCATTTATAAAAGCAGGGGGAGCTTGTAAATGCTTAAGTTTTACGTTTTAAATTCATTTATTATTATTTTACTGTTAATTATTTCTGCGACACATTTTCTTTTTTGAATATAACAAATGTTGTTTTTTACTAAACCATAAGGATATTTAGTAAGTATCGTATCATTGATTATTACAAACTCAATTGGAATACTGTATTTATCAAATATTTCAATATTTTTTTCTTTTAATGAAGAATATTCCATTGATTAATTACAATATTTTATTTTGTTATAAGGTGTAACTAAAATATTTTGTGATCTAAGTACTTCAGTGTCATTCGGTACATTGAATTGTAATGGAATTTGTATCATTTCGTTCAGTCCACCTGAATACATCAATTCATTTAAAGGGCCTTCATTATAGTAAATTGGATCGTACAGATCGCTACTTGGTACGATCTTTTTTATAGTTTTTGAATCGGCTGCAACGGGGTTCACTGGAGGATCGTACGGGTACTTGTAACGTGTATCTAAATTATCGAAATTACCAGTTTCACTAAATCTTGATTGTGTAAATTTAAGGAATAGCAAAACCACTGTAAAGAATGCAAGTAAAATAACTGTGGCTGTTAAATAACAATTCATATATATATTATAACAATTATTTTTTTTAATTTTTAATAATTCCACAATCTTTAGCCCAGTTTTTCATTTGTGTATGATATTTTCCATATGGATACTTATGGTTGTCTTCTTTCCAGTATATATCATTACATGTTGTGTGAGTGATTTCGTGAATTGCTAAAAGTAATATTTTAGAATAATCGTGTATCTTTCCATTTGTTCTAATTGTAAGGTGCATTGACCTTTTTTCAGCAATTTCATAATCCTTTCCATTTGCTAATTTGATTGTTTTAATTTTCTTTGGTTTGTTTAGTCCCAATATTCCATGTTTATTTGGAGTCATTTCTTGTATTGGATAAAGGTTTGTGTCCTTTAGAATAATACTTTCGTTATTTAGCACCTGCTCAAAGTGATTATGTAAACATGGAATATGAATATCAAATGTGTGAATTATTCCATAACCAATTGAATCATTTATCCATAACTGTGGATTTTTACATAAATAAATAAGTAATTTATTAAGGTCTCTTCTAACTTTAGATAACATTATAGCAACTTGTAACTGTTCATCAGGTGAACCTGTGTTGTATACTTTGTAGTCTAAATTGTCCAATGGGCTTTTTATTTTGATGAACCCGGTGTCTTCTTCGACATCCCAAAAAGGTTTTTTCTTCATTACCTTAATTAATTATTTTATTTTTTTAATGAATACTCGGCTACACATTTATCTCCAGAGTAAACACACTTTGACCCACTTATTCCAACGGATTTCACACATTCACTTTCATTTTTATTGAAACGTGAACATGTATCGTAATTTAACGGGTACATTCCAACAGCAGAAGTTGGAACCTCTACCCATCTAAAATTGTCATTTGGATTTTGAGGATTAATTATTGGCAACTTTATGTAATAAGTATTTCCAGGTTTTTCAATTATTTCTCTAACTACGTACCTAGTTCCAAGACGCGGATGTTCAACTTCCCTAGTTACTTCTACAGTACCAGGGAGACCTGTTTTTAGATTCTTTTCTAATCGATAAACTTTGAAAAGATATCCGTCATATGCATTTTTTCCAAACTTTCTTGTTGATGGATTATACAATACCATTTGGTATTTATCTGGTTCTTCTGGTTTTATTGTAAATTTCGAAATTAAATTGTTATATTGTCTTTGTAATTTTTCATTATAAAAGTTTACTGGGTTCATATTATTATAAAGTTGTAAGAAAAGGTCATTTCCGTAATAGTCTACAATTTTATTTTGTGAAATGTAATTTTCTGGAAAGTATTCTAGTATTTCAGTGATATCTGCTATTTCATTTAATTTTAAATAATCGTTAAGCTCTTTTAGAGAACGCATGAAATAATAATTTAATTCATTTTCAAGTTTGATGTTCTTTTTGATATTTTCATAAACCGGTTTATCGATGTAGTTTAATTTATAATAAAGATCATTAAGGTCGTATAATTCTAATGATATTATTAAATTATGGGTTTTGTAATTATCCGTTATCAATTTTCTTTTATATGCTTGAATAACTTCAAAAATTAAATTTTCATTTAATGTGTGGTACTTTTTAATTTCAACCCGTGTTGGTACTTTCTTTCTTTTCAATAATGCTCGCTTTACTCTTGTTATTAAAAGAATTTTAGATACAACTGTCTTTTTTAATTCGGCGATTTTCTTTTTTACATTTTTAAGATCGTTACCACGAAGTCTATTTAATTTTAAATTTTCTTGTGATATCAAAGCTTCGAGTTCTTTTATTGAAAAGGATTTATAATTTACACTTTCTTGTAAAGGTTGAATTACCGTTTTTGGTTTTTGTTTACGAGTGAGTAATTCATAATTAACATTGACATTTCTAATCAAAATGATTAACTTTTCGTTTGTAAAATTTAAAATTGTACGTGGCCCCATTTGTTTTATTATATTTGATAGTTTATAAGCTGTTAAATTATAAGCTGTTAAATTATAATTGTCAGTTAAATCATATAACAGTAATTCAATTTGTTTAGCCTTTTTTGTTATTATAACGTTTCCAATGAGTTTATACTTGAAAGGAATATCCAAAGACTTTTTTAATAAATCAATTGTTTTTATTCTTTCTTCAATTGTTGGTTTATTGTAACGTTCAAAAAGAACAAATGAATACAATTTTTCATATGTATTCAAAGTTGGTATAATTTCAGGATACGTCTTTAATAAAAAAATAACATTATTCAATTTATTGTAATAGCTTTGAACATCACCGTTTGATATTCTAAAAATTATTTTTTCGATGTCAATATTTTTTAATTTTCGTATTGCTAATTTTCTTTGCCAATCAGCAACGAAGTCTATACCTGGAATCTGGTTTTTTCTATATTTCAAAGGTGGTAATTTTAGACCACTTTGAAGGTATTGTTCAATTTGATAGATTTGATCAGTGTCTGTTAACTTTTTCTTAAGTTCAGTTAGATATTCGTTAAAATCAGTAAATTTCCTAAAAATGTATTTACCAGTATTTTCAATTTTATATAATAAAACCCATATATATTCTACATTCTTTGAGTTTTTTCCATGTAATTTAGAATACAGTTCATTTGTTATAGGCAAAAAAGATTCGTAATAATCGGTATTGTCCAATTTTACATTTGCCGGAACAGGTGCCTTTTTTACAATTACAATAGGTGTTCTTGAATTATACTTAAAAGTAAGATTTCTTGGTTCAAAAGGTATTACACTTTCAAAGGTCTTGTTATAATACATACTAGGTGGAATGGAGTATTTTTCAATTAAAATTTTTTCAAGATCGTTAATGTTAGATGGTAATTTTTCTTTTGGATACTCTAATCCTATAAGAATACTTGTTAATTGGTCTTTGATATCACGTGGTTCTTTTGTAGTTGTTACTGGTATATGATAAAATTTAAGAATATGTATCTTTTTGTTAAATAATTTATCAATATAATTATCAACTTGTATATAATTATCTTTTCCCTTTACGATACAGTCTATAAGATTTGATTTTTCCATGGACAACAAATTATTTTTAATTGATTCAAGTTCTTTTATTTGTGCTTTATCTTTTTCATTTAAAATATTATCATTTTTAGCATTCTTGAGATCTTCTTTAATATAAGTGTAAACAGATTTTACTTCGTATGTAGAAATACCTGGTTTAGTAATATTTAATTTGGTTTTGTAACTCGGTAAATATGGAATAATGAGTTCCCAAAATATTTTCCACTTTTCCTCAAATTTAGGATCACTTTTACTGGGAATTCGCAATTTTAGTTTTAAACGCTTTATTAAATTTTTCAATTCGTTTAATTCGAGATCTTGGTAGTATTCTAAAATGTCTAGTATATCATTGTCAGCAGTAGATTTTTCTGGAACTGATTCCGTTTGAGAATTATAAATGGTATTGTATGCCTTTTTTAATTTGTTAAGTGTTTCTGGATCAACCTTTTTAGAAGATTCGTCTAACAACGCTGAGAATTCGATTTCTTCATTTGTGATTTCAATATTTTCCGTACTTTCTAAAGATTTATTTATTTTAGACAACTCCATTTTAAAAAGTTCAGGATCTATTTTACCACCGTTTAATTCGAGTATTAAATAGTATTTATCACTCAGTAATGTTTTAATTCGTTCAGTATTTACATTTTCTTGAGATTCGTCTAAGGATTCATATCCACTCAATTCTCCAGACGAATCGACCGATTCTGGTTCAGAGTATTCATCTTCTAGATCAGAGTCCATTATTAATAATAATTATTTATTTTTTATAAAATAATAATATTGATAATAATAAATGGATATTATATTATTTGGAGATTCGCGTTGCCCGGCTTGTGTTGCTCAAATAAAATTGTTAAATGCATACTTTAAAAAGCCTTTGAGTATTAAGTACTATGACCTTGGAAAAAAACCACCCCCTTCATTCTTATTAGACAGCAAAAAAAATTATTCTATGCCAACTTGGTATTTTCCAACAATTAATGGTAGAGGTGTTTTTATAAAAGGAATAATACAACCCAAGAAATTTGAAAAATACATCAAGATTTCAAAAAATGGATTTGGAATTCAAACAAACTTTAATCAATTAGAAAAGTACGGAAAGAACTTTGATACAGGTGGTGGTTTCAAGATTCAAAATTCTTGGGAAAACACACTCACCAAAAAATGGGGAAATCCATTGGATTCAGGTACACTTGGAAGAGAACTTGGTCCAGGTAAGAATATTTATTCTAACGCATACTACAACGATATTCGAATGGCTGTTCCAGGTGGAGATCTCTCAGAAGTTTTATATACCAATCGTAATTGTAACATAATCAATAATCCCAAAGCAGCTACAGAAATGACCGGATTAATTTACGATTCTAAGAATCCACAATTAGTAGCAAATCAATTTGGAAAATTGAAAAATAAATCGAACTTTGGAAACCTTTATTCACAAATGGGTCCAAGTTACTCCAATGAAAAATTAATAAACAATCCAAATTTCAATGGAGCAACACAATCGAGTGATCCAAGGCCAAGTAAAGTAAATAATAAAAATATGTATATAGGGCAATTTCCAACATACAAACCTTTAAATGTAGGTGAAGGTAGTGAACTCGTGATTGTCAATAACAAGATAAAAAAAGTTAATTAAAATGTTTTCTACAAACAGGAATATATTTATCACTTCCACCGATATCTAGTAGTTCACTTGGTGAACCACTTATTTTTTTTGTAAATGGTCCATATGTTCCATCATTACATTTATTACAATATGCTCGCAGTTTATCAACTGTATCACACATTGGAATAAGTCTAATCATATCTCCAAACACACTTCTGTTAGAGTCTCCATCTAATCCAGAGACTATAACATGTTTATTAAATTTTTCAACTAACATAATAACTGAATCATAAAGATCTGGAAAAAATTGTCCTTCGTCTATAAAGATGGAATCGTAATCATTAACAAGGTCAAATGAATCTTTTATAAAAGACACCTTTAGGCATTTCATTTTTTGAAGATCGTGTGTTGAAATTTCATTTTGCGAGGAATACCTATTGTCCAAAGAGTAATTAATTACTAAGATATTCTTATTAATTGATTTTGTTGTATTAATTCGTCTAATAAGTTCAGTACTTTTTCCACTAAACATGTTTCCTATAATAAGTTCTAATTTACCTTGCATCGTAAGGATACTTTGTATAAATGGGTTTTAAATCTTTAACTAATTTATTCACATCATAACTTAATGAATCGGTGATATGAATATTACCTGATGTATCATAATTACCATAATTATTGTAAGTAAAATCACCTGCAGCTGGTTCTTTTATCCATTTGTTATCAACAATGTTTTGTAATTGATTGTCATTGAGCAATTGAGAAAATGATCCATCAAGGTTGTATCCGGTTACCTTACAATCTGTTTCTTGACCATTTACACACATTACGTCATTTAACAAAGAAAGTTTACTTACATATAATATACTATTTACTTTGTTAATGTTATTTGGAAGGTCTTTTGAATTTTCTACGTCTTTTATAGCAGTATTCCAATTTTTCATAATTGGAGTGGTATCTTGATAAATACCTGCCTTGAATGAAACTGTATTGTATCTTGTCGTGTTGACAGCTGAAAACACTGATTCATGGTAAAAGTGATTTTCATTATTCACAGATCGATATGTATTGATTGTAATATCAGTTAAAACAAATCCTTCACACAGTGGGTTGAAGTCTTTGAACATACTTATTTTTTCAGAGCTTGCTGCAAAAATAACACTAAGTTCATTTGTTACTTCTAAATTTATAGCTTGTAGAAATGAATTAACAGGTTCGTAGCCATAGTCATTAAATAGTGAATAATTTTCTTTGTTAAGACCACTTGCATTCAATTTGGGTAGATCTTTTAAAACTATACCTGTAAGGTATTTACTTATATTGTCGAAATATTCTTTACTTGAGACAATCGGCCGCATCGCAAAAGACTCTACAGCTACATTTTTTGAACACCATGTTTGATACTCAGAGCACTTGTCGATTTTAGTATACTTATTGATAGTTGTTCCACAGTTATGAATATCAACGGCACGGACTTGTGGAAATGACACTGAATGATTTAAATAACTAGGGTTTTCAGCTGTGTAATAATTAACTTTTTGATTAAACATTTAATTATACTTATTATTTATACTTATTATTTATTTTTATTAAATAATTTTATTATTAAATTTGGATTGTTTATTGTTAATTTCGAATTAATACGGTAGTAATATCCTGGTTCTATAATGTAATATTTATCACCATTGTAAAAGTAATTATTATTTTTTATAGACCACTTGGTATCAGTATAAAAAATATCTCCTGGAACGGTTTCATTTAATTTTGAATTAATTGAATACAATTTTAAATAATTTAGGTCATTAGTATTCATTTTGTATTTTACAATATCATCAGTTAAATATAGTTTATGATAACGTGTGTATATTTTTTTCACGATTATATAAGTAATTAAAATTATAAAAATTATTATCAAAACATGTATAAACATTTAATATAATAGTATAATTAAAATTTATGGATATCCCGAATCAAATTTTAGAATACGAACAACATATTTTTGATGAATACATTTCAAAACGGATTAAATTTATTAAAAGTATAAAAGAATTAAATATTAATAAACTTAATAAAACACAATTATCAAACATGATAAATGATATAAAAATGATAATAGATCCTTTAAAGAATATTATTAATAATATAGATGACTATCTTGAAAATACTATTGATTCATTTAATAACGATCTTTCAACTAGAAGTTTAAATGATTTTGATGAACTTATAAAATATTATATATTACTTTCGTCACTTAATGATTCACCTGATTCACTTGATTCACTTGTTTCAGTAGAATAATCGGTGTCATCCTCTTCTGTATCATCATTTTCAAGAAAATAATTTTTGTCAAATGTATCACTTAATGATTCACTTTCACCAAATATTTCTTTTAACTTGATTAAATTAGATTCACTTAATGACTTTGGAATTACTAAATTAAATCTTATATAGAGGTCTCCAAATTCATTTGGCTTTTTATACTTTGGCATACCTTCTCCTGGAATTTTTCTAATTGAATCGGTAGTGTACAAACAATCTTCAGGATATTTTTCAATACGAAGTACCCGGTTGTCTAGGTGTTTTATATCAAATGACAAATTATACATTTCGTAAATATTGATATTTTTAATATACACCAAGTTGTCTCCGTCTCTTTGAAATTCTGGATGTTCGTTTTCGATAAGTGTGATAACAAGATCTCCTTGTGTGTATCCTGGTAATTCATCAGCTTCCTCCTCGAATCTAATTTGTTGTTCGTCTTTCATGCCCTTTTCAATGGGAATACTAAACTTCTTTTTTTCATCAACTACTTTGTTGTCAATTATAGTTTTTCTTTTGACGTTCAACTTTTTCTTCTTACCAAGATATAAATCTTCAAGGTCTACATTTAAATCAAAACAAATGTCACGTGTCTTATGAACCTTTTTAGGTTCTTCTGGTTCTTCTATCAATTCGCTTTGATTTTCGGGATTATTATTCATCATCTTAAATATATTCTTAGTAACATGTGTTATCATTTTTTCCATATCCATGTTTTCCATATTTTCTTTATCTTCAGTTGACATATTGTTTGCAATTTCGTTTGCCATTTTGAATATATCCATGGTTTAATAATAAGTTATTATCTTAATTTTTATATTAATTATCATTGTAATTTTTTTGTAGATTAATTCGTGTAAAGTGATCTCTTCTCATTCTGTTCGCAACTTGTTCGTTTATTTTCATTTTAATGTGAAAGTGATGATGTGTTTGTGAATCACCATTGTTTAGCATAAGTTGATAATTTGTATTTAAATTCCAGAAATTAACAAACATTTTAATATCTTCAAATAATTGTAATTTGACTGTATCTGGAATATCATGAATTGTATGGTAATGAATTCTAGATGTTATAATTATTAATGGTCTTTTGAATAGGTCATGGTTAAATACAAAATGGTCTGTTTGACTTATGATGTGTTCTTTTAGGGTTCCTCTAGGGTTACATGAATAACATTTTTTTAAGTTTAAAGGTTCATGATCTTTGTCAAAATCACTTGGAATAACACCTCTTATATTTTCCGTTATTCCTGACATTTTTAATAAAAACTTTTAGGTCTTTAAATGTTTTTACCTTAATTATTTAAGTTCACGTTCTCTAGATGCCATCAAACTGTCTAACGTTCTATTTTTATTGTCGTCTCCGGCTTGATTATCACCCATTCCAAATGATCCATTCTTTTGATCAAGGAGTGAATAACTTCCAAATACCTGTTCTTCTTGTCCATTGACAAATGAATAAGCTAAACCATCGTTAGCAGGTGATAAGAAATCTTGCATTTTCTCTTTTAACCACTTAAATGCATTTGCACCCTTATGTACAATTTTTCCATCGTATATAGAAGGAACCTCGTCAATTTCATCAGGAAGCATTGGAACTGCGTTGATATTCACAACATTAAATTTTTTTAGCAATTCAGGTTTTGACTTTAACAACCCGGATATTTTTTGACAATAATTGCAACTGTCCATATAAAAAAGGACGTATTCCATCTTTTGATCAGCCATTTATTAATTTATTTTATAAAAAAACAAATTATTAAACGAAAATTTAAATAATTGCTAATTGTATAATGATTAGTTTTTTATTAGAAGAAGGTGTTATTTCTGTGGCTGCTTTAAGTGGCATTTTTACAACACAAATGATGAGTTCTTTTAAAAGTAATATACTTGATCCATTTACTGAAAAAGTAGTTCCAAGTCACCATCTGGATGACAAGTTTTCAAAGGAACAATTTACAAGTAATATATCTTGGAAACTATTTTTAAGAGACTTTCTAATATGGCTTATAATTATGGTAATACTCTGGGTAATATGGAAAAAAATAGTAAGTAAAATTCAAATTAAAAAATTTTCAAATTAAAATAATAATAGTTATTATTATAAATGAATTACATTTCTCCAGTTGGATATGTCGATCTCGATAATAGTTGTAATTATTCTCTTGATGTAAAAACAACACCTAGTCGTGAAGCAGTAGATCCCAATATAGATTTAGCATTTTATTTCAAAACATATATAGAACCTGTATACGGCCTGGGAAATATAAATGTAATGAATTGTGCTGCTTTTATGAAAGACCTTGAAATGAATTGGTCAAAACTTGACAATGATCTTAAGGACAAGGTTTTAAAGATAATGGTAGATTACATTTTCAAATCTGGTGATTATAATTTTAAAAATGAATTGCTCAAGAAATTGGAAATACCGGTATCTGTACCTCATAAAGTTGTTGAAAAAGAACCTAAAATGGAGTCTAAATCTTCATTTGGTAGCACCGGTAGTAATAATATGATTTGGTATGTATTATTAGTTATTTTGACATTGGTATTTTTATTTTTAATATTTAAAAAATAACAAAAATTCAATTTATCTAAAGGAACCTGTACATATTATATTATTTAAAAGAATGAACTCTTATCTGTTTATGCCGTTTGTTGAAATTGAAGTTCGATTAGGGACTTTTGACAAGAAGTTTGATTCATGTGTCGATCACATTTATTTTCAAAAAATAATAAAAGTTTTAGAAAGTTATCAATGGAAAGATATTGAATACACCGAAACAAACGAAATTATAAATGAAAACATTAAAAAAATCAATGACACCAAGATAATAATGAAAGAAAATGTAATAACAAATACTATTCAATTGAAAAACAGTCCATTTGATATTAGATTTTCAGTAAACCAGGAATTTGAATTATCAACGTTAAGTTCTTTTAATAATCCAGTTATCCGTAACAAAAAAAGAAAGTCTTTTATAAATGAAAACTTTAAATACGACCTCACAGAAGTTGATGAAACTATTAATAACATAACTAAAAAGAAGTATGAAGTTGAATTGGAATTGCTTGTTACTCGAGAAACTTTAACATGGAATAGTGAATATATACATGATTACCTCGAGTGTAAGATTTACGATCTGGTTAATATAGTGGAACCAATGGAACGTGAAAAATTTAAAGTAAAACTGTTAAAATAAAAATAATTTGAATAATTAAATGCAGATATTTGTAAAAACATTAACTGGTAAAACTATTACTCTCGAGGTAGAATCAAGTGATTCCATACAAAGCATCAAAAGCAAAATTCAGGACAAAGAAGGCATTCCACCTGACCAACAGCGTCTTATTTTTGCTGGTAAACAACTTGAAGATGACCGCACATTAAGTGATTACAATGTTCAAAAGGAATCAACTTTGCACCTAGTACTTCGTCTTCGTGGTGGAAAATGACTTAAGAAAAAAATAATTAAAACTGTAAAATGAGTATTCCAAGAGCACTAAGACAACAGGTATGGGTAACATTTATAGGAAAAAAATATAAATCAAAGTGTTATATTCGATGGTGTAGAAATGAAATAGATGTTTTTAATTTTCATGTAGCTCATAATATACCTGAAAGTAAAGGAGGAACACTTACTTTAGAAAACTTACGACCTCTGTGCAGTTGTTGTAACCTGAGTATGTCTAATAATTACACCATAGACGAATGGAATTTATTGGGCAACGAGTACGATTGTTTTAGTTTATTAAAATATTTCAATAAATAAATGTATAAGAGTCAAAATAAATTTTATTATCATCGCAATAATCAATTGGTAACTGATAATAAAATACTTTCGAGAATAAATTCCATTAGAGTTCCACCTGCATGGGTAAACGTGTGGTACTCTTGTAATAAAAATGATCATATACAAGTTTATGGATACGATACTTCTGGAAAAAAACAATACATCTTGTCTCCAGATTGGATATTAAATTCCAATAACCAAAAATTTAATAAAATGAAATATTTCTTCAAAGATCTTGTTTCATTTAAGAAAAAGATAAAACTTAATGATTTTGAATTAAATAAACAAAATCTTATAAATTTGTTATTTAATTTATTACTAGATACCCACATTAGAGTTGGAAATGAAAAATACGCAGAACAAAATAATACATACGGTTTAACAACATTACTTCAAAAACATCTTAAGGTTGATGATAATAATTATTATATATCGTTTCTGGGAAAAAGTAAAATAAAACACCTTATTAAAATTCCAGAAGAATACAACCAAATTATTACAAAATTAAAACTTCGTGATCCATATAAAAAATTATTTCATTATTCAAATGGTAAAACAATTAGTGCAGAACAACTTAATGACTACCTCAAGGAACATATGGGCGATTATACATGTAAAGACTTTAGAACCTATTCCGCTAATACACTTTTCATTAAATTCTTTTTAAAAAATTGTAAAAAACAAAACAACGTTAAAAAGATATTAATCAAAAGTATTGATCAATCTGCTGAACTACTTGGGCATAGTCGCAGTATATCAAAAAAATCATATATAAGTAATCATTTACTTGATTACTGTGTAAATCAATTTGAATCCGCTTGTGTTGCAACCACAGCAGAACTTGTTTCTAAAATCTGGGATCCCACTTCCGCTTCCGGTTCCGGTTCTTGAACATTTGTTTCAATTTCATTGACCAAAGAACTCATGAGATCCTTGTTTTCAAAAATACTATTTACACACTTGCTAACTTTTTTTACCATGTTTGGGTTTTCTTTTAACATTTTATTAACTTGATTTAACATAGTAAAAAGAGTTTCCTCATCGACATTACCGAGATCAGGTGGGGCACCTGCTCTCTTGTTTTTTTTGTCTTTGAGTTTTTTACGCAAACGCTCCTTCTGTGGGTCCATGAATGTAATTTTATTAGTTTATTTTTTTAAGTAACTTAATGTTATTAACATTTCCATCGTTTCTCGCAATTTAAACAGGTTACGAAAGTTGTCATTGGTTCATCTGCTGACCTAGTTTGCATTTGGAAATATGTACAGTTTCTTGATTTGCATTTTCCACATGTAAACATACTTGTTGTTTGTTCTTGTTTCTTTGACAACATCGCCATTTTCTTTTTATTATTAACAATGAGTTCTTCCCACAATTCAGGATACAATAATGTAGGGTCCATTGAAACTATTTTTTCTGGATCGAAATGACCGTTTTCTAATTTACCAAGTACGTATTCTGCATTTTTGTTATAATTAATATTTCCCATAACTTTGAGATACTGTACTTTATACAAAAATTTAAATTGTGTAGATTCCCATCGTCTTTCTATTCCTTTTACTTTGGCTTCCTTGATGGTGTAATTGTAAATACTTTTTTCAATTAATTCATCAAATTTAACAAATTTATCTGGTTTATCTAAACGGTCAAATACCTCTTTAATTTTAGTTCGACAGTGATCACGAATGTTTGCCATTTTTAATAAAATTGATAATTATTACTTTAAGTGAATAAGTATTTTGCTAAAAATGATCAATTAATGGGTCTGTCCAGTGATTCTTCCAAACACCTTGCAGACGGATCTACGATGTTTCCACACCATCTTGGTAACCAAAAATGAGGAATAACTTTAGAATGTTGTGGACCGTAGATACTTTCAAAAATTGTTCGGTAATAATATGATTCCTTCAAAACTGGTTTACAATGATCAAAATTGTTGTCAATATCATTTGGTATAATAGAATCAACGTAATTATTAATTATAGTATGCCATGATTTACTCTTTTGACTGATTCCATCGCTAAATGCCATTTTCGATCTCCAAAGAACTTCACGAGGAAGTAAGCTTTCTGGTTCGAATGCTTTTCTAAGAATGTATTTCTCCATACGACTGTGCATTTTGAATATTGGAGGAATACTTGCAAAGTACCTGGCAAATTCGATATCCAAAAATGGAACACGTGCTTCCAGACCATTTCCACTAATACTTCGATCACTCCTGAGAAGATCAAAATACATAATTTCATCTAATAACCTATTTGCTTCCTTGTGGAATTCTACCGAAGTTGGAGCTTTTCCAAAATATAGATACGATCCAAATTCGTCTGAGCCATCTCCATTGAAGACTACTTTAAAATCAGTAGTTTGGGCAATGTATTTACTAATAAGATAATTTCCAACAGATGCCCTTACAGTTGTTGTATCGTAACTTTCTATTACTTTTATTGTTTCTGGAATAGCATCTAAGAATTCTTGTTCGGTAAGAACAAGTTCGTGATGTGTTGAACCGATAAAGTCAGCTACCTTTTTTGCGTAAAAAAGATCTGGAGAATCTTCCATACCTATACTAAATGTATGAATGTGTCCCCTTGGAAATTGTTTTGCAACTATACTTGCTACTAAACTGCTATCCAAACCACCTGACAACAAACAACAAACTGGACGGTCTGACATCAGTCGCTTGTTAACTGCTTTGTAAAAAAGATCACGAATCTTTGGATAAATTTCTTGTTCTAAAATTATTGAATTGTCTACCACAAAGTTTTTATCAAACCATTTTACAAGTTCTTTGTTAGAATACTTCAACCACGCTCCAGATGGAAACTGTTGAACGTTGTCACAAATTTTGTAAAGTCCCTTGAGTTCACTACAAAAAAAGTATTCACCTGAATCATTCGATCCAAAAAACAATGGACGAACTCCAAAAGGGTCTCTTGCGACATAAATTTCGTTATTAACAGAGTCATGAATAATAAAAGAATACTCACCATCAAGGTTATTTACAATTTTTGAAATGTCTCCGTTAAAATGTTTGTAAAGATGTAAAATAATTTCACAATCACTTTGTGAGCTTGTTTGAAAGTTAAATTCACTTTTTAATTGATGGTAATTGTAAATTTCTCCATTGCAAATAAGTGTAAGATTGTCTAAAGATAGCGGTTGATTACCCAATGGAGAAAGGTCATTTATACTAAGTCTATGAAACCCAAAATGAATATTATTAATTTTAATTAACGCGGAATGGTCAGGTCCTCTTGATTTAATTTGATCAAATGATTCTTTGATACGATCATGGTCGATTGAATTACCAATGTATGCAAAAATTCCACACATTTTATTTTAAAAGAAATATTTCTTTAATACTTTTTAAAATGAACAAATTACCTTTAACAAATGAACAAGTTAACAAATTACCTTTAAAAAGTTTTTTTAACACGTTTGTAGAGATCTTCTTCAATGTTCAAAGTCATTCCAACAAATCGGCTTAACATAAATAGATAATCAGACAACCGATTAAGATAAATTCTAACATTTTTTACGTTACGGTCGATAATATCAAAAACACCAATGTATTCACGGTATTCTGTTTCGTAGAGATCTACAAATGTACGTTCACAACGTCTACAAATAGACCTACAAATATGAATTTGAGCCAATAACTTGTTTCCCGATGGAACTACAAAATTTGTTAATTTTGGAAGAATGTCATTTAAACGATCTATGTATTTTTCAAGTTCTTGGTAATTAACTTCATCAAATCCAACTTTTTCATTCCATTTTTCAAGATGATCATCCATTGTTAAACCGAGGGGTACTTTTGTATCACTTGAATATGCAGGTGTTGCAATAAATGCACTGATATCCATGATATTAACTTGAATTTCGTAAATGTATTGACTTAGAGCAAACCATTCATAATATTTACCTGAATCAACGCCGACGTGGTCTTTATAAAACATTGCTCCAGCACCAGGTGCATTGTAAACTTGTACAGTTTCTTTTTCAAGAAGTTCCTTGTGAAAAGCTTTCACCATAGCCAAATTTGAATTTAGTTCATCGAAGTCTCCCAGAAACTTAAATATGATATTACTTTTAGATTTTCTTGAACCGGTGTACAAAGAACTCGATCCATTGTCTCCTGTTTTAGTATAGATCTTCATCTTTTATTATTATATTTACTTAAACTTTTAAGTAAGTTAATATTAATGAGGCCAATTCCGTTACTTAATATAGGCAACACATGTTATATAAATTCAGTTTTACAATGTATTCTTTATCAAAAAGAATTTCAAGAAAGTTTAATGAATTGTACAAACGATTCCGTGGTATGTAATTCACTGAGGTATCTTATTACTTTGATAAATAACAATGACCAAATTGAATTTCGTGATTTTATTAAAGAACTTCAAACATTTGTTGATTACTTCATATCTAAAAACAAGTTGTTTGTTAAATTTGAACAAAGCGATTCCCATGAATTCTTGGTTTGTTTTATTGACCTGTTAATTCAAGAAACAAAAAGAAATGACTTAATTCAAAATGAAATTAATGATTCATGGACAAACTTTTATAAAAACAATAATTCCATATTTACAAAATTATTTCATGGACAATTAAAAACAACAATAAATTGTGAATCTTGTAAAAAAAGTAAAGCGGTGTTCGAAGAATTTAATTCCATAAATTTGAACATCGATCTTGAAGGTAATTTACATACATTATTCGAAAATTATCTTACTACAGAAAAAGACGACGATCCTGATAATTTATATTTTTGTGATCATTGTAAATGTAATACAATCACCACTAAAAAAATAAGACTCAACATTCTTCCTGGAATGTTATTTATAATATTCAAAAGATATACACCTGAATCAAAAAAAACTGTTATAGAATTTCCAGACACTCTCAAAATAAAAGAATCACATACCGAAAAAATAATTGATTATTCTCTTACAGGTATAATTAATCATCTTGGAAATAATTTCAACGGACATTATATGTCAAATGTGCTTGTTGGTGAGACTTGGTATATTATAGATGACGATATGATATCAAATAAAAAATTAAAAAATAAAAGCATGAATTACATATTAATTTATTCAAGGTAACTTGTTCAAGGTAACTTGTTACCTTTGTAATAATAATTGACTCCATTAAAAAGCAACACTGAATTTAATTTTGAATAATTACCAGATTCATTTCTGTTAATTATTTTACAATTATCTGGTTTTAAATTAGGAATAACGTATCCTTTATAAAATACTCTCTTGTTTGTTAGTGCGTATCCATATTTTAACTTTTTAAAAAAATCAAGATTTTCACCTGGAATAAGTTCAATTTCATTTGATTTGTATTTCAATATTTTTCCATTTGTGTAGTACCCTGGTCTGCTATTTTCAGGATCGTTTATGGAACCAAACTTTATTTTAACGTTTGATATATTTCTTGAATTATTATTACCCATTAGATATAAAAAAACAAATTATTTTAATTTAAGATGGAATTTTTTAATAATGAAAATAATAATATTAAATTTGAAAATGAAGTACCATTTAGGTATCTACAATTTTCAAATTTAAATTGTTTAAAAAATAAGGAATACGGTAACTTCGAAATTCTTGATTCCACAAAATGTAAAATAGACACATTAAATAAAATAGATGAACGATATCGTAAGGCTGCTACACGATACCTACACGAATATGAGCTTATTCGTTTTTTTTGTAAAAAATCAGTGATATCTAGAGCTTATTTTAAAATGTATGAAATGATATATTCAAGTGAATTAATAAAAAAAATAAATTTAAATTGTTTTTTTATATGTGAAGCACCTGGTGGGTTCATAGAAGCTGTGAGTGACATTAGGCGAAAACAAAATTTAAAAACAGATTACATATCTATTAGCAAACAAAGTGAAATAAAGTATAATTATTACCTTGAACAAAATAATTTATTGGATGGAGACATCACCAATGTTAGTGTAATTGATAACACTATAAAAACTGTATTAAATAAATTTCCTGATAAATTGGATCTCATTACAGCAGATGGAGGTTTTGATGTTAAGATATTTAATGGTCAAGAAATTATAACAAATCATTTATTACTTGCAGAAATATATTTAGCTCTTAGTACACAAAAGATAAATGGTACATTTATTATTAAATTTTTTGATATGTTTACACATAACTCTATTGTAATGTACATGTTACTTTCCAATTGTTATAAATACATTAAAATAATAAAACCCAATACAAGTGTTAAGTGTAACTCTGAAAGATATTTAATATGTGAGTCATTTTTAGGAATTGGTAACAAAATGTTAGATGATCTTTACAACATTTTGGATAAATATATTTATTGTTCACCCAAAGATACCTTTGGAATATATACTATTATTTATCCTAATATAAATCCTAATATAAATCTTGGTAATCTCGACAATTTAAAGAAATTTAATAATAGTATATTACAAATTCAAGTTGAATTTATAAATGAATCTATAAAAATGGTTGAAAATAAAAATAAGTTTCTTCAAAGTATATTTTTTAAAATATTTATAGATAAAATTACAACTGATTACATTTTTTTTTACAAAAATATATTAAACTCAAGAATTAGAAAGTGTATTTCATTTTTAAAGAAACATAATATAAATACCAATCAATATGGACGATCTTATATGTAGTTTTGAAAAACTAAACTCACCGGATGAAATAGATGAGCTCATTACAAAAATAAACAACATAAGTATAGTAGATCATGATTTCGAGTGGAAACAATTAAAAACGAATTACAACCAATTGAAATATTTCAAACAAGTTTCATTGCAACTTGAAATGAAAATACTTATAAAACCTTTTTTAGCATTTATGGAAAAAATTGATGAATTAAACAGGTATTATCTTTCGGTTGTTAATTTTGATCCTGCAATATATGAATATGAATTACAAGAATCTATAATTGATATTTCAAATAAATTAAATGAATCTGTCAATACCTTTGACCCATTTAAAAAATTAGACATTGTTTTGTATACTTATAAAGTGATACTTCAATTTGTTACTACGCACACACATTTACTTTAAATATCCAAAGTAAAAGATAAAGAAAACCAGTGGAACCACCTGTGAGTATTAATAAAGCGTACATTCCCAAACGAATGTTCTTAGAACGTGTATCAGTTCCTGTACATATTTTACCGACGGCAATATAACCTATGATAATACTAACAATAGCTAAAATAAATATTGTAAGAAGACCAATTCCAGCTATAGCAGGCTCTATATTACCAGAATCTCCAAAATTTGACTTATTTAATGCCATTATTCCGTGTTTGGAGTATTGTTTTAAACCAAATTGCACACCCTTAATAAAATTCATTGTACTTTATTAAAATATTTTAATTAATAATTAATTAATAATTAATTTTCTACACATTGGACAATCGTTTTTATCTTTTTTAAACCAACGGTCTATACATTTTTTATGAAAACAGTGATTACACACCAACGTTCGTTGGTATTCATTTACTTTGAAGCAGTCCAAACAAATTGGACAGTTACTTTCCAAAATAGATGAATCCGTTTCTTTTACTTTTTTATATTTAATTTGCTTTATTTTGTTTTTTCGATATTCCTTAAATTCAGTATCACTGCCTGGACTTCCAAAACGCGTTACTATATCAAGAAAAACTATGGATGAAACATCATCAAGATCATTGTAATTAAATTCATGGTCTACAATATATCCTCCTATGGGTGGTATATTGTAGTATCTGCTACTTAAAACATTATGGTTGTTGTTATATATATGGTTGTTATTATATATATTTGTAATATTATTTACAATAGCATCGTATATAGCATGATCTAGATCCATATCTTATTTTAATACCATTATTATTATTTTTTTAAGTAAAGTATCAATTAATTATTAATTAAATGATTAATTAACACTTTTTTTTTGTTTTTTTAAAATTAATTAATTATTCGTCATCAACCTCAACTTCCTCGATTTCTTCTTCTTCTTCAATTTCTTCAACAGACTCAATAGACTCGTGATCTTCGGGATCTTCATCGGTTTTCTTAAATGCATAACCAGAAACCTTTACTTGCTTGTGAATACGAAGTTGAGTACATACCCATGTAATTCCAAAACTCCTGTTAGCAACCCAAAGCATCTGGGGCTTGAGAAGTCCAACAACGGAGTCACCCTTGTCTAGGTACAATTCATTTTGTTCATCTCCATTGGGATTCCAAAACGTTGTTAGGTATTTTCCATTGGGAAGATTCTTTTCAGGGTTTGGTTTGAGAAAGAGTATCTTAAACTTGAAAGTGTCCGAGTACTGCTCCTTCTTGGACAATTTAATTCCTGAATAATAATAGTCGCTAATGATTTCACGACTCAATTCCTTTTTAAAGAAAGTTTTGCTGTTCTTCATAGCATAATCAATTGTCATCTTGTCAACTGACTCGATGAGATCACGAAAGGACTTGATACTGCTGCTCGATTCAATTCCTTGAAAAGACACATCGAGTGATTTCTTAAAAGGATTTGTTTTATCGGTGGAAATACCAAAAGGTGCACGCATCTTGGGTGTTTGAATGAGACTTTCACTTGTTGAATCTCCAACTGTTATCTCAATGTTATAACCACCATTTGCGTTTGGTTTATGTTTGCCAAATGAAATACTGTTTACTTCGAATTTTGAAGCGGTAAGTACAGCTGAGGGCATTGTGCTTGGTTCCTTGTTACTTTTAATACCTTTATTTCTTTAAACCAGTTTATTCTACCACATTGATAGTCCAAAGGTCACTGCTTAATTTTGTAGAAACCAGGTAATCGTATGGCAAATAACCGTATCCGTTAGCTCCCCATTTTGTTCCCCAACTATTTCTAAAAATCCATTGACGTGTTGTTTCAAGATAGCCTACAATTAATATGGCATGTCCTCCTAACAAACGATCTTTTGCGAGAGGCATTGTAACAACACCTGTTTTTGAAGTTGTTGTTGATAAAAACGGTGAATATACCAAAATACCAACTACAAATGGAAAACCATCAGCCAAACATTGTTTCATTTGGTCAAGACTTTGTACAACATTTTTTGCGGCAAGTACTTGGTGGTCAAGTGCACGAGTGTAACATATCGCTGTCGGTTTTAAATTAAATTTTTTTGTATAAGGCCAATCGGTTTCTGCACATACACCGTTGTTAATAAGTGATTTTACACCATCGTAAAGATAAGCACCTGCATCGATTGCCGTTGTTTTTTCCAACACACGCTCGTTATAGTATAAAAATAACCTTGAACCCATAAATTCGGGTTTGATAAGTTGGTAAGCAGCTACCAAAGCATTTGCTGTACAACTGCCTATACTTCCTTGATCATAACACGGTGGCAATCGTTGACGTAAATCAACTGATTCAGGTAATTTAACAAGTACTTTAGATACTTTAAAATTTAAATGTTTTTGTGGAACTCTGTTTATCTTAAGATCAAATACCTTGTTGGTACACCTATGAGCAACACGTTTTTCACGAATTCCAAAGCGGAGATAATGATTAAGTGCAGCTCTTGGAGTCGTTATACCAGCTAAACTCAAGTCAGGGTAATTATGAAGGTAAATATGGGAATCAAACGAACTTGAAACTCTATTTTCGTGAATTCCAAAACGAATGTAGTGTCTTAAAGCAGCACTGTGGGTCTTTATACCAGCTGCCACCAGATCCGGATTTTCCTTAAGATAATTTTCTAAAAAAGAATTCATTTATAATTTTACGCAATATTTTTATTTTTATTGACATCTTTTGGTTATTATTAAAACTTACTTAAAGAATAATTGAGTTATATTATTATAACAAACACAAATGAGCGCCGCCGATATTGAAACCGTTCCAATTACCAAGGATTCTTCAAGCGATCAGCTTAAAGCAATTCTAAGTTCTCTTAATGAGCAAGCAGCCCAGACAAAGAATCTTATTAACACTGTGAAGAGTATTCTCAAGGACGTAGATCGCCAGTCCAAAGAGCTCGATAAGTACAAGAATAAGAAGTCAAGGAATTCGATCCAGCGCAAGGAGTCAAGTTTGCCATCTGGTATTACCAAGCCCGTTGCTATTTCGAATGAGCTTGCGATCTTTTTGGGAGTAGCTCCTGGAACTTTGGTGCCACGTAATGAGGTAACAAAGGGAGTATCTGCATTTATTCGTAGCAATAACTTGTCAGACCCTGAAAACAAGCAGAAGTTTATTTTGGACAAGACACCTGAGGGTATTCGTCTCAAGACTCTCCTTGGAAACCCAGAGGAAACCGTTACCTATTTTAACCTCCAGAGGTACCTCAAGCATCATTACATTCTCGCCGATAAACCTGCACCAGTTGTTGTAGCACCTGTCACTGAATCTCCTGAGCCAGAGACACCAAAGGTAAAGAAGATTGTAAAGGTTGTTAAGAAGAAGACAGCTGAGCTTACTGAAGAGTGACTTGCCGTTTATAATGAGCTCTTAAAAACTCATTTACCAGATACAGCTACAATGTTGGCGAATTGTTACTTCAACAAATTGAAATATCGTTGTGGATATCATCCCGAAATTGAAAAAGTAATATCAAAATACTTTTAAAAGAAATTATTTTAAATTAAGTTAACTATTAAGTTAATTTAAAACAATTTTAAAAAACAATTTTAAGAAAGTACATTCAAAGTTGGATACAACGTTCCATCAATTGGATTTAGTGCAGCCTGACGATTGTAGTCGCCTGTATAAGATTCCCAACGAGAAACCAAACGTGGATTTACTTTGTTGTCTACTACCTTTCCGTATGGAATATCACCCTCTGTTATACAGAGATTCTTGTATTTTACAGTATTGGGATAAGTAATTTCACAGTTATCTACGGGAGACATTTGTCCAGGTGAACTTTCAAGTTTTAAGTTGTCTTCTGGCTTGTAATTGTCTCCATAAGGTATACCAATTGTTCCATTTATCAAAGCAAGTCCGTTTTGGACTTCGCTATTTTGATAGGCCGCTGAATAAACTAAAGGTTCAGCTTCATCGGTTGGTTTAAAGTTTGTTTGGTTACCTGTATTTTTTATTCTAATTATTCTACCATTACCAGAATCACCACGGTTAGCTAAATTTGATTCAGCGTATGCACTTGGAATTGAGTAATTCGTTAACAGGGGTCCAGGTTTTGTTGGATAAAATGAATTGCTGTCTTTCTTAGACATTGAATATCCCGAACCCGTTGGATAGATATTCGCAAAACCAGTTTCTTCACGTACAACAGGTTTTGCTAATGGAATATCACCAGGTGGTGGTATATTCAATGGAATTTTTGTAGGAGAACTTAATGGTGGAAGTTTCATTGGGTATTCGGTTTTCGTTATAGGTCCTCCAGAAATTGTATCATTAAAGGAAGATTTTGTTAGAATAACAACTGCAGCAATTAATGCTATTAATATCAACGGTAAATATTTATTCATTTAACTTTAATTATTATTTTTATTTTTATTTTAATTAAATAATATTCTAATATCGAAAAGAGTAAACCAATTTGGAATTGTATTTTTCCATTTGGCAAAATACTTTTTATGTATCTTATAGTACATACGGTAACTTACTATTGTATCTGTATACATAGAATCAACTGGCATACACAGTGGAATATCGGTCATGCCAATTGATTGAAAATATTTATTTTTGCTAAAACGTTGATCTGGCTTGTAATTGACAATTTTTTTAAAGGATGGAATGTTATTTCTTAAAAAGGGTAAATGTTCATTGCATTTATGTACCTTACGGTAACGTAATGTATACTCACGTGACAACTCGTTAGCAAGTTCGACGGTGTAGTTGTAATTTGCTTCGCATACAGAAACCCAAATACACATTGGATGTTTAATGTTACTTATTGGTTTATAAGCACCGGTTGGTAATGTAGACTCTTGAATGTAATGAGCACTGTAAAGTAATTGAACAAGTTCTAAAATCATTTTTACCACGTGTTTGTCACAGTGGTATTGTGCACATTTACTTGGAGAAATGTCCAAAAAGAATATGTTCATCTTTTTTGAAAACAAAATGTACTATTTAAAAATGATATCTCCAGTTGGTCTAGTGTAATTTCTTTTTTGTAATTTTCAGTATAACGATAAATTTGGAAAATCGATTCAAAAGGAATTATATTGCTTTCTATAGGTACAAATGATTTTTTGTATTTTTCAAAAATATTAAGGTTTACTGGAAATAAATTGTATTCTGCTGCAATTTTGTTGAGTACGTTGAAGTCTACAAGATACTCTGTAGATACACCCATAGTATTGAAATAATTTGTTTTGTCGTAAGTGTCATTAATTGTAAAGGTGTATTTATTACCAAAGGGACTTTTCAATTTTAAAGGATATTCTCTAGTTATGCTGTACAATTTTCTATCAATTGACTTCGACGTTCCAAGGTATTCTTTTACCTTAACGGAATCCATTGTTGTTCCAAAAAAGTACCCACCTTTCTTTAGTGAATTCGAAACAAGAATGAGTACATTTCTAAGAGCAGTTTCTGTACTGAAGTAGTAATGCAAAGCAAATTGACAACTTACCAGAGAGTATTCTTTTTTGAAACTTTTAATTTTAGAAAATAATTCATTGGATGGTTGTGCAGCATCTCCAACTTCAAATTGAACATTAACGTTGTATCCCTTGAGGTTTTTAAGACGTTCTTTGGCTCCTGGATTTTCTGGATCAGTAGAATTTATTGATTCATATGAAATGTCAAATGCAAAAACATCAGTGAGTCCCGCTTTTTTCCATTTCATGAGGTCTCCTCCACGACCTGTTGAAATGTCTAGTAAACTTTTATTACCATTATTTAAATTAATGTTAATTAACATTAACTTAATCCAATTGTGAAAGTCTCTCATTTGAATAACCGTACTTTCATTTCTTCTAAGTTTAACGATTTTTTGATATCCAGGGTTTTCTTTTATAAAACGATCTTTTACATTTGATTCTTCCAAACAACTTATCAAATTTGATATGTTAAGTTCGATAAGTCGGTCTTTGAGATCCATATTATTAATTAATAATATTTTTGTTTTAAGGTTAATGTTATTTTGTATTTTTTCAAAGGTACATTCCAAATGGAGGTGGTTCTTCTGGTTGTTTTTTACTACATTTCAATAATTCAGCTGCCAAACGAATATCGGTTATATTTAATACTTTTTTAAAACGTTTCTTTTTACCAAATACTCTACGGGAATGACATATTTTAGCTTTATCGAATAACAATAGAGTGTCTCCTCCATTGTTTTCAAAAATTGAAGAATATTCATTGAATAAATCTTCAATTGTTTTGTAATTGTTTGCGCATAATTCTAGATCTAATGACCATTTATTTTCAATAACTTGATATACAAAAATATCTTTTAAGTTGGTAATGGAATATTTCGAAATGTCGTAATTCCAAGGAAAACGTCGAGCGAGACCCTTGTTCATAGAGAAAAAATACTTATCAAGATCTTCACGATAACCCGCTATTATTAAAATGAAGTCTTCAGTGTTCTCTGACAGAAATTTATTTATAGTGTCAATGCATTCTTTAGAATAACCTGTTCCTGATTCATCAGTATTACCACCCAAAGAGTAAGCTTCATCTATAAATAATACACCTCCAATAGATTCTTTTAATACTTTTATAGTTTTTAACGCAGTTTGACCAACATATCCAGCTATGAGGTCTGATCGACTAACCAGTTTAAACGAACCAGTACTTAAATAACCTAGAGAACAATAAACTTCGGCGAGTATTTTTCCAAGAGTCGTTTTTCCAACACCAGGTGGACCAGTTAAACAAGTATGCATCATTTCATTTGTATTTAATCCCTGAGCATAAAAAAGAATTTGATCTACTATATTCTTTTTTATGAAATCCATTCCAATAAGATCATTCAATTTTTTTAATGAACTTATCGAATAAACCAAATGTTCCATATCCACATTGTAAGGAGTTTTTTGAACCCTGTCAGTGTCAGTTTTTTGTCTTTTTCTAGAATCTTTATACTCGGTTACCTTTTTTATAAGATCCCCCAGATCATTAAACGTTATTTCTTGTTCCATGTTTATTAATGAATGGATTCTTTTTTTAAATAATATTAAAAAAACATAAATTAATTAATCCTAAAGGTAATTAAATAATTTATGTAAAATGGACCTCTTAGCTGGTTACCTCGATCTTGAGATCGACGACGTTATCAATCGAACAAATGTTATCGAAAAAAAAATGAAAAGATATATAATTGATTGCAATACAAAAGAAACTAATAAAACTAATTTAATATCACGTGACATTAATATCATTGCAGAAATTGCTAAGAATTGCAGAAATAATCTTAATTTAATATCTCAAGACCGATTGCTTGAAATAATAATACTTTATTATTACATCATGGATATTTTACATTCTAATTATAACACAGGCGACATTGGAGATTACTTCGAAATTTTTAATTTTACTGAAATTTTGTTGAAGTATTTATCTTTTTTTAGCAAACCGTATGTTAATTCTCAACTGATTCATTAAATGTTTTTTTTTCATTTAAATGTTTTTTTCATTTAGATATTTTTTTCATTTATATATTTTTTTCATTTATATATTTTTCAATAAGTTCTTGTTCACCTTCGGGTGTTACAAATCTTTTGGCCAGTGCTATTTTTAAAGGATCGGGTTCTTGTACCAGGTTACCTGGTATTCTTCCTGAGTATTCACAGTCAAAGTTTTCTTTGTATTGTATTACCATTATTAAACAAAAAGTTAAAATAATACCCACTAAATAATTTTTGAGCATTTAATATTAATTATTATTTAAATATTTTAGTTAATTAAATGAATTACAAGGGTCAAGACATAACAAATAATCAATTAAGTTACGACTTGGTATATAGAGATATAATTATTAATTACGCTCCATATGATCCAGGTCAAGTAAGTAGTTATTCAGTGTATTTAAATTTTGAATTTAACAAGATTTACAAAGCTGAATTAATTTGTGGAACAGTTCATTTTAATGGAATAGATATACCAGCTAGTGTTAAAAACAGTACCTTGTTAGTGAACATTCCACAACTCAATGGAAACTCTGTGAATGTTGCAAATGAAATAAATAATTCATTGTATGTTTCTAATAAAATATTTTGTCAAATTCCAGATAATTATACTCCTTTAGGTGGTGGAAATGGAGCTGTACCAACCCCTGCTAATAGTATTTCTACATTTGTAAACAATTCACCTTATTCAGCTGTTCAGTTTTACAATCCACCGTTATCAAATGTTAATGTTCTTGATATATCTATTTTAGATATTTATGGAAACAATCTGTTAAATCTTAAAGAAAATTTCGTAGACTCTTTTTATTTTACATTTAGAATATATTATTTCATTAAAAGAAATGATACCACTTCTTTTTCTGTTCCCGTGATATCAAATTACATTCTCCAATGAATTCCAATTTTTGAAAGTGGTCGTGGATTCATTTGAGGTGCTCTTCCAAATGGTGTTTGAGTGTAATGTTCATTTGATTGTATTTGAGTATTGTAATTGTATAATTGGTCACTAAAGTTACTTTGATTCAATGAATTGTTTGTTCCAAATGGACAAAGTACTTTACCTCGTAGGGGGTCGTGTGCAACAATGTAATTATTGAAAACTCTAGTTGATACAACATTTGAGCAATTTGCACAATTTGATGGATCATTACCACAAATAGTATAAATAGAATCTGGAATATAATCTGGTTTATAATCTAAATTATAATTATTCATTGTTAATTAATAAAATTATTTTAATTCATTAATTAATTCATCAATTACATTTGACCAATTACGTGATTTTTTTTGTCTAAACAGTTTCAAATTTGGATACCACTTTGTGGTTGGGTCATTTCTAGTCCATCTCCAATCACATCCCAAAGATAACATAACGTAACAATTTATATCCATGGTTCCTGCAATATGAACTAGAGACGTATCTGTTGAAACCACAAGGTCAACCTTTTTTAAAAGTGCTATAGTTTCTTTGAAGCAGTCTGGTCCATTGTCAAGGTTTAAAATATTTACATTGTATTTTCTAAGAATCGAAAGTTCTTCTTTTGAAATTTCTTTTTGTACTGTTATCCAGTTGATACCTTTTAATTTTAAAAGTGGAACAATGTATTCGATGTCCATTCCACGATTAAACTTTTCTTGTTTATTTTCATAATTACCGTGCCAATTTATTATTATATTTTTTTTGTTTGTATCTAAGGAAATGTTACTTTGATTTAAAAAGTTTTTGAGATAGTAATTGGGATATATTTCATTGTAATTTAAATCTAAAAAAAATGGCAATGTAAAAAAATTTATGTGGTAATCGAAATGACCAAGAGTATTACGTTGTGAATCTTTGATTATCTTAAGATTCTCGTATTTGAAAACTTGATTAAAGATCCAATACAACGAATCTGTGATGACCAAAATGATAGTATTATCTTTATAATCTTCACACAACTTTTGTAAAAATCGTGCATACATTATTTTATCACCGATTCCACCACTGGTATATATAAGAAGACTCTTACCTCGGTCATTTTCTTTAAAAAAACACATGTTTTCCGGACATATATTTAATTGTTCAACATTAACAACTTGGTAAGAATGTATATATTTTTTTGCGGACAAGTAATCTAGGTGTTCCAAAAAATAAATGAAGTATATTTTAGAAACATGTTTACGTTTGGCATCATCCAATTTCAAAGTCATTATTTCATGTAATTTATGAATGTATTCATTTTTAATATTTAATACACTACAAGCAACTTCATAACTTGCATACACATCAACTAAGAAGTCATTTAATTCAAAATTGGAGTATTTTTTACATAGTTTTTTTAGTATTTTACAAGAATCTGCGAAGAGTCCATTTAGATAACACTTAACTGATTTATTATACTCATTTAGATCGATTTGTTGTTCTTTCAAAATGGATTTTCGTTCGTTTAATGAACTTATTTCTAGATTCCACTTTGGATCAGTTTTTTCTAATTTTTTAAGAATATGTAACCGTTTATTGATATTTAAAATGTCAACACAAAATTGATTATTAACTTCTATTTTCATTTGTTTTATTTCAACCATTGTCATTGTTTCAATGGTATTCATATTAAAGTATTTAAACAATTAAAAATAATATATTTAACGATAATGTCTAATAGGGTTTTGAATAATTTTACAAGCTTGTTGGGCAGTATGTCTAATAGTGATAATAAAATCACTCACCTTCATTATTCTGGAATATACAGAAATGGAAAAAAAATTTACTTAGGGTCAAATCATTTTAGGAGTACCTATAATGGAGAATGTATCTGCTTTTCAACTCATGCTGAAATGGATGTTCTACATAAACTACTCAAAGATTATACTCAACAACCATTTAAGGATGTGATAAAACTAAAAAACTGTTGTATCATTGTTGCTCGTGTTACAAAGGATGGTACTATTAGAAATAGTAGACCTTGTAATAACTGTTTAGATATGATGAGTAAGTACAACATAAAAAATATTATTTATTCTACAGACGATGGATTCTTCATTGTTGATAAACCACAAAATATGGAAAAGTTGCATAGTTCTTCTGGGTGGAATACATTTAAGGATCCAAGTCGTTTAAATAAACCAAAGAAAATACCGGTTTAGATTAATGGACCCTCGCCCAAGGTGGTTGATAAGAAATCCAAATGACATAGTCAAAAAAAAATACATTATTTTAAAATAAAAAAATATTACTATATATTAATATGTTTGTATGTTATTTTGAAATAACCACTGAAAATACCCGAATACATTTACCGATACGTGGTAATGATATTAAAGTATCATGGGGGAATGAAAGTGTGAGTAATGTGAGCCATATATACAGTATTACCGGGTTATATAAAGTTACAATAGAAGGAATTACTTCGTTTGGAAATGGGCATAATACTTGGCAAGGTGTTGAAAATTTGATATCTGTTAGTGATTTTGGAAATGATATTACAAACTTGTCTGGTGCATTTAATGGAGCTATAAATTTAGAATCAGTTCCTAACAAGTTACCGAGTACTCTTACAAATTTGTCATTTATGTTTTATGAAGCATCTAAATTTAATGAAAAATTAATGTGGAACATTAGTTCGGTTACTGATTTAAGTTATATGTTTTATGGAGCTAGTTCTTTTAATCAAAATTTATCCCAGTGGAACTTTGAAAATGTTGAAAAAGTAGATGAAATGTTATGTTATTCTGGATTGTCTACTGACAACTTTAATAAATTATTAAAGTCTTTAAGTAACCAAAATTTACATAGAAATTTATATTTGGGAGCTGACAAGTTGTCTTATGATTCTAGAGTAGACCAACATATCAAAATATTAAAATCAAACTTTAATTTTAATATTAAAAATGCAAAGAAAAAAATACTTCAACTGCAGTTTGATATAATCAAAAAAAATACTTTTGTACGTTTACCATTGCATGGACCAGAGTTTCAAGTTGCTGTTACTTGGGGAGATGAAAGTGATAATCTTTACGACGTTGTTAACGAAGATAAGTTGTACCATACTTATAAAATTACTGGTCAATTTACAGTTATTATCTACGAAGTTAGTGGAAGTTATGTTGCTTTTGGTAAAGGTCAAGATTCTTGGGAAGGTGTTGATCGTTTAGTTTATGTTAATTTTATAAGTAATCTTATTACAAATTTATCTGGTGCATTTAATGGAGCTATTAATTTAAAAGATATTAATATTAATGATTTACCGACTGATGTTACCGATGCTTCTTATATATTTGCAAATACAGGTGACATTATAAATGTTAATGATTGGTATTCAAAAATTAAAATAACGAATTCATCTGGTATGTATAAAAACAGTAAGTATAATAAACCACTTGCAAGTAATTTATTATCAAATGTTACTGATGCTACTGAGATGTTTATGGGAAATCAATATTTTAATCAAAATATAAGTCATTTAAAATTGAAAGACGGAATTATTCTTAATAGTTTTTTAGAATCAGCTACTGCTTTTAATAATGGACAATCTGGAAATTCATTAAATTGGGGAAATAATCGACCAAGCTCTCTTGTTAGATTTTTAAAAAACGCAGAATCATTTAGTCAAATAATTAATATAGATACAAGTTCTGTTACCGATATGACAGAAGCTTTGTATAACGCCAAACTTGTGAATCAAGACCTAGGACAGTGGAATATTCGTAATGTAACTGATATGACAGGTATGTTAAGTTTTTCTGGACTCTCTGTTAATAATTATGACTCTACTTTAGTAGGTTGGTCTGGACAACTTGATATTCCTCTCAAAATGACTTTTAAGCTTCAACGGGGTGTAAGCCTTGGTGCCGAAGGATTATTTTACTCCAAGAAAGGAAAAGTTGGAAGAGACATCCTTATTGATCAATTTAATTGGAATATATATGGTGATACTTTAATTGATGTAGTATGTTACTCTAAAGGAACTCGTATTCTGTGTGAACATGGATACGTTCCAATAGAACAATTAAAAGTTGGAATGTTAGTTAAAACTTATAAACATGGACTTCGTGAAATAGAACTCGTTGGTAAAGGTTCGTTCATTAACGATCCCAGCAATTGGAAACGATGTATGTACCTTTTACCAAAATCTGGTGAAATGACCGATGATCTTGTAGTTACAGGTGGACATGGTATTTTGGAAAAAATGCCACAGAATCACATTGTTTTAACTGACCAAGATTGGTTTTTTAATAATAAGAAGTATAGTGTGATTGACGGAATGTACGTTTCAAGAGCTGCGTTTAATTATAAATTTAAGAAAATTGAATCTAATGATTTCTTTGAATATTATCACATTGCTTTGAAAAGTAATAGCAAATGGAGTCGTTATGGTATATGGGCTAATGGTGTTTTAAGCGAATCGACTTTTAAACACGACATCGATGACAAAATGGAACCTGTTCTTTAATTGATAATTTTATTGTTAATTTTAAAATTAAAATTTTGTTAATGAAGATTATCGTTTAATTTGATTTTAAATTATGTAATATTCTTTTTTACTTTGTTTGTTAAGATTGTAATTATTTAGTGATTCAAAAATTTTTTTTGCATGGGAGTCTTTATTGATTTTTTCTTTTATTTGTTCAAATTCTTCTTCCGTGAATGGATTATATAAATAGAATTCTGGAAAAACATCGTTTAGTATTTCTATAAGGTATGTCATGTCATCTTCTGGTAATTCTGTGAGGTCGTAATATACCTTTTTTATTTTTTGTAATTTGAAACATTTTACTTCACGGCACACCTCGCAAGAATTTTTAATTGTTACCCATTTTGAAAAACAACCGTTGCAACACGATTCTTTGCAATTGTTTAAAAAAAAGGTATTCATTTTATTAATTGGGTTCATGGAACCCTAAGGTTAAGTATATCATTCTTCGCAGTATACCATTTTTTTGTGAAGTGTACTTATTTCATTAATTTTTGAAATGATTTCTATATTTTGGAATGTACAAATTCCATAGTAAAAATTATTTTCAAGGTATAAATTTACAATTACAATTTGACCGTTGTCTTTTATAAATTTGAATAAATTTTCTTGTTTTTCAAGAAATTTTACTTTAAAAACTGAATAAATGTTGTATATATAGTAATATTTGTCATATCTAAAACATCTATTCTTTATTTTTATGTTATTTGGTTTAAATACGTATTCTATCAAAGCCATGTTGAGATAGTAATCATTTTCGCAGTCGACCATAGTTCCTGAAAACATTTTTAAATAAGTTATTTCAATTGCTTTAAGAATAATTATTTTTTGTTTTTTTAAAAATAAATATAATTGTTAATTTTATAATGACCACAATTATAAAATTAAAATTTATTATTACAGGAGATGATATGCCCCCTTATGAAGTAAAATTACCTATAACAGGTTCTAGCTTACATGTTACTGTCAATTGGGGAGACTCTGTTATCAACAATTCTTTACAACACGTATTTGGTACTACAGGTACATACACTGTTACTGTAACATTGGATTCTGGAACTTATACACATTTTGGAAAAAATGTTGAAGGTGAATTGTGGGATGGCTTGGATCTTTTAACTGAAGTTATTGAATGGGGACCCGGTTTTAAAAGTTTTAAATATGCTTTTTACGGTTGTATACAGTTGACCAATGTACCAAACTATTTACCAACTGGTCTAACTGATACTTCATATATGTTTTATGACTGTGTTGTCTTTAATGATAACAGTATATCTTCTTGGAACACTGGTAACGTTAAGGATATGGAAGGTATGTTTTATATGACAAATTCACATGGTCAAGTACCTGCGTTTAATGTTGATTTAAGCACATGGAATGTTTCAAGTGTTACTAACATGAACCAAATGTTTTTTGGATGTACTAATTTTAATCAATCTGTGAGTAACTGGAATGTTTCAAATGTTACTGGTATGAGAGAAATTTTTGCTGATTGTAAAAAATTCAATAATGGTGATTTACCTGGACAATCGAATCATTCATTAAATAACTGGGTTTTAACAAATCTTGAGGGAAGCTCTAATTTTTTTTCTGGTTGTGAATCATTTAACCAAGATGTTAATTGGACTTTTGGTGATAAAATAACTTTTTTTATGGGTATGTTTGCACGTACTAAACTTTTTAATAGAAATCTTAATTACTGGGTGTTTCCACCAAGTCTTAAAAATATTAGTTATATGTTCGAAAAAGCTGAAGGGTTTAATAACGGAGAACCACCAGGTGAATCAAACAGTCCATTAATGTGGAATACTCAAAACATTAAATACACTGTACATCTTTTTAAAGAAACTAAGGCATTTAATCAACCATTACCTTGGAATACCCAAAATGTAACAAACATGAGTTGTATGTTTAATCGAAATATATCTTTTAATCAACCACTTAATGATTGGGACGTTTCAAATGTTACTGAAATGGAATTTATGTTTTCTAATGCAAAAAAATTTAATCAATCATTAGCAAATTGGAATATAACCAGTCTAATACCTGAAGTGTTGTATATAAATCTAGATGATATACCAATTTACAGTATGACAGATATGTTAAATAATTGTGGTATGGACATCGATAATTATAATAATACTTTACAAGGTTGGAGTCAACAAAATTTCAAACACGGTTTACATCTCGGTGCTAAGGGTCTTTATTATACCAATAAAGTTGCTCACGATATTCTTACCAATAAATACGGTTGGATCATTACGGGTGATACCTTTACTGAACCAGTTTGTTACTCTCGTGGAACCAAGATTCTTTGTGATACAGGTTATATCCCTGTCGAAGAACTCGAACCCGGTACACTTGTTAAAACCCATGGTCACGGGTATCGTGAAGTTGAACTCATGGGTAAAGGTTCGTTCCGCAATGATCAAAGTAACTGGAAACGGTGTATGTACCGATTACCCAAGAAGGGATCGATGACCGATGATCTCATCGTTACAGGTGGGCATGGTATACTTAAACAACGACTAAGTTCACTTGAGATAGAACGAGATCGTTACTGGTACTCAAAGTGTGGAAAACATGCCAAGATCGACAATATGTACCTCGTGAGGGCTGGAAAGTCACCTGAATTTAAGAAGGTCACCACTGATGACGTTTACGAGTATTACCACTTTAGCTTAAAAGGTCCATCAAACCGAAGATACCCAGTTTGGGCAAATGGTGTTTTAACGGAAAGTGCTTTTAAGAAGGATATTAAAGAAATAATATAATTAGTAGTAATGATTACTATTAATAAAGCAAAGAATTCTTTATTACCAATTGTATGTGCAACATTATTAAAAAAAGGTAAATACATTTTTAATAATGTAAGAATGATTGATGACTTAAAAATAATACTTCAACTGATTATTCAATTTAATGTTAAATATTATTTTAAAAAGAGTAATTTGATTATTGATACAACCAGAATTACAATTCCAAATAAATTACATTACCGTGAAAACACACGGGCGTCGTATTATTTGATAGGTAGTACAATTCATTATAATAATTGTTCTTTTTACTTTGGTAATGGATGTGATATACATCACGAATCACGAAAAATAAATTATCACCTTGATTTAATTACATTAAGCGGAAAAGAATACACAATTATTAATGGTATGTTAACGGTAACAGGTACTTTTACAAACAAAAATGTATATTATCGTTTTCAAAAACCAAGTGTAGGTGCTACTATAAATGCAATACTATTATTCTGTAAACTAAAAATATCAAGTATATTTGATAATTATGCAAAAGATCCTTATATTTTTGATGTAATCAAATTTATTAGAAAGTTAGGTTTTTATGTATACTACAATGAGACATATATTGTATTAAATGGTAACAAAACAACAAATATTAACAAAGTAGTGTATCACAATGTTATACCAGATCCAATAGAAACATTGTCATATATTATTTTATCTGCTATAACCTTACCAAATAATACTATTTCGTGGTACACAATAAAAAATGTAAAAATCAAAAATTTAGGTGAATCTTTGAATCTTTTGAATGAAATTGGTATAACTTTAGTACGTTCAAAAAAACAAGGGTCTTTTTTTATTAAAAAAAATGTATTAAAACCATTTGTTATTGAAACGGGTTATTTTCCAAAAGTGTATACAGATGCTCAACCTTTTTTTTGTATACTTGCTTTGTTTATTGGTGGTTGTACAATAACTGAAACAATATGGGACAATCGATTTAATTATATTCATGAAATTAATAAATTAGGTTATGATATTAAATTAAATAATAATGTTGTCCAAGTAAGTTCTGTTAAAAAAACAAATATTGAAAATTACATTTTTAACTGTACAGACTTGCGAGGAGGAATGGCAGTTTATATGTTATTAAAATTATCTAAAAAACCATTTAAAATGAATAATGAACACATTATCAAAAGAGGATATTACAATTATAAACAAAATGTTAAAAAAATAATTAATAACAACTTTTTCATATACACAAATTACCGTGTTAAAAATCACAGTAATATCAAAATAGGTGGAAAAAGTAAATACTTTTGCGAACTGAATGATGTAATTGAATTGAAGTATTTAAAATACTTTGACCGTTTTAAGGTAATTGGTACTGGATGTAATATTTATTTTGATAAATACTATCCAGGTATGATTATTAAAAATAATTTAACTGGTATAACATTAATTGAAGATACCACCGATTATTTAAAAGTAAAAGCTATGTCAGGAACATTATTAATGGATCTTGTTACTTATTGTTATAATTATTCTGCAGATCTGTCAAAGTTAGCTGGAATACCTGGAACTATTGGAGGAGCTGTGTATGGAAATGTTGGAGCGTATAATATGGAAATATCTAACTTTGTAATTGAATGTGAATTATTTAACAATAAATTAACTGACTTGGATTTTGAATACAGGTCTTCGATATTCAAAAAAAATAAACTAAACGATATTATAATTTCAGTTACATTTTGTGTTAAAAAGGGTATAAACATAAAAGAAAGTATAACAAATATTCTTGAAATTAGAAACAAAAAGTTCAATTACTCAAATACACTTGGGTGTATATTTAAAAACAATAAAGACTATTATGCTTGGCAGATGATAGATATGTTAAATTTACGGGGTAAAATAATAAATAATATACACATTTTAGAAAACCATCCTAATATATTTGTTAATGTTGGTAATGCAAGTGTAAATGACCTAAAAAAATTAATAAATAGAATAATTAATGAACTCAAAGATAAAAAAATAATTATTGAACAAGAAATTGAAATAATAAAAGATGAACGTTTCTTTAATAATTCCGTATTATAAAAAATACAACGAGTTTCAAAAGAGTCTTGAATTTAATAAATGTCAGTATTCACTAGCTCAAGAAGTTATTTTAATTGTAGATCACCCTGTTGTTGAAGGATTTTCATTTTTTAAAAAAAATTATCCAGAGATTAATTTTAGAATATTTGTTAATCAAACTGAACATTCTTGGAGAAATCCCAGTGTAGTTATTAACTTTGGAATATCACAATGTAAAAGCAATTATTGTATAATTATTTCTCCAGAAACAATACTTCTCGAACCTAATTCAATAAAATTACTAATCGAAAATACCAATGAAAATAATTTTTCAGTTGGTAGAATCATTTTTTTAAGAAATGATCTAAATTTTGAAAATAATAGCTTTATAAATAAACCACTCGAGATAAACTGTGAACTTTTAAAATTATTTAAGTACAGAAATACTAGAAAACACTACATTATTGGACCAGTTTATTATGGTAGTATATGTTGTTCTAAAAAAAATCTTAATAAAGTAAATAATTATACAGAAGATTTCACAAATTGGGGAGGAGAAGACGATGACATTAGAAATAAATTAATAAAATCAGGAATAACTTGCAATAAAATTCCCGAAGTTTGTTTACTTCATGTAGAAACACCCGACGAATTTGAGAATAGGTTTAAGATTAATTCAAAAAAAAATAATGATAATATAATAAACAACTTTGTTGAAATAGTATGAAAAAAGTTCCAATTATTTTATTAACACAATGTTACAATGAAGAAAAAAATATAAAAGAATTTTTAGAAAATGTATCAACATTTGTAGATGGTATTATTGTACTTGATGATGGTTCCACTGATAATTCATGGAATTTATTAAATCATGAAAAGATATTATTAAAATTTAAAAAAAAACGGTCAAATTTTAATGACTTGGAAAATAGAAATTTACTGTTACACTTATTACAAGAAAATTTTATTAAAAAAGGTTTTGATATACAATGGATAATATGGTTAGACTTTGATGAAAGAATTTATGGAACTGTTGAATATCAACTTTCACTGAGAAACAAGTTATTATCAAGTAACGGTGTCAAACAATTTTATCTTTTTATGGTTCACATGTGGGACAACGAAAATTATAACAGTACTTATCCAGGTTCTTATAAAGGTATTCAAAATCATTTAAGAATCATAAGAAATGATCCAACGTTAAAATACAAAATACAATCAAATCAAAAATTACATTTTAAATTAACGTTTTATACAAATGAACCCGAACATCCTTTTCCAATGTTAGTAAAACACCTAGGAAGAAACTCACCTGAACTGCGACTATCTAAATACAACTTGTACACTAAAATATATGACCTAGATCATGATCAAAAAGAATATAATCATTTTATAAATGAACCTAAACTAACCAATTTTGAATCAGTTGTTGACATAATTATTAGAAGAATCAACAAATACTGAGCTTTTTTAATTGTTCTAAATTATTCTTTTGAGATATTCTGTAAAGTCTTAGAAAATAACGATGAAGTGTAGAATCGGTGTTTAATGTGCTTACTATATTATATTTATACACATAACTTTTAACATTTTTATATAAATAAATATCAGCTTCTTCAAAAGATTCATTTTTATTTAAAATGTTAGTGATACCTTTTTTCGATATTATATAACAGACTGCTCCTGTGAATTTGTTTCCTTTCTTACGTTCATAGTTCCAGTTTATATAATTGTTGTCTTCAGTTATCAATTCATTTTTATAAACCGATAGTATGTCAAATTCAGGAGCATTTTTGATAATTGTTTGTAAATCTAACAAGTAACTAATATTATCAAAAATAACGTCGTCTTCACATATCATGAAATAATCACCTGGTTTGTTAAGTAAGTATTTTATTGCCTTGAGATGTGACATTGTACAACACTTCAAAGGATTTATATTTTCTGTTTGAGAATCTATAGCTTCTATTCTAATATTTGGCACATCAATTTCTTTTAAGGTAGTTTCCATATGTTTACGACGTTCAATACTTCTATCCAAATTAATCCATAAAATAAGTGATATTCCATTTATTTTATTCATTAATTATTAATATTAATTTATTTTTTTAATTATTTTTAAGTTTTTCATTTTCAATCGTTAATTTAAAAAAAAATGTTGCTAAAGAGTACAAATGTCCACAGAACCGTTCGATCCGCACAATAACAGTTCAAGACTCAATCGGTTTCAAGGTGATATAGCGTTAAAAATTAAAAATAAAATTAATAATGGTTATGTTGAAATTTTAAGTGTTGCTGTTTCACCAAATGGTCAGTATGTTTATGCTGGTGGGCAGTTCCTTGGAATGCTTAATGGTCACCAATCGGTTGGTAGTGATTATTCAGGGTTTGTAGTTAAGTACTCTGCAGACCTTACAGGTGTTCCAAATTATCAATTTGTTGTTGCAACCGGGGATTCCATTGTTCGGTCATTGATTTGTGATCCTAACGGTCATGTTTATGCTGGTGGTAGATTCAAGGGAACACTTGATGATCACCAATCTGCTTATGGTGGTAATATTTTTTCAGGGTTTGTAATTAAGTACTCTGCAGACTTTACCGGTATTACGGGTTATCAATTTGTTGATGCAACCGGTGATTCCTATATCAGTTCATTAATTTGTGATAACGGTCACGTTTATGCTGGTGGTAGTTTCGATGGAACACTTGATGGTCACCAATCTGCTGCTGGTGGTTCAGGGTTTGTAGTTAAGTACTCTGCAGACTTTACCGGTATTACGGATTATCAAGTTGTTGTTGCAACCGGTAGATCCGGTGTCAATTCATTAATTTGTGATAACGGTCACGTTTATGCTGGTGGTAGTTTCAAGGGAACACTTGGTAGTCACCAATCTGCTAGTGGTGGTAGTCGTGATTCAGGGTTTGTAGTTAAGTACTCTGCAGACTTTACCGCCGGTATTACGGATTATCAATTTGTTGTTGCAACCCGTAGATCCTTTGTTCTGTCATTAATTTGTGATAACGGTCACGTTTATGCTGGTGGTTATTTCTATGGAATGCTTGATAGTCACCAATCTGCTAGTGGTGGTAATGATAATTCAGGGTTTGTAGTTAAGTACTCTGCAAACTTTGACAATCCAGTTTATCAATTTGTTGATCCAATTTCCGTTGTCTATTCATTAATTTGTGATCTTAACGGTTACATTTATGCTGGTGGTGAGTTCTATGGAACACTTGATGGTCACCAATCTATTGGCAACGGTCCAGGGTTTGTAGTTAAGTACTCTGCAGACTTTACCGGTATTACGGATTATCAAATTGTTGATCCAACCGGGGATTCCAGTGTCAGTTCATTAATTTGTGACGGTAACGGTTACGTTTACGCTGGTGGTAGTTTCAATGGAACACTTGATGATCACCAATCGGTTGGCGATAATTCAGGGTTTGTAGTTAAGTACTCGGGTGATCTTACCCGTATTACGGATTATCGATATGTTGATATAGACTCGAACGGGCCAGCAGCGTGTTTTGGAAGGGGTGTCAGGGTTCTTACCGACCGTGGGTACCAGGCCATTGAACTGGTCAAACCCGGTCAGCTGATCGAAACTCACCTTCACGGATTGGTTCCCG